CTGTTCATACCTGGGCTACGAGTCAAGGGTATGAGTACGAAGAGGTTGAAGAAATTATCTACTCCATAGCATCCACAATGGTTCAGAAGGTGGATCAACTTGAGGCCGAGAAGGCCACGAAGTCACAGGAGAAGGAACCTGAAAAGAAGAAAGAGAAGGAACCTGAAAAGAAGAAAGAGAAGGAAAAGGTAGACAAGGAACCACAACCCGAACCCGATGCTGATGAGGATGCTGCCCCAGACGAGGAAGAGGATCTGGGTGAGTCAACTGAACCCAATGAATTCGACACAACAGATGAAGTCGATGAGGCAATCAAGGGTGTAACTGAAAACCTTCATAGGGCCAATTCAAACAAGCATGTTCCCGCACGTAGGAAGAAACAGCTTGAGAATAGGTTAGCCTACCTGATCTCAACAAAGAAAAGAATGGTTGAGGATATCTGGACAGCAGGGAGATCAATTGATGCTAACCTAACAGAGCATGATGTTGATCCCGGACAGCTTCAAATCGGTATCAGTATAGAAATGGAACATACTGACGACAGAGAGGAAGCGAAGAAAATAGCAATGGACCATCTTGCAGAACACCCTTACTACTACGATCATCTCCAGAAGATGGAAGAGGAGATGAAGAAGGACAAGAGGAAGTATAAGAAGGGTGCTGGAATCAAGGTTGAGCACAGGTCCTTATCTGATGTTGAAACAGCGATCCAGAATGTAACAGAGATGATCAATCTGAATCCTGGTAAACAAACAACACGAAGGATGGTTCAACTCACTGAACGTCTCAAAGGTCTTACTCTTCTGAAGCATACCTTGAAGGAACGAAAGGTTACTGAGAACCTTTCTGCCCAAGTGGGGAACTCATTAACACCAGAAATCATAGAGCTGATCAAGGCGAAGATGAGTGATTATCTCTCGGACCAGAACGACTTCGTAGAGTTTGTAGCTGAAGCGGTGGAAGACGAGTTGGAAGAGAGGGATGAGAATTTTGACAGGGTGGCATTTTCTGATACATTTGGAAAGATTGAAGAGTTTGCAATAATGGTCTGTAGGGAGTTAGCTAAAACTCTAAATACTTCTAATATCGTGGAAGAAACAGAGGTTGAGATTGAACCAGTTGGTGACGAGGAGGAAATCGTTTCCATAGAACACGAGGACTGATTCCAGGTCATAGGGGTTAATTCATGAGCAAAGTATTTCCTGTAGCCTTAGGTAGGGCACTACGAAACATCTACGATATTGTAGTTGATCTCGTTGGTAATCCTGCATATCTATGGAGGGTTCAATCCCAAACTTTCAATAGTTATAGTCAGGAACAAAGAGTTTATAGTGATACCCATGAGGAGATCGTTTGCTACTTCAAATTTAGTGATCTACCCAGACTCTTTAGTGGAATACTTTATGATGAGGATGATCTTCCCATAATGGCCTACTTCAAAAACTCTGATAACATCCAGCCCGGGGATAAGGTACGAATCTTTATTGAGGGTAAGGATGAGGTCGATAGAGAATATGATTATATGGTTGCCGATCCGATAGGTAAGGTAACATCCCATATGGAAATCTATGATCTCTACAAAATGATACCGTGGAGAGTAGCAGATCCATGTCCAGCACCCTAACAGAAGGAGTAAAGCAATGATCCTACTGAATGAAACAATGAATCATCAGAGGGAGACCAAACAATCTGAGAAGGAAAAGAAGAAGCAGTACAGAACTGAAAGAGAAGAAAGAGAAACCAAAAAGCTTCTTAGGGAACAGAGACGTACTGAACGTAGAGAGATGCTCAATGAGAAGAAGGAGCATATCACAGAAGCTAGAAGGTACCTCAAGGAACAGAAATTGAATCTGGCCACAGCTAATCAGTTAGCTAAGTCAGTGAATTGGATGGCTGACTATAATCTCTTCAACTGGGGTTTTGATAGCCAGGGACCATTACACTGGTTCTTCAATTCTCATCCGGAAGCCTACGAGAATGGAAAACTGAAGAAGGCTTTCGATGCTGTGGCAAAGGAAGTTGAGAAACAAGAGAAGGAAGATAAGAAACAGAAGGAAGAACGTGTCAATAAAGCGGCAGAACTCTGGGACAACATCAAGGATGTGATGAAGGATGAGTTCGACTACGTAATGTAGGGGGAAAATATGTCAGGTCTACTAAATGAAGCAATAAGATCCCAGCAGAAACAGGCCAGGAAAGATAATGATCGCTTCCTAAAAGAGAAAGCCTGTAAGAAAGTCAAGGAAGAATACGATCAGGATACTGTTGATCTCACAATGGACGTTGGTGATGCAGAACCTGTTGATGTGGCTGATCTAGATGAGGCATCTAGTACAGGTCAGACCCAGGGACAGGAATTTGCTAAATTAATAATTAGTCAGTTATCAGGTGAGTTCATCGAGGATCTCCAGGAAGTACTCTTAGATGCCTTTCCAACTATCTTTATGGATTCAGAGGAACCAGATGTTCTCATGGACAAGTTCCTTGTGGCCCTGGAGAGAAACCTAGTAGACTTTATCTCAGACTTCGATACAAGTATCTTTGATAGATAACATTAGATCAATAATAAACAGAAGGAGAACAAAGAAATGCCAGATCTCAAGAACACTCTTAATCTCGTAAGGGAAAACCGGGGTGAACTCGGAACCTATTCCTCCAGGCGGAAACAGCGCATTGATGAGCAGAAGAAGAATCGTCGGGAGAGGAGGCTTGAGGAGAGAAGGAATCGTCGCAATAAAAGCGAATCCGATCCCAAAGCCGAAAGAAGGAGAAGGTTCGCTGAACGTATGGAAATGAAGAGGAGAAAGAAGAAGAAGGTACTGAACGAGCAGGAAAACGTTGATCAGGAAAACAACAAGGACATGCCAGCGGCTAATGCCAACCCGAATAGCGGTGGTCCTGAACAGAACACAGATCAGCAGAACAAGAAAGATGTTCCTCCACAGAAATCACCAGAACAAGGCGGACCCGAACAGAACCTGGATAAAGAATCTGACAAGGATGTTCCCGTGGGAACGAAGGAATCCAAGAAGCGTAAGGGCAAGAAGGTAAAAGAGCAGGCTGATGAGGAAGAGGAGGCCGAGGCTCCTAAGAAAAAGAAGAAGGAGAAGGTAGATAAGAAGGGTCCCGGGGGTCATACGCCAGATGGTTCAGGCCCACATGGCGCCGGAGCAGGTCCTGGTAAAGGTAAGGCTGATGGCTCTGGTATGAAAGAGCAGACCAATGGTAGACAGGCTTCAAAGGGTAATATAACTCTAAAGGTTCGTCAGGATGAAAACTTCAACGAATGGGTGGTTGACTGGATTGAGAACGGTGTTGTGAATGACGATAAGTCCTACTACACTGATGACGAAGCAGATGCAGTAGCCACAATGGACGAAATGTTCAAGAAGGTTCAGGAACAGGATGAGGAGCAGACAAAGAAAGACGAAGAGGCTGAAGAGTCAGATGTTCCGCCTAGCGTTGAAGATGAAGACGGTAACCAGGAACTTCCAGACATCCCAGAACCTGAACATGACAATGAGGAGAAGGATGATCTCACTGAGCAGGATGATGAAGAAGATGATATGCTCGATGAGGCTGCATACTCTGATCAGGGAGCCAAACTTCTCTACGACCGAGCAGTAAAGGTACTTAAACCTGCCTTCGTCTATGTCTGTGCAAATAAAATCGATGATGATAGCGTATTCGATATGATCGGGACCATTGTTGAAAAGCTTGGGCCAGATATTGAACCTGATAGTGACGAGTTCGATAACGCTATGGATGATCTCCTTGATGCCTTTGCTGCTAGCATCCTGATAGATACCAGAAAGGTTGTGGAAGCTGCAAGGAAGATATTTACCTAAGGGGGAGATAACCAATGGCAGTAATAGGAACAACACCAGACGATGCCTACATCATTGTTGAAGAAGCAGATCTCACAGCATTGCAGGCATCAGTTTTAGCCGAGTATCAGGATTACCAGGCCTGGGGAAATCCTTTTCCAACAACTGTAGGATATGCCCAGGCGATGGTTCGTAGAACTCGTAATATTCAACCGTAGGAGAAGGAGCAACAATGAATAGTTACATAAAACGATTGAATGAGCGGAAACGAAGGAAGGTCAATGAGGGGAAGGTGAGTACTGAACAATTCACTGAACTTATCAAAGAGTACCTGTACAATAAGTCAACAAAGTATGACGAGGAAGAAATGGCACTAATCGAAGGAATTCAAGATGCCATAGAGGAGATGGGTTTTGAACCCGATGATGAACAAGAAATGGCTATAGTAGATGTGGTTCAGAGTCAGATAGATGAGGCCATAGACAAAGCCATCGAATCAATTTCCCAAAAGCTATCGGGTATCATTAGGGTAGAAGCTAGAAAGGTCATGTTGAAAAAGTAATGCCAACCAAACCCAAACCTAAACTAAAGGTTGGTCATAAGAAAAAGGCCATCTTCTCCCTAGCGGATCTTGCCGTATCAACAATTAAGGTATTGGCTAAAACACCGAAGAGAAGTAAACCTTACGAACGCGGCGTTATCAAACTTGATAAACGACAAATATGGAGGGGAGTGAAAAGCATAGCATTCACTGCTCATGTCAAATCACTCTTCCTCCATAAACGCTCCAAGGCAGCATTAAAAAGGTTTCCATCAGTTTACCATATGACAATCAGGTTCTACAATATTGACCCAGATGAGGAAACACCTTCCCTCTCGAAGACATACTGTAGAGTTAGATGTACCTGTCCAGCTTACACTTTCTATTGGGCATTCGTAAACTGGTTAATGGAAGCATTTGAAGGTAAACCCAGCAAATGGAACAAAACACCGGCAAAACAAAAGAATCCAGGAAATGTTCCGGGGATGTGTAAACATCTATTAGCATTATCCAAGGTGTTAGTAAAGAAGAAGGAGATTAAGCCATGAACAGTTACATTGAAAGGCTGAAAGCTCGAAAAAGGAGAATTCAGGAGGGGGTCTCAGTTCCCGATTCTGATTTTGATTCAGAACGTGGTTACGTTGGGCCACTGAAGGTGACAATGGATGATGCTAAGAACATTGCTCACTTCGTAGCTTTAGCTATTGATGATCTCATAGTAAAGGATGAGAGGGGCGAAGGGTATCTAGAAAAAATACTTTCTGAAGCTATTCAACAACGTTGGGGTATTTCAGAGGATGATGAGCTATTTCCAAAACTTTATAAAGCTATCATTGATGCTGCGAAGAAACAGATTGAAGATACACCCCGATTCATTGAGGGTGCGATAGATAACGTCTTTAGAGAGAAAGTTTGGAGAGGAAGAACGTAAATATGCTCACGGTGATAAACGGAACAAAAAGATATAAATGGGATGAGGTTCTGAAACGCTTTGACAAACGAAAACGAAAACAATATGAGCAAATGGGGTTTGACAAAGAGGTGGAAAAAGCTGTTAACCGAGACAGAAGACTTCCCCAGAGATTCATCCAGTTCATTGAATTTAATCAGTTTCAGGAAAGAGATAGAGCTATCTATGAAGCAATCTATAGTTACATAGACACTCACTTTGTCTTCTCTGGTACAATTGAAAGAGCTCAACTGCTTAATAAACCGGATGGGAGGTTCCTACGGAAACCAGGTATCAAAGCGATATCCTCACGTAAGACTGGTGTTAATGGTTTGAAGAGGTCAGTAAGAGAAACGGTTGATCTATTCAAATCATGGATATCATCATCACAACCTGTATCATTAGACAGATACAATGAACAAATGACCCGAAATAAATTCTGGACATTGAAATTCAAAATTGGTAACAAAGAATTTTACATGTCACAGATTCAGGAACTATTACATAAAAACAGACAATCAGGTATAGCATTAGCACTTGATGCTGTTCTAGGACAAGATATCTACAAAGCTGTACGATAAAGGAGAAAGAGAAAGCAATGAGACTGAAAAGGAAACTAACAGAAGAATTTCTTACTGGATACCAAGGTGGGATGTCTGGCAGATCATATGTTGAGATTTTCAAGAATCCAACGAGTAAGGAATTGACCGATGCTGGTGGTTCTGAGAAAACAATTCGGTTCATTGCTGTTACACCCAATGAGGATCTTTATGCATTCGGGGCTGAGGACGAACTACATACTCATGCCTGGAAAGAGATAGCCGGGGAAGAGGGGCTTTCAAGTACCGAGGGTAACAATGTCTATGGACCTAACATGTTCCCTGGTATTGCTGTAAAATTCGGGAATAAATGGGAAGCAGTCGAATCTGATCACCTCTATGAAATGTCTCCAGAAGAATTCATCGAGTTTGTTAAGAAAGGTTGGGACTGGGTAAACAAGTATCTGGATGTTCATAAGCTGTTTATGGATATTTGGACAGAGAAACTGGATGAATATGGTAAGGAAGCAGAAGAGTTGGATACAATCTTCAAACAGGTTGGTGAATCCTGGAATAGAGTGAATGAACAGGAATCCATTGACTTCCCCATGATCGAAGAAGAATACAACGCTCTCTACAAGAGAGTGATGAACGATCCCGATATGCAATCATTAGCAGAAGATGCTGGTGATGACATCGAGGAACTATATCGTACTCAACATGGTAACGATAACAAAGAGACAATAAAGAAGCAGGCGCTAGGTTTAATCGGTAGGTATTTGAAATCTCTCTTCAACGTAGCGAATGATTTCCTACGTTATGATACCAAACTCTCAATCATTGATGATATCCCAGAGTCACTAGCTGACCTCATCTCTGACATTGAGCAGGAGGCTCAATCCCTAGTATCAACTCTAGTGATGGCTGGTATGGAGGATTCTCAGAGTAGTCAATTCAAGGAAGCCTACGGCGATTCGGTAAGTAAGATTGTTGTGGATCTTATTAGCAAGAATATTATAATTGTTGATGAGGAACCCATGGAGAGTTTTGCCAATGAGTCAAATTCAGGGACTCTCTCTGAATCACTGATCAGAAATAAGTAACCGGTGAGATTTGAACCTTAGGGAATCTACTATGATGACAAACAAATTCAATAGGGGTACCAAAGAATCATCCTGGCACAGGGGAATAAAATGAAATTAAAATTGAATGAGGAATTTTATCAAGGAGTAGAGGCTCAGGGTACTAGACCATACGCTGAGATCTTTGTGAATCCTAATAATAAAGAGAGGATGGAGGCCTATAAGACCACAGAAGAGGGCCTAAGGTTCATTGCTTATCTTCCCACAAAGCAGGTATTCATTGCTACCACTGATATGATTCACAACGAGATGTGGAAAATTATCTGTAAGGAGGAAGGTCGGAATTTTGATGATACTTTCTATAATCCAGCAGTGATGATTACTGGTATCGCTAAACCAACCAATCTTAGACACTGGAAGGTTGTTGAAATAAGTAATTGGCGAGATCTTCTTGATGACCACGATGAGTTAGCAAAGATGATGGAACCTTATCTGGATGGTGAGTGGAATTGGTTACAACTCTACGTGGACCTAAGGGCGTTTATCGATGATCATTTAGTGATTGAGCAGGAAATGAATGAACTTGCTGATCCGGGTCGTAAGGGAAAAGATTTTGAGAAATGGTTACTTCGAGGTTTTGATCTTGTAGGTCTAGACTATGATATGAATGAGAAAACCGGAGCAGTTTGGGATTTCAGAACCATAGGGGATGCCTGGTCTGATCTACTGGATAACGGAGTGGATGTGAACATTAAGATTGCTCCCGCTAAGTTCCTATTCAGTTCTGTTATTCTTGGAAAGGATCTTCCCTGGTTTGATCTTGATATGGATGAATGGGATGACGACAAAGCTAGAAAGATTGTTCAGTATGAGTTTGATAAGAAGGGTATTGCTGATACGGTTTTTCTAAAACCGAAGGATGAACAGATTCAAAAACAGATCATTTCAGCAACACGTAGAAAAGACGTTGAAACATTAAGGAGTCTATTTAAGAAAGAGAATTTCGGTTATCTCCAATTAGGTGATGACTATGAGATAGACTTTAATCTGCATCCTGAGAGCAATAGGTTGGGTTCTATTGTTGTTAGAAAGGATGGTATCGTTGTAGCGAGATCAGAGAAACCTAGAACAACAACTAGTGGGAGTTCAACAGTTATGTTCCGACAACCTAAACGGAAAGAACCTAAACATAAAACGAATGTTATGGATCAGGTTACTGAACAGAAACTAAATGAGAAATGGCTAATTAGTTTTAATCACCATTTTAGCGGTAAGGATCAAACTGTGGAGGTTTTCAAAAACCCTTCAAGCAAAGAGTTTCTGGATGTCATCAAGTCGGCCAAATATGGGGAGGCTAAGATGATTGCTAGGAATAAGGGTGGTAAGAAAGATCTTTATATCTTCAATAGCGATCTTGCTAACCATACTGATGTTTGGCCTCATGTAGCTGAGGAGGAGGGGTATATTAGCGAGAAGGATCTTGATATACTATACAAGCCAACAAGTCCTAAGCATATTGCTCTTATTATTATTCCGGGGAGGTCTGAATTTAGTAACCAAAGAATGGTGATGCCCGGTGTAGGGTGGGAGGCTGAATGGCCGATAAGCCACTTAAATAAACTTCTTCAGACCGACTGGCATTGGATATCAGACAAATACGGGGTAGCCATTACAGAAATGTTTGAGGACGAACTCATGCATGATGAGGTTAGATCCCCCCCTCTTGGGTTAGTGGTCCCAGAGTTTAATAGACCCCCAGAGGATATTAGGGATCTGATGCATAAAGAGTTTATTGAGAGGCGAAGAAAAGCTGAAGATCAAACTAAGAAAGAGGAGGAAGTGATACGACGGAGGACCGTAAGCATAATACACTTTCTCCTGAGTAATGAGGATATGAATCCTGAGGATTTCGGATTACCGAAAGACTTTTTAGATAATCCGTATAATTTTGCTACGAAGGAATATGAGGATTTTCTAAATCAGATAGAAGAGAAAGTTGAGGAAGCTATTGGACTAAATCCCAATGCCCTCTCGTCTAAGGAAGAGGATAGTCTAGAGGCTTACCTACTGAGAAGTGGCTATCACTCTCTTAATGATTTTTGGAGTAAAATGGGAGTATATGATACAAGTACTACTTCAGAGTCATTACGGGTAGGGGTACATGAGGAATTTGCATTTGGGGGGGATGTTACAGGTAGGTATACAGAGGTATTTAAGAATCCTACGAAAAAAGAAATGTTTGAGGCTGGGGGATATAAGCTACAAAAGGACGTGTATCTAAGGTTCGTTGCTGATGGGAATAAAAAGAATTTATATGTATTTCCGGCATATATACTCCATAGGGACATTTGGGGTAGTATTGCAGAAGAAGATGGTTTACCATATGATGATTACGAAGATCCCACTTTAATTTCTGGAACAGCAATCTATCGTAAAGGTACGTGGTATTTTGATGAATCTGATGCTCTTTACAACGAGAATGATGATGCTGTTCTAAGGAAAGTTTATAGGGACCTTAAATTTGGGAAGTGGGATTGGGTTAATAAATATATCGATATGGAGCCTATGGTTTCTTGGTTAGAGAAGATTGGGGATATGTTAGAAATAAAAGAGTTTAATATGGTGATTAAGAAGGTTAAGTTGGGATCCTCATTGAAAGAGAACCTTAGGAAAAGATCAAGGAGATTACGACACAATCGTGTTGATTTTATAACAGAGAAGAGAGGGATGAATGGTGCTGGAACTCACTCTAGACGAAGAACATCAAATGATTCCATCATCCAAAATTCTGGTAGCATTGCAGATTCAATTTTTTGTAAATAATAAGGAGGAAAGATGCCGGCAGCTGTTCTGAAATCACTTGCAAAGGATGCAGGGGTAACCTTAGCCAAAGCGGAGGATACCTGGGATAAGGCAAAAGAGGTTGCAAAGGAGAAAGAGAAGGAAGGGACGAAGATAGATAACTTCTGGGCCTTCGTTGTGGGTTTGACGAAAAAGATGCTAGGCATCAAAGAAGAGCTATCTCAGTTTCATAAGTTTAGGATTGTTGAGTCGGCGGATCACAATGTCCAGAATTGGGATAAACCTTACCTTGCAAAAATGGAAGGTATCTTTATGGAATTTGAAGAGAAGAATAGGAACCAGAATGATCGGTGGTATCCTATGCAGATAAAGGAAGATATCAAGAATGATCCCGATATCCTAGAGAGACTCCCCGTTAGAGGTCTACTGGCACAAGCGGATCATCCTGAAGAGGACCTTAATACCTCCATTCGTCACGTTGGTGGGGTTATCACTAATCTTGATTTTGATAGAGTACAGGAGCAGATCCTTGGTGAACTTCTTATCCCGAAGACAAGAGATGGTTATGATATTCATGCTCTTCTCCAACTCGGTGTTCCGGTAGGAGTTTCTGCCAGAGGTTGTGGGGATGTTGAATCTGATGGTCGAGTTACCCCAGAGGCCTACAAATGTTTGACCTGGGATGTTGTAATCGATCCCTCATTTAAGAAGGCCACACCAGAAGTTACAGAGATCATGGAAAGGATAGAAAGCAATCATGGTTTCAGTGGAGTTCCCTTGTTTGAGTTGAATAATAAGAATGCTGTGAAGGTTGATAAGCGGAATGGATTCCTGCACGAGATCTTTTCTGATATGATGGATGAGGCCAAGGAAATCAATCAGAAACTTCACTTTCGTCCTTTGAATGAAACCACGAAAGATACATTCCAGGTGTATGTGAATGAAGAAACATCTCCTCGTGGTTTGATTAGGATGAAGGGCAAAGATTGTATCCTGGAAATTAATGATCAGAAGGAAACCAATCAGTCCCCATTCAAGATGGTACAACTCCTTTCAAAGAAGGTGGGGGAGAGTGCATCGGTGGAGGATTCTTTCTTCTGGGATATCACTCGTGCAATTCGAGAGGGTAAGTCTGATCGAACCAGTTCTCTTATGGGAACGATGGTTAATTCAGTTTTGAGGGAACAGAACATTACTCCCACTGATGCTCAAAAGAAGAAGATTGACGAATCTGTCAGTGAGTTTGTGAAGAAGATGATGGAGGAGTCTGTTGATGAAAGAGGAACTACTAGAATTTCAAATAAGGTATGGAACTCTATAAAAGAGATGCTAAAGGACTTCGAGGTGAAGGAGAGCTATCTTCTAAAGTTCCACGAATTAGTGGGGGAGGTTGGAACCGTGATCCTAGAGAATAAAAAGAAAATACCGGAGGCCCGCGAAATTGTCCTGGTTCGTAAGGACAATGATGAGTTCTGGACAGGATCAGGTTGGTCTCCAGAGTATCCTGATGCTATGGTCTTTCAGGATGAACAAGCAATTGAAAGACAGGAAGAGAAGGTGATGAAAGATACGCAGGATACCGTAGTTGACTGGATTGAGGATTACGGTATGGATGATGAGAAAGAGGTTGGTAATTTCTTTGGTGATAGTATTGAGGAGCAGGATGAGGAAACCCATACGGACGAGGCCACCACATCAGCCGACATTGCCTATACCAATGATCAACTCCCGAAGAAGAAAGTTCATGAGGATGATCTACCAGGTGATGATCTAAAACAATATCTTCTAAAATTGGATGAGATGTTCAAAGATGTTTCATCAAAGTTCAGTTTGAAACCAACTAAGTACGCCAGGGAGAAATGGACCTATGAGATAACAACCGACCCGGATGTAAAATCTCTGGGGGCTCAGATACATGCTTATCTGCAGAAAGAATACTCTGACCTCCTTGAACTCGTAGAGGAGTCTACAGGTAGAGTATCATCTTACGATTATGCTATGGTTGGTTTTCCTCCTATTGCTAAAGAGATGCAGAAAAAGATTCCTTCAATCCAGCCCAGGCTTGACTCTGGGGAAAAGGTGCCGGTAGTTACCCTCTTAATGAATGAGACTTATAATGTTGATGGGGCGGTGGGATTAGTATTATTTAATACCTGGTTCCTTAAAAAAGATGTGAACCTAGTACTAGGTAGTACATCACAGAGATCATTATTCTCAGAATCCAAGGATATGTTGGAATCAGCATTCCGTAAGAACGGGTATAGGATCATTACATCTGCAATGATGGAAAACGATGCCTGTGCAATTATAGCGGTACCAGATGATGAGGTTGATGAAAACGAATTGAAACCTGTTGAGGTTCTCCCTACCGCTGTTGCCACAGAACTCCCCGGTTATCAAACACAGCTAGCTCCTGCATCATCTGTAATGCCAGCTGATGATAAAACGGTGATAATGATTGTAGCGCCAGAGGGTTCTGAGATTCCTTCAACACCGGTTGAACCCGACCTGAAGGTACCACCTGAGGCTGAACCAGAAACGGCTCGTGCTGATATTACTAATAATGCTAATGAGGCCACTGATAAGAAGAAGGATGAGGAAGTTGAGGAAGAGCCTCCGCCTAAGAAGAAACAGAAAAAAGAGAAAGAACCAGAATCTGACAAAGACAAGAAGGAGAAATCAAAGAAGATGGAAGAGTCAAAGAAACGATCATACAGAAAGAGAATCATTGAGACAGCTACGAGAATCGTGAAAGTAGATTCTTCCAGAGCCACAGCTATGGAAAAAGAGGTAGCAAGAATCAATGGGGGTTCTCTAACAATTGGGGAGATGAGAACCAGACTTCGTAAGCTAGGAGATTTTGAACAGAGACTCAAGCTTCGTGAACAAAAACGGAAGAAGACCTTGAAGGAGACCAAACAGAATCTTAAACGAAGAAGCAAAAGAGTGAAAGAGAATACGGATCTCCAAATCTACAAGGGTGCTAAAGGACATACAATGAAACTCAATGAACTCAGAGGTTTTGAGGATTTAACGGATAAGGACTTCACAGTATCTGAGTTTAGAGTTCTTGGTGATCTTCAACAGAGTCTTACAGAAAGGGATGAAGGAGAATCTGGGAGACTGGCTGGAAAACTGATAAAGAATAAAAGAGCCTAAGGGGGAATGATAGATGGTTAATCTACAACTTTCTGAATTAGTCTACGGTCTTCTTGGGTTACCAGAAGAGGTAGGTTTAGAGGATGCTTCGGCTGAGGACCTAGAAGCTGCAGTGGAGCATCTCAAGGGTCTTCAGATCACAGGACCAGATTTCTTGGATCTCCTAAGAGATTGGGTAGCCGGGGTAGCTGATACAGTTGATCCCACGGAGAAAGAATTTATTGATATCATTTCAGACAAACTCGATGACATCAAGGATTCTCTCTTAGAACCTGAAACTCCAGAAGGAGTAGAGGAGCTGGATACTGATGAGGTGGAAGGCGATGATGAAGAAATTGAAGATACAGAAAATGAAGAAAGTAATGAAAGGAGGAGCTATAGAAGGCTTTAAGCATATGCATTAAATATACAATTGGATACGTAACCTGGTGGGGTACTTTCAATTACATTGGAAACATTGGATAACTCTAAAAACAATCTACAATCAACAGAAGGAGGAGTTAGAACATGCCTAAAAGTAAGAGAGACATGGCAAGAATCCAGGAAGCCCGGGGCGTTATTACCCAGGGTGTTCGTCTGGCTGAGTCTGCATACGCTCGCCATATCGAACCGGTTGCTGAAGTTTTTTCCAAGCACGGGAGGGATCTCGAGGATAACACCATTGCAACAATGGCTTACTGTATGGAGAACTTCAGGTACGCTTTGGAGAGGCAGCTGTACAGAAAAATGATGGGAAGCCCTATTGCTGAGGCCACAACCTCTGCAAACATCAAGTTTGCAAACTGGGCATTCGATCTGATTGCTGCTATTATCCCGAACCTCCTGGCGGAAGAACTATTCTCTGTCCAGCCGATGGAAAGAAGGAAGGCTCAGATCTTCTATCTGGACATTCTGGCTGAGACCGATAAGGGCGGTGTATCTGCTGGTGATAAGCTGGCAACCCCAGAAAGCGGTTACAACGGAGACTACACCTATCCGACACAGCTCATTGATAATGAGCAGGTCGATACCGGTGATGGTGGTACTGGATATGGTGGAACGCTGGCATTTCCGGATCTATTTACTTCAACACTCGTTATCACTGCTGAAGACGCTGGTGGTAACACACTGACCCTGACTGACAATGGTGCTGGTGTTCTAACTGGTAATGGTACAGGTACTATTGCCTATGACACTGGTATCTGGACTGCTACCTTCAGTGCTGCTATTCCTGGTGGTAATCCGGTCCTGGCTGACTATGAATTCCATATGGAAAACTACCCGGAAAAGACTCCGGAGGTCAAGCTGGACATCAGGGACGAGATCGTTCAGGCGATTACTATCCACCTCGGCGCAAGCTGGTTGCTGGATGCTGCTTATGATCTTCAGCTAGCTCACGGTAAGTCGGCTGAAAATACTCTGATGCAGTCCCAGGCTGGTATTGTACGTAGGGCTCTGGATACTCTTCTCATGGATAAGGTTCGTAAGCAGGCAGCCGGTGGACTGAAGAACTTCTACACAGAAGTACCCACCGGTATCAGCAAGCACGAACACTTTGAGGATATCAAGTATACTCTCAATGATATGAGTGATACCATTGCCAAGAACACCAGGCTGACCGGTGGTAACTACATCATGGCTGGTAAGAGAGCTCATACAATCATTCGCTCGCTGGATGACTTCGAATCCAAGATTCCGAAGGGTTCCAAAAGGCCCACTGGTTCGTACATCTCTGGTGTTTACCAGGATTACACGATCGTCTTCAATCCGGACTATCCGAATGATGAGTTCGTCATGGGTGCAAAGGGTGAGAACTATCTCGAAGCGAATTTCATCTATGCTCCGTACATTCCTTTCTACACCACTGAAATCGATTACAAAGATTTCTTCAAGGCAAGGAAGGGTATGGGAACCGCCTTTGGCCAGCACATGGTTAGGTCGAATGCTTTCGTGAAGGGGAAGATTATCGATTCCTGATCGGTAATATAGTCTAACTGTACATGGGGCCCTGTCTTCATTGATGGGGCCCTATTTTCACTCAATGTTTTTCCAAGGAGGCAAATCTCAATGGTAAAGAGACATACAATAAGCAAATTCAAACTCAGGGATAAGAAACACCTGAAGGTGACAAACGTAACAAAAGTTTCAGTGAATGTGAATTTTAATGGCCTAAGCTTTACGCTTCTCCCAAGACGCTCGAAGCTCATCACCCTTCCAGAAGGTCATGTTGAAGGTTTTCAGAATCTTTACAAAAACAAGCTTGCTTGTTCAGAATACGCTCTGAAGAAGAATCTAAAACTCACTAACAGGAACAAGTACGAGATGTTGGTGATTACTGAGGATCACAATGAATATCATCTCAACCCCGGTGATGTTCTAGAACTCATCAATGCTATCTCAGTGAAATTCTACTCTCAGCAGGGACTCTTCGTCGAAATCCTTAAACTGGATGATGAAGATAACGAGATTGAAGAGGAGGAAGAGGTTCCTGAAGTTGAAAAGGATGACGATGAAGAGGTAGATGAGGAAACCGAGGATGACGACGAAGAGGTAGATGAGGAAGGTGACGATGAAGAGGAAGAGGCCCCAGAAGAGGGTGAAGATGAAGAGGAAGATCGCGAAGAGAGAATTCATCAACTCATGAAGGAAAACAAGCTTGCTCAACTTCAGTCCATGTGTAAGAAGTTCAAACTTGATACAGATGGAACCAAGATGGACCTGGCTACCCGCATCGTTGACTACCAGGATATGAAGTAATCGGTGGTTGAAAAGCTTTTTGCATATTTAATCTAGGAGTGAGACAATGGCATCAAAGATCGCTGACTTCGTTCAAGCTATAAAAGATGAGTTTGAACCAATACCTCTTATCTCTCAGGATCCAAAAATGGTTACTAAGGTAAGAGAAGCAATACAGTATTTCAATAGTCATTACTACTTTTACACTTATGAGACCTTAACCGTCTCTGGTAATATTCTGACCATAGGTGCCCATGTGGATGACGTGATGCAAGTCTACGCTAACGAAACCAATGCTGCACTTGATCAGAATATGAATGACCTATGGAATATGTATCTACGTCGTTATGGGGGTCCTTATGCTAACAATGTCTCACTCCTAGAACTCATTGCCATTAGAACCCATTGGTCAATGATTCAGTATCTATTTCAACCTAGCGAAGGATGGAGATTCTTGAAACATGGTGCTCCAGGGGGACAACAGAGTCTCTTAATGCTGAGTCCCAACTGGGGAGCTCCCTACTGTACCATTAAGTATAAGTTTTTCTTTGACAAAACTGATGACGATTTTGAATACACCGGATTTCCTGAAGAGTGGATTAGAAAGTACTCAATTGCTCTGGCCAAGATTGCCGAGGGGTCTATACTCAGAAAGAGTAGAGCTGTAGAAATTGAGATTGATGGTGCGGAGATGGTAGATGATGGTAACAAAGAGAAAGAAGAGTTGGAGCTCCAATTGAAAGAGAGACTTCGGCCATTTGTGATGCCGGCGTAGGTGATGAAGATGACAGATTTTCATGAGTATCTGGTTCGGGAGTTAACTGAGCTAGTTGAGAGCAAAGGTTATGTAAGAATACCGACGATCTCGGATCAGGCTGCTTTTTTCAACTTACTTCGGTCAGTTAATGAATTAAACAGACACGAACTCGAACTAATGAATGATCCTTCTTTCTTGAAGCAGGCAGAAAGGGTTAAAGAACTGACCACCACAAGGTTAGTTGGAATCTCGAAGGATACAATTGTTTTCAGAACCAAATCTTCCAAGTTTGCTGAGACCGGTAGAGAATATACTCAAAGAGTTAGGTTGGTTGATCTCGACAATCTCTTAGAAGAATATGAAGCAGGGAAGCTAACACTTCGTGATGTCTTTGAGTTAGCGATAAATTCTGGAGACATTGAGATCTACTGTTCATGTCCATCATTTCTTTACTGGGGTTTTCAATACATCAATACCGACCTAGACTCAATCATTCCCGGAAGAGAGGAGGATCGGTATCCCGATCAGAGGAATCCAAAACTCAGGGGTATGTATTGTAAACATATGCAACTAGTACTTGATGTTCTACCATTCAATACCCTACGGATTCTAAAAAGATGGAGACAGAAGTATGTTTAAGATAACCGGTAGGAAACTAAAAGAGTTAGCAAGAGAGCTGAATCAGAAACTATTCAATAGTACGCTAAACATTGAACAGATTACTTTTAGAACCTCAGTAGGTACAAAAAGGAAAAGTGGGGGAACGTATCGATCTTCTGCAAGACCTGATGGCCAAGGGGGGTATACTTTAGTACCAGGTTCTGAAGCAATTGTGGTGAACAAACTAGCGGCCAAGGATGAAGCTACTCTAGTTATGATTCTGGCTCATGAAATGATACATGCTTACCAGATGCAGATTCATGGTATTCAACCTGATCATGGGGGTACATTCGAGGTTCAGAGAAGGTTAGTCAATAAACGGGGAAAAAAGTACTTCGATGAGTGGAATGACGTTTCAGCCAAGATGAACATTGAACAACAGTTCGAGTATGGGACCACAATTTATTGCCTATGGTGGGAACACACTGAGGATTCATACCTAGGTATCCATTGGAATAAGCGAATATCTTCAAGGTTATTCAAGGAACTGATCGAATTCTTTAAGAGCAATCCTTACATTGCAAACAGTAGAAGTCTGACAGGAAAGCCTTTCTTTACCGGTGAAACTACCAGTTCGAAGGTTATGGGTAATGGGGTTGATTCCTTTACGAGAGTAGGTAGAAAAACCATCAAACGCGTGGTAGCAGATCCCAGAGCTGTTAACCTTATCTTTAAGAAAAACTTCTATGTTGTAGATGAGGATATACTCGAAAGCTTCAACCTAGAAAACGTGGTTCATCAAGGTTTCATAGGTGAAAATGCTGAAGTGGGAGATACTCTAACCCGCCTTCCTCGGTCAAGACCTGAAGAATCATACACCTCCACAGGATATCTTTCAAAACGTAGAGAGGTCCTGGAGAACGATAGCGAACCAATCTCATCCTGGGGTTCACTAAAACCCAAAGCACCAGAAGGTGATGAAATTGAAGAAACCGAGGAACAACCACCAAGGGAGACAGAACCTGGAAGGATTAATCTTCTGGATGCTATAAATGAGGAAGCTGATAACAGTGGAGCTCGATCGAAAGCTTTTGAGAAAGTAATGATGGATTCGAATCCCGGTGGTGAAACCATACAAGGAAACTTCAAATGAGCGAAAAACAGTATCCACAGATTATGACCATTACAAAGATTGATGATAATGTACGCCAAAAACTCATGGATATCTTAGGTGATGAAGATGAACTAAACAACATACTCAAGGTTCTTCCCAACATAGATTTCAGTAAATTCTTATTGTTCTACGGTAAGTTTATAGAGAGACAAGAGAATGATGGAAAATTTTCACAGAAGAAGTTGATGGAGAACTATATAGAGGTTGTGCTTCTTTTTCCTTACTTTGAAGAGCTTGGAGAATGGTTCAGGTCTTCTATTCCAAACGAGATGATCCCCGTTTATCGTGGGTATGGTTGTACTTCGCAGGAAGCTGAGGCTCTATACAGAGATAGCATAACAGACTCTGATGATCTTGATAAATACTATCTAAAGAAGATTAGTATGGAGGCAAGTAATGTTCCTACTGATCAATAATGAAATTAGGCAGATATACGAATCAATTCGTGTTCCTGGAACTTGTGGGAATCCACCTAAGGTTGTTTATGCTGAGAGTGAGACAGCATTAAGAAAAGCTTTAGCTCAGTATGATAACAAACAGTTTCCTATCTTCTGGTTCAGAAAAACTGGTGTTAGGAAGATGACAGAAGCTGCCAATTTCCCAATGGTTCACTCAGGTGCATCATTAGAAGAGTTGACAGCAGTGTACGATCCAGGTGATCTCCCACCTGCTGTAAAATTACTTCCAGTACTGGTTGAGTATGACCTTAACATACTCTCTGATGATATGACCATGCTGGATGATTTTATGTTGGAGATCATGTTTGCTGGGAATGATATCAACCAGGAGGATCAGAATAAGTTCTGTATTCAGGATCCCGAGTACACAGACTTTTGGTACTTCTATTGGCTAACCTACGCTGATAACCTTAATATTAATCGAGAAGGAGATGAATACAATGTAGGTTATCGATTTGGTATAAATACAACGATGGAGGTGGAAGGATATATAAGAAAACTTCAAGCTTGGAAGCAGATCAAACACATTAATGTTGATCTTTATCTTGGTGCACTTCATGTTACCGATGAAACAATTCATTGGGATGCACCATAGATATCATTGAATCATAGGTGCCAGGATGAAAATTTGGTACCGCTATTGAAAAATTAACACCCCACCACAGGTCACCAAAGGGTGACACCCCATTGGATATCTCTACGATTAAATTTACTTTCGCCTAAATTCACAAAGGAGGAGCAAACATGCCAAGAGTTCCTTTCTCTTTGGTCCAGGGCCTTGGAACGGTAGCAAAAGGTTTCCTATGGGAACTGTCTTTTCCCCGGCTACCATCTGCAATAGCAGGTATTGTTCCCAATGCTCCAGATGTTCTTAGGTTGAGGGTCAGGAGTCTTACAATTCCTAAACGGTCAATGGAACCAATCATTGATAACTACATGGGAATTGAGATTACAGACACTGGTGCTCCCTCTTATGAACACAACTGGACTTGTAATTTCACTGAAACTATAGATGGTTCAGTACTGAAGATCATTGAATCCTGGCTCGATCTATCTTTTGATCCAGAAACTGGTGAAGCAGTTCGCAAGGAAGATAGGGTTGTTGACATTCAGCTAAGGTTGTTACAGGCTCTTAGTGATGCAGATGAGGCTTACATGACCTACACTCTGAAGAATGCTCAGCCGTCCTCAAATCCAGATACGAACCTTGACTACGCAGACAAGACAGCTAAGGTGGATCTGAGTATCACGTGGCTGTATGATATCTATCTGCATTCGTGATGACGATTTCAGGAAAATAAAGGAGGTAAAAGAAAATGGGAAAACTTCCTGAACTGAAGATCATTGAGCAAATCGTCGAACCGAATAAAGCCTCACGTGATCTGGGTAAGTATGGTGTAGCCTTCGGTTATGCAAAACAGGGCCAGCCATTTACACCTATGCTTCTTGAGAAGCAGAGTGATTTCGTAAGGATCTTCGGTGGAGCTGCTCGTGGTTTTGATACCAAGTTCTACTACGCTGCAATGGCAGCAATTGCTAAGGCACCCACCTGGTGTATGAGAATAGCCGATGGGATGCTTGCTGGTGGTGCAATAATCGTATCCAAGGATTCACCGGTTGCTGAGGTAACCGATGTAACTTGTGTTGCAGAAGCTGCCATCAGTCAGGGTGATTACTTTACTATCAGTTCTCCATCAACAACCTATCAGGTATGGTTTGATATTGATGCCGCAGGTACCAATGAGCCGGATGATAGTGCTGACAATGTGGAGAATGTAAAGGTTAGCATTAGTACCGCTGATACTGCCAATGATGTTGCAGATGCTGTAGCTACAGCCCTCGATGCTGAAGCAGACTTCTCTGCTCCTAACCCACCGGCGGCTGAGGTAACAGTAACCAATGCCAACAAGGGTGTGGTACTAGCTGCCCCGAATGATGTATCTGGTGCTGGTTTCACTTTTGATGTTGACCCAGATGGTTTTGGTAATCATGCCTTAACAACTGGTCTCCTTGATCCCAATACCTACGTTTTCCAGGCTAACGAGCTTTTCCTGGTGGTCGGAAAGTATTGGGGCCAGGTTGACAACAACCTGGCGGTAACTGTTACTGGTGTTGATGCAACCGATGAAACCTTTGTTCTTTCTGTCTATCGGTATGACAGTGACCTGGCAACCTATGAGTTCCTTGAGGAATATGAGGTATCTAGGAATACCAACAAGAAGGATGGTTTTGGTCGGAGTCAGTTCATTGAAGACAAGATAAATGGAAAGAGTGCATATATCAATGTTATCAACAATGATGTCATTGCTGAAACTGTACTACCAGAAGCTCAGGCAACACAGCTTCTGTTTGGTGGGGGAGACAATGGTTCAGAACCCGCTGCTGGTGACATTGTAACTGCTCTGGATTATCTGTCTGATCTGGCAGCTCTGAAACCACATTGCTTTCCTGACTGTGGTTACACGACGTCTACTATCCAACAGAAGATTGAATCAATCTGCGAAACAGCTGAACAGTCAATTGCAGTTCTTTCAATTCCATGGGGGACAATACCTGCTGATGCTATCACCCACAAGGAGGGAACAGGTATAGATTCGAAGTACAGTTGTTGGTATTATCCGAATCTATCCTTTGAGGATGTGGACAATGATATCAGCGATGTACCGCTCTATGCTTCATCTGCAATGCAGCCTTTGTTCCTCGATCCGAACTATAGCATCTTCCAGGTGCCTATTGGGGATGATTTCAAACTCATGGGGACGGTAGAAAGGATTCTTACAGAATCTGAAGCTGAATCCCTTGCTGATGCTGAGATTAACCCGGTTCGGTACTTCACTGGGGTTGGCAATGTGGTTGAGACTGAGTTCACCTCCCACCCGAAGGAAGGCTATGCTCAGTCTATTGCAATCAGATTGCTTCTCAACTATGTGAAACGAAGGATAAGGAACCTGGCTGTTGGATTCAGATTTAAGTATCTGACTCCCACGAGGATAGCTAGGTTCCAGGGTGTACTGAAGGAAGAGAGGGATTGGTTGGTTGCTCAGGAAGCCATACTTGAGACATCACCAGACCCTAAATGTGACCTTGACATCAACGATCTTGATTCTGAAGATCTCAATGCAGAATTCTATATGTCACCTACTCGGTTGATTAAGAATCTGTATGTTAAGGTTGTTGTTGCTCCTTCTTCAGTGTTCGTAACTGAAGGTGTAGCTTAATGGCATCGAGAAACGCTGGGGTGGGGGTCTTTTCCCCCACCCTACTCATGTCATTTCTTAAGTGTTACAAGTACCGCGTGGAATTTCAGGACCTAAATATTGAGAACCTTATAGTGAAGATTGGGGTTCCATCCAAGGAGTTTAATACTAATAACATCAGGAATGAAGCTTCAGAGCAAATTAAGGTTCCTTTGAATGAGCAAAGAACTGATATTTCATTCGATGTGTTAATCACGGATGAACAAAAAGCAGAGATTCTAAACTACTTTGATACTTGGGTTAGAAGTAATAGAACCAAAGACGGTCTGCTTAATTATCCTGTGGAATATCAGAGGGATCTCTCTATATATATCTATGAACAAACTGGAAATCAGGTCTTTAAGACTTTTACATACACAGGATTTTTATCATCCTTATCTCATCCTAGAATGGGAGAGGACAGAAACCAAGTATACAAACTAACTGGTACCTTCGAGGTTCACGCTGAGAGAGTAACTGGTTAAAGCGGAGGTAGGTGACAATGTCAGATCTTATTCTTATGCTTCCTACAAATGGGAGTATTTATGGAAACGAGGCTTTGTTTACTGGGATCAAGATGAAACACCAGAAACACCTTGCTAAATTTCAGAAGAAAGAGATGCCTAGGGCCATCAAGTATGAAGCTATGGTGGAAGTCTTTCAAGAGGTTGTAGCTATTGAGGGACTAGAGAAGATGTCAAATCTCGCCGTAGTGGATTTTGATTTCTTAGCGGTGGCTATCAGAATGGCTTCCATCCCAGAGGGGAATCTCTACACCTTTGGGTGGGAATGTGATTGTGGTGTAGAAAACACTGATATTCTTGATCTCTCTGAGCTAGTTCCAATACCATACGATGGAAAGGAATTTAGGGTCGATAAGCATAAATTCACGTTCCTGAGAGTGGGCGATCTTGCTGAGATCCTTGCTAGAACTGAAGAGATGAAAAACAATCTCCCAGAGGATGTCAACTCAGTTGCTTATGATGAGGCTCTTGATGATCTGTTCATGGAAGAGGTTAAACTAAGAGCAGCCGCCTGTCTTATTACAGAGAGGTCAACTACTCTAGATGAGAGATTCGAAATGGTTGAGAACGACTTTGATTATCAATGGTATGTTCCCATAAAGCAGATGATAGGACGAATGATGTCCTACGGTCTTCCCGCTACAATGAAAAAGACCTGTTCTAAATGCGACCAGGAGGTGTCGCTACGAATACCCTTTCGAGAGATTACTACGTTTATATAGTCATGACTCATTCTACAAGAATCTAAGTATTCTGAATGAGTTAATGAAGATGAGTCTCAACGATATCTTAGAGTCGGAACCTACCGACCTAAATGAAGTTGCAAATAAAACCATTGAAAGAAGGAAAGAGCAAAATCAACGGAGGAGATAGTATAAATGTTCTCAATCTTTGAAAGTGTAGGAATTGACCTGAGAAGGTTACTTCGGGGACTCACTAAAGGAATTACTCAGTCTATTAGAGATATGATTCCTGAAGGTGGTGGATCAATAAGCACCCACCTTATTAATATCGAAGTGAGGCTCGGTGAGATTGAGACAAGCATGAAGGAAGCTATCGTACGCTTAGATGCTAGTGTTCAGATGCAAAAATCGCTAGGTCTTCTTTCAAGCGTAATTGATTCCTTAGGTATGGAGCTATCTGAAAATATCTCAGATACTAGTGCTGATACGCAGCAGAGGAATAGTGAAAGACTCTCAGAGGTTAGAGACTTACTGAATGAGTTAAAGTCTACCATTGCTTTAGGTATCCAGGAAGCGAAGGTTGGGACTAATGATGTTACAGAATCTGTTGTTGATCTATCTGCTATTACTGGTCAGAGTTATGAAGTAATCCAGGCATCCTTGAGGGTTTTCAAGGATGTGGGTTTAGACATTTCCAAAGAGGTGAAGAGAATTACACGGTTGGACACCGCTCTTCTACAGAATAACGAGACTCTTCAAAACTATAGCAATCTCCTTACGAAGTTAAGTAAAGAGATAGCGGAATTTGTTGATCCTAGTATTAAATTTAGTCAACAGCGAACAAAGGCTATGTTTGATCTTTTGGATGAGCAGAGTAGAATGAGAAAGGAGATTCTGGCCTCCAAGGAAATCAACGAAGATGTGAAGAATGCTCTGACTAAAAATAGCGTTCTGACTGTTGATTATGAAACTTATCTATCAGATCAACTGAAACAGCGAAATATCGATTTTGAACGTAATAAAAAGTTGTTCATTGATTACTCGGATGTAATCAGCCAGGCCTATAAAGAGAATGTTCAGGATCTGTTGGGACGTTCTGCTTTTGGTGGTTTTTATGACTTTGCTAAGGAAGCAACTTCAAACTTTCAGTTTCTTAGGAAACAGACTGATAGGGCCGAGAGAGAAAGACGAAGGACAGAAAGAGCTAAGGTTGCTGGAGCATTCGGTGAGATTGAACAACCTAGAGAACAGGTTAAGGAGGTACCTACTCCTTCGGTGAGAACCAGAGCTGCTAAGTCTGTTAGAGTAACAATTAAACCTGTTACTGAGGAAGAGAGAGCTGCTATCTATGAAAAAGGGGCTGAGGTCTTCAAGGATGCACGAGAAGCAGGGAAAACATATGATGAGGCTATAGCAGCGGCGAATCAATTCATTGAGTCCTCTCTATCCGCAGCACGGAAAACAGAGAGGGTGTCTGGGGATCAGGAAGTCAAGGAATCCCTTGAATCAATTCGTGGGTTAAATGAGGAGACGCTGAATGTTTTAATAGCTGATGGGATGGTTCGGGAAAGAGATATTGAAGCACGGAAAAGAGAACAGCAACAAACAGAGCGAGCTATTAAAGATATCAATGAAGCCAATAGAGAACAGTTTGCTGATGAAATGGGGGATTTAGCTTCAAAGTTTGAAGGTAAAGAAAAAGACACTGGGGTCTTTGGTGTTGGTAGTCTCAAACAGAAACTGATGTCATGGATCCAGCCTATGCTTGCTTCTGGTCTATTTCTCGGGGGTCTCAAGATTCTAGGGGTAGCCCTTGTTTCCAGGTTTGCATATGTTCAGTTGAAGAATCTCTTTAAGGAAGCTAAAGGATTGTTTGATGATATCAAAAACCTAAAAGAAGCAGAAGAAATGGCCAAGAAGCAGTTAGAATTTCAAAAAGAGAAAGCCATTAAAGAACCAAAACAGCTTATTTCATCTCTTGAGAAAGTTGTTGAAACTCAGGGGGTGGAAGCAGCTAAATTTCAGGTTGAACAAAGTACAAAAGCTTTGGAGATAGGAGTCGAAGGTCGAGAGAAAGTTCTAGAGGATCTCAAATCACAATTAGCTAAAAGTAAGAAACGGATGGAAAGCCCACTAGGCTATATTCCCGGGGTAGCCATTGCTGAAGGGATTCGACAAGCAAGTTTAACTAAGAAGATCAAAGCTGAGGAAGCTGGTATAGCAGATAAACGTGCAATAGCACAAGCATACCAAGATGCTCTAGAACAAGCTACCATGAATGTGAAAGAAATGAGGGACAGTATTGTTGATAGGTCTCTTGACGAAGTAGGTAGAGTTGGTGATACAATGACCGAGAATTTGAAGAGAGCGGCTGATGAGATAAAGATCAAAGAGGAAGCTACGCAACTACAGAAAGTTACAAGTATGTCACGTAATGCTGCTGAAGAATATGCTAGGGCGAATAGGGAACAAATGGCAGTGTTCATGGATGCTATTAAACGAGGTGGGGAAGCAACTTCTTCAGGTGGAAGACAGAATCCATTAGAGGTGAAAGTGATGAAACCAACCACGAACATTGATGACATCACAATCCCAGTGGAGGGATTCTAAATGAAAGCAACAATTCAAGAAATAAATGCCGAAACCGGTGGAATCACTGAAGTAACAGGAATCCTTCAAAGTGATTCTCTTGACTTCAGTATTTCTAACTCTTATCAGAAACCATTCTCTGCTAATAGTAAGGGGATTTTTGATATTGCAGCACAAATAGGCTTTGGCGGGGGAGCAACGACACAATTTGGTTTTCAATATGTTGAAACCTGGGAATCTGCTACCCCACCAGAGGTTGAGATTTCAATTCTCTTTAGAGCCAAGGAAGATGGGGCAAGTGAGGTAATGGACAAAATCGTTGATCTCACTTCAATGTTCGGAGTAGATCTAACTTCAGGTACTGGAAGGATAGTACCCCCAGCTGGTTACAAAGGTGGCTTAACTTGGGATGTTCTGAATGCCGCTTTTGTCAATGGGGATTGGGGTACTTTGGGTAGAGCATTTGAACCACTTAGAATCATCAATGTTTTCATTGGTGATCCGGGTATAACTCAGATAAATCTAGTAAATCTTCTTCCAACACGTATACAGGGAAGATGTTACTTACCGATAATGAACGACGGTGTCTTTGGCCTAGCTCAGCTAGACTGTTCATTCAGGAAGAAGAACCTTCTCACTCGTGGTGATGATTTCTTTAGAGGGAGGACCAGATAATGGGTTGGGCTGTATTACTAAATGATGGTGACTTCTTCAAAAAGAAACGATACTCCTACCGGAAAGAGGGTTATAGTGAGATTACTGTTGCTAGCGACGAACAGGGTAGGTTGGATCTTATTGCACAACGTAATCTGGGTGACAAAGAATACTGGTGGATTATTGCTGAAGTAAATAATCTTATGGATCCCATTAACGAGGTTGTGCCAGGTATGATTATAAAAATACCATATGTCTCTGATATAGCAGAATTAAATACAACCTTGGATGATGCGATCGAAGTAAACAACCCTTCTGAAACTGTGGAGTAATCTATGCCAGCTTTTACCAATAGTCTTTATGCTGACATCAAATTTAATGAGCTCTCTCTACCAATGACGGATGTAGACTTTGAGAGCATCGTACTCTCATATGGGTTTCTCTCAGTAATTCCTACACTGAGATTCACTGGTTTTGATAGATTCGGGGTAACAACTGGTATTAAAGGATGGTATCCAATTACTCTGAAATTTGGGAATGGACCAGATCCGAATCAACATGTGGAAACTGAATTTCTCATATCATCAAAGCTATCCCAGTCGGGTATTAGGTTAGAAGAGAATCAAGAGAGAGTACTAGATTTTGCTGGCCACAACCTTCAGTCTGCTAGTTTGATTAATGATAGGTTGCCGAAAGCTTTCAAAGTAAACTCTCTTCAGGAAGTTTATGATCATTACAACTTCTCATATGAAAGAGAAGAACCACTTGTTGAAGAAGATGATTTCTTCTTTGTTTATAAGGGATATGAAACAGCATTGCAATTCTTGAGCAACCTTACTTACTTTGCTACCTCTGAGGATGATGTTCCTGGTATGGTAGCTTACATTAATCTTTCTGGTGAAGGCAAGGTAGTGTCGTTTATAGATAAGATCAATTCGGCCGAGGGAAAAGATGTAAAACCATCTAATTTGAAAGATGTTGTTAGGACACGATCTCATGTATACAAGTACACTCATGCTATTCTTAACAACAACCTCAAGTGGCAATTTTACAAGGATGCTTTATACCATACTTACCATTCACGTGATGAAGAGAATGAGACCGATAGTACAGGGACAACATTGAAACCTGAAGAGTGGCAAGATTTCGTACCCTACCTAACAGAAGAGCTCTTTGACCCAGAGAAAGAGGGAGCTGAAGCTGTTGAGGGTGGAATTGAACCAATCCGAACTTTTGACATAGGAAGGAAAAATGACTTACAACGACTCTATCTTGACACCTACGCTAACAATCATGAATTTTGGAGGTTTGTCCGAAATTACTTATATACCACAACTATACAAGGATACATATCCGGGGATCCAGAAGTTGGACATCTCTACAAAATAACATCAAACACAGGAGCATCTGGTCTCTATGTTGTTCTCCAGAAATTATTTTTTGTGAAAAGAAACTCAGGTATCTACACTAAACTCTACGGTGTAGTTTTGAAGAGAGATCCACGATGAACATAAATCAAAGAGGTTTTCAAAATTTTGGATTAACGAAACAAATGGTTGTGGGTAAAGTTGTTCTTCAGGATCGTGATGAGAATGAATATCTGTTATCTAGTCAGGTCAAGGTCAACTGCTTTATGTTTGAAGGGATGGTTGACAACGATGCTGCCACGACTAAACTAAAATATGATCTACTGCCCTGGTCCGTCTCTCTGATTCATAGGAAACTAGGGAGTGAAATCCTTGAAGGTACGGTTCCAGCGGTTGGTGATAGAGTTATTCTTCTCTTTGAGAATGATGATATCTCCAAACCCCTTTACCTACCTTATAGATACATCCGCCCTGCTTACATTGATGAAGAGACAGAAGAAGAGGTTCCTAGTGAGTATGATAACATCTACGAAGTGTTGGAAGAGATCTTTGATACCGAAACTCTAGATACAATTAATGCTGCACTGGAACAACTTGACCTAGACGAAGATTACTTCAAGGACAACTACGAAAAGATTGCTGATGAAGGTAGACAAAAGACCTTCTTCAATAAAGAACAACCTATAACATCATTTACTAGTTACAAGGATGAAACTGAGGTTGGAAGTGATAGTGATCCAGTTACACCGTTTTTTCCCTGGTTAAGGATTGGGAGAGCAGAGAAACCTAAGGATACTAATCCTGATGAGACTGAAACTGGTTTTCTCTCTCTCCTCTCCCCAAAGTATTGGTATACTTACTTTAAGGTTTCACTTATCACAATCATCCAGGGTGCTCTAGGGTTTTCGTTAGTGGGTGAAGATAGTAAGATAAAGATTACTATTCCTTACGATGACACCGATCCTGATAAGCGGTATGAGGTTGAAATTTCTCCTTTGGGTGTTACGGCACGATGTTTCTTTGGTTCTGGCCCACTAGATTCTCATTTTATCGGGATCTCACATGAAAATCTGGATCCCACCGGCCAATTTGGTGGTGATGAAATTCATGTAGCGGCGGCGGCAGGAGAGGGAGCTGCAGCATTTGGTGGAGAGAAGGTCCTTGTGGCATCTGATGATGAAACTGTTATAGAGGCAACGAACAAGATTAGAATCTCTGCAACTGATGAAGTAAAGATAGAAACCGCTGGTGAGATTCAGTTAGATGCCGCATCTAGCGTAAGAATACTTTGTGGTGGTGACATAAATCTACTTACCGCCGGGAAAGCAAAATATAATGGTAAGGAAATTGAGACGAAATAATCCCTATGCTAGGATGAAAATTTGGTGGGTAGGTTTAATTTGTTTATCCTAGCAGTGGAAATCCTTAACTTAAAAATCGACGATCATTGAGGAGAGAATTGATATGGCTGATTATGCTCTACTTTTGAAGACGTTTACTTTTACTACCAATGAGGATGAGGCAATTCTTGAATCGGTGAAGATGATTTTGAGAGTAAGCGACAAAGAGGCCTTAGGGATTCAAGGTTTTATGAATCTTAGGTCCCTACTATTTAAGAATGAGGTTAGTTTTACTAGGGGGCTAGAACCCTTAATAAGGCAGACAATAGAGAAATACGAACCAAGGGTGGCAGTGGATACGATCTTCCTGGATAGGTTGGATGCTAATAGTTATAAGCTTACTATTAATATGACATCCTTCAAGGGGAATCAACTCACATTAGAAATGGTCATTCCAGGATTTTAACGTAGGAGGCATAAGGTGAGTGAGCGTTTCATTACAACAGATCCAGAAACATTATGGTCTGAATTTTTTCAGTATATGTCGGACCAGGGATACTGGTCACGAGAGATAGAATCAGAAGCAGGGCAAGTAATCTCCAAGCTCCTATGTGAGATAGCCGGGAGAGTAAACTACTTTGCTAACAGAACATATGAGGAGACCTTTGAGGAATCAGCACGAAGGTTCGATACCCTGGTGAATTTTCTTCAACGGCATGGTTTCAATTTTGAGAAGTTCCTTCAATTCAATGCAAGACAGTTTACCATCAATAGGGTACTCTGGGGCGGCTATGAACTGACTGGTGCTACAGACTACACCTTTTCTGAGAATCCTAATACTGATCCAGACTACAATGCTTCATGGGAAGTGAATCTTACCTTGACTCTAAGTGGGGTAATTAGACTAAGGCATAAGTTCACTGATGATGGAAAAGTAGAAGGTTACTTCAAGTTCTATCCAACGAAGAAGTTGTATTCTGCTAACAACGACCCTGCTGTTTTTCAGGTACCCCTTACAATGAATGTAGGGATCACTATCACTAGGATCCTGGGGTTTGCTGCTCCACTAATTTCAATGTCTGTGACCAATTGGGAAAGTGGCTCAACTACAGCTTCCACGCAGTACGACATTGTTTCTAATCATGTCTTTCGGACTCTACTCCAGACACTTCAAAGTGTTGTCCTCACATCTACTAACTTCAATCAACTCTTCAGTAATCTGAACAAAGTTTACTACATCAGAAGAGTCAGTGATAGTACTGAGTTTGAGTTGTATGCTAATCAATATCAATCTACCGATTCCACAAAAACTTTTCTTTCATACAATGGCGATGAAGAACAAGTAATGATTGTATTTGAGGGTTTCAATGTGAATGACACAATGGAACTCTCGATACTAAACTCTGTTGAATTCTCGGGTCTTCTGAATACTGAGGATTTTAAGGTTCTTCTGGATGATACAGACCTGTCTTCTACTGAACTTCCCCTAGAGTTTATTACTGAGATTCTTAATGCTGGAACCATCACTTTGAATAGCATCACAGGCCAGGCTACCTACATTCCTACCGGTAACATTAAACTTCTACAGGCGTCTGACTTCGAAATCATATCATCTGATATTACTCGTTTGTCTGATACATTATGGTCATTTAACCTTCAACCGAATATCTCCCCCGTTAACCTACCTTTCACCTTTCGAATGAAGTTGAATGATCTTCCGGCCCCAGGTACGGTTTACGATGCTGGTGATGTTGATTTTACGAATCTTTGTAACTCTCAAACTGGAGCTACAGACTCTTCATATATGCTACTCAAACTTCTTACTGATGATGCTGATGTTACCTTCGGAACTATCAATATTGGGTTTGAAAGAAAAATCTTTCAACCGAATCTTTCCACTGTTGATCTCCTTAGGAACTATATGAGAGATAAGAAGGTTGAGAATAATGCTTTGGTTACCAGGAATGATTTCAGGTACCATCTTCAGAACATCCCAGAGGTTTATGAGTCTAATGCCTATGAGGAGAGTGATGTTATTAAGGTAACATTCTATCCCTACACTCAAGCAGTGATTGATGCTGTGAATGAGTTCTTTGTAGATAATTCCTTCGTAGACTATACCATCCTGGCTCCCCGTGAATTAGGATTGTGCTACATAGGAAATGTTTATCATACTTCAAGTGGAGACATTAGTGATCTTTTCAATGCTGCTCTTGAGAATCTGAATTACTTCTTTGATCAGACCCTAACACTCGATACTCTCAAGTCTCAGATTGCAACGGAGGTTGAGGAGATTATTACTCTCAATGGTACCTTCCGTTTTATGATATCAACGAATGAAACTTATGCTCCAACGGTAGCTTTTAGTGATACCATTAGTAGAAATTTGAAGAAGTTTACTCTCGTTTTTCCTGCTCTTGGTTATCATCAGGTGGAGCTATCTGACGCCTCGGGGACGTATCAGGATGCTTATGTATCTATCTCATATACGATAGATAAACCAAATGGGGTGATTAGTTTTACGCTGTCATTCTTAGGGTCTACCTCACGAATTTATGTTCTTCCAGTATGTGACAATTATTCTTTAATTCTTAACAATAGAGAGTACATGAAGGGATCATCTGTCCTTACTACCGGTATTGTAAACTTCGTGAATGACTAAGGGAGTAACTCAATGAACTTGAAACTAATACATTTGATACCAGAATACCTCAAACGCAATCCTTCTGTGTATCAATTGTTCGAGGGGTTGGAAGAGGTTCTTGCTACGGAGGAGATACAAAATTTCTTTGAGAACATTTCCCCAGATACAACCTTCTATCGGGAACGCTTAGCAGAACTAATCTTCATTCAGTACTATAAAGAGAGAGCATTACCTTACACTCTTAAACTTACTACTGATGATAAGTTAAGACTAGCAGGAAGTTTTTATAGATTGGATGGATTGATTGGGACGAAAACTAAAGTTCTTACCGAGATCTTCAAATTGTTTGAGTATCATCTAGGTGTTTTTGTTATTAGACTTCGTACAGACGGTGCTGGAAATTATGGTATTAATCCTATCCTGTATCCGATTGAAACCAATGATTACTTGGTCATTCCCATTTTTGATCCCACATCTACGAAGGATGAATATGACTGGGCAGATGACTTTGCTAGGTTGAAAGAGTTCATTGACTACTATTACTATCCCTTTACAAAGAATGTTATATCTGGGGCTTACTGGGGTGTAGTGATTCCACCATACCAGGCAAACGTTACAGCTTCTATCTTTGTTCAATGGTTACAGTATCTTTGGATTCATTGGAAGTGGCAGAATGAACAGAGATTAAATGAGGATCCGTTAGAGTGGGAAAATACAGACATTCCCTACGCTGAAATATCAGTGAGCTTTACTAACACTGATTTTACATATACCTTAGAGTATGATCAGGTTACTCAATTTCTTTATGCTGATATGGGGGTACATACAGATACTGTACAGGGCTTCCAATCAGACAAACAAAGTACCACAAGAGTTGGTATTGAAGTGACATTCACATAATTACAGGAGGCAAAAGAAGATGGATGTTTTAGCTGTATGGACCAATGATGGTCGTGAATATCTGGTGGATAAGGCGATTGCTGGTTCGGCTTGGGACTTCCCAAAGTTCCTGGTTGGTACTGGTGGTTTCAATTATGTTCCAGATGAAACACAATCGGCATTAAATACCCCAATTGCTGTGGATCAGACAGATCTAACTTTAACGAAACCCGCATTCAATGTACTTCGTTTCTACTGTCATCTGCCACAGATATCAGGACTTCCAGATCCTTCCACCATCAGTGAGATCGGTGTATTCACTGATACCGGGATTTTGTTTTGTTATGGAGTTTTTGATCCAATAGCTAAAACAGATTCAAATGAAGGCTGGATACAACTTCTGATCAATTTCTGATAAGAACATAAAGGAGGCATAGGAAATGGGTGCTACTAATATCGCTGGTCAGAAAGTTTTTGGTAAATACGGATCTGAGTACAAAGGTGACGTACTCAAGTATGTATTCGAACATGTTCTAAATGCTGGGATTCTGGGAAGGGATGGAATTCCCTTTGTGAGTGGATCTGATGTAAGAGTTCCTCCTTTCAAGGTGGCTATACTTGATAAGGCGGGGGATCCCGGGCTCATCAATATCAGTACCACATTGAACTACGATGTAACATCGGACCCAGGTGATGAATACATTATAGCACGGTTTGAATGGAAACCGCAGGTCAATGAATGGATGGACATTCTATCCGTAACATCCGGAGAACTGGTAGCAACAGATATCATTCTGGCATCAATCAGTACCGGCCCATTGTCGGTTGACAGCGTACCTGATATCGATCGCTATAGTGGTGTAGTTGAGGCCGTTGGAAACATGGGCCCCATGGTATTCCCGGTTTCATATGTTACCAATACACCGCCAGCTCATGCTGCAGGATTAAGGATAATGGTAGGAAGTGCTGGCACAGGAGCATTTCTAAATCACAATTACGAACTGGCTGTATCCGATGGGAGTTCTACCTGGACCTTCTACTCCTTTGATCATGCTACCTTCTTCCTGGACCTGGATGCTGATCAACCAACTCCCGCTCCAAAGATGAAGGCTGTACAGACTGCGACAGGAATCTTCAATGCTGGATCCACGATGGTGCACAATGACACTCTTTCAATTGAGGTGGATTCAGATAGTGCCACCTATGGGCATATAAGTGGTACAGTTTACAAGAACCTTACTACCTATCTTGGATTGAAGGTTCCTTGTATCTCTCCAGTGGAGTACATCTCTAATACACCCCCGGCTGCCGCCCAGGATAATAAACTTTATCTCTGCTCTGATTCTCCTACTGGAGATTGGAATGGTCATGCTTACCAGGTAGCAAAGGATGCTGTTGGTGGATGGGAATTCTTTGACTTTACAGATGATACACTGGTTCTGTCAAAAGAGAATACAGCAACCAAAACAAATTGGAGATTCTACATCTTCAAATCTAATCCATCAGGTTATACTCAGAAGGTATCTGAACTGGTCACGATGGATGAGGTTCAACAGGGATCTGCATACAAAAAGATTACAGCGGCGGAATATGCTGCAATCATAGCAGCCATTGGCGATAATCCTGCTACTGTAGAAGCTGTTGAGGACGCTTCAAATACACCTCCAGTATCAGCAGCAGATAACAAAAGATATCTTACTCTGGATAATCCTACTGGAGATTGGAATGGTCATCCTTGCGAGATTGCTATTGATGGCGCAGGAGGTTGGCAGTTCCAGCAGTATACTGTTCCTGTTCTGGTTCTATCAAAGATGGATAGTACTAAACAAGAGAACTATCGTTACTGGGTGTTTAAGTCTTCTACTGGCTACTTCGCTAAGAACCTTGAGTCATTCCTCAAGATGCCAATGATTCTTCCAGTTTACGATGCTTCAAATACTCCACCTACACCTGCCGGGGATGATAAAAGATATTTGATCCTTGATTCTCCCACTGGTGCCTGGGCAAGTTATCCACAACAGATTGCTACCGATACTGCTAGCGGTTGGGTATTCGAAGCTTTGGATGATGTACCAGTCCTGGTTCTGTCAATGATGGGCTCTGCTTCAGTTGATGACTGGGATCTATACATAGTACAAACAACACCATCTTTCCTAAAGCGGTGGGAATTGACGGCTATCCAGAGAACACAGTTTGCTACTCTTGTTGGTGGTAGTTCTGCTGATGCTTTACATAGTCATGCTCAATATGATGTCTTGGTTAATCAACTTGACTATGTAAAGTCAGAATCTCCCTCTGGTAGCTTAGTGGATGATACTCTACTCATGGTACCAAGCATAGGTCATCTAGGAGTAGTTACTTCAGATACTCTATTGGGTAGGATGAAATATATCGATGAACCTTTGAAATCAACAATGGACATCTGTAATGGACAATATTATCCCATATTGGGGTCTGCTGTATCCTTTGCAGGTACTGATATCAGATTCTTAGACCACCCAGAGTATATCATGGTTCTAAATAAGGCTAATGGGCATCTTTATCTGTATGATAAGGATATGTCACTGGTTGATGATATAGATACGGGGGATACAAATATATCTGACAAGTATGGTTGGTATCAGAACTATGTGATCCTCTTCAAATTCGATACCAATACTCTCTATGCTCATATTATTGACATTGATTCAGGAACCTTATCATCGACCGAATCATTTGTTATTGAGGCATTATCAAATGTGGAACTTAGTGATGCTATCTTCGTAGCTAATAATATGTACCTCTTAATGGGGGGTTTAACTGGGACAGATTATAAAATGAGAGCCCTGGCTGTAGATATGGGAACCCTCTCATTGTCTCAATCAATTGTGAAGACGGTAACCTGGTGGAATGGTGTAGCTACAAGTGGTTCGGTTGATGGTTTGAAGGTAATGAGCCAAGAGGGTAATTTGATCTTTAGCTGGGTCAGTTTGAATGCTGAAGCTATTGGGGTAGATCATTGGATGGTTTACTTATATGACTTTTCCTTCAAGACCACTGTTGCTTTAGCGTCTGTAGATTCCTTAGAGTATCTAATAGATTCTTATGACCTTACAGGTGGTGATGTTACGGGTAACAGTCTGAATGTTATGAATAGGTTGGTTGGAGACTCTCTTGTTAGGTTCATAAGTGCTAACTACTCTACAGACACCACTCCAGCTAATCTTTATAGAGTGGTCGGCCTTAGACTTGCTCTTAGGGATCTTTCGGTGGCTAAGGTAGCCATTATACATAGTGGTACCAGTCCGAGTACAGAATTTGCTACCTGGTACTTAGGTCTTGAGAATAAGAGTAGACAATTACACTTCGATGTAGCATCTGCACATGTGTTTGACTTCATGGTATTTAGTGATCGCGGAGAATTGAATTCTACCATAACTGCTATAAAAGCAAACATTATTGGGGGAACTGTTGCTGATGGTAGAATTTTCATCTTGGTGAATGACGGTGTTACAGGTAACGTACAACTTTGGATAACTAATCCGGATGGCACCATTATGTCTATCCAGATCATCTCCGGGACTGACCTTACGGATGTAGCAAATGGATACATGAAGGTAGTGAAAACTACTGAGTTAGGTCTTCAGATTCTCTTCTTGGATAAGGAGAACAATAACATTTATCCTCTGAAACTAAAGAAAATTGAAGACAATATCTAGAGACATTTGTAAACATGGGTGGAATCTAAGGATACTTTCATCTAATGCTTACTTTCCTCTTTCATCTTATTCAGGTAAGTTTTAATACACCTTTAACATCAGCATGGGTGATGTTGGTATTGTCACTATTATATCTAATAATTAAAGATCATTTTAATGATCAAAACAGGAGGTAAAAGAAAATGGGAAGAACTGCTGACTCGATCTTACTGGATGTGTTCGATCAGACCAAGGGTGCGATTAACGTGGTAGCTGATGGTGCTGCTGCATCGGTGGATGCTATCGGTGAATCTACCAACCTCGATGAATTTCTGAGGTTGGCTCATGATGAGGGTAACCATGCTCTGAGGGTGAATCTTAAAGGTAGCGCTGCTATGGTTCCTCCTCTCGTGTCTGCTGCTGCTGAACCCACTCTTGCTGTTGATGGACAATCCGTCCTGTGGTATGATACTTCAGGGGCCGATGCTCTCTGGTTGGTCACCAGGCTGGCTTCCGGTGATCAAAGAAAAGTTCAACTAACCTAAGAGATCGATCAATGGGGTTGGTCTAATCTCAGGCCAACCCCTATCTAACGAAATCTGCAATACTCGATGCCAATAAAGATTTTCAAACGATAAATTTCATGGGAGGAATACATGAGCAAATGGGCTCTTGATAAGCTACTCAAGTTTATTTACTTAGTAGCCAACAGGAATCTAACAGTTAAGTTCACTGATACTCCATTACCCGATGGTGATATTGGTGAGAAGACAAACCTAGATGAGATACTAGGGAAGATAGTTGATGAAAGTGATGGTTCAGTACGGTTGGGGCTGGCTGCTGCTATTCCCGGCCACGGAATGGGATTCTGTGAAGTTAATGGTGATGGTAGTGCTACCTATCCACTAACGGATGGAACCCCGCATGAGAATAGGGCTATTGTATGGGAGATAGGAGGCACAGTACAACCTCTCACTGGTGTATACACTATAGACAAAGCTGCTTCCCCAAACCCCACTATTACATTTACTCCGGCATTAACTGCTGGTCAGAACGTAATAGTGCTTTACAAGAAGTAATGTAAGGAGGAAGAAATATTATGACACGTGGAAAAATTTTATGGCTTGCTTTCCTGTTCCTCCTGGTAACTATACAGAGTGCTTTCTGTCTGGTACCAATACCAGGGACTAGAATAGATGTTGACTCTATGCCAACTGATAGGCTTATTCGGGAAGGAACTAGAGAAGCAAATGTTTTCGGTACAATAGAGGTCGAACACCTTTATGTTACTGATATCTCTGGGGTAACAGTTGAAGTTGACCTTAGCGACTATACTCGCAGGGATGGTACGCACGAACCTACTGCTGACTGGGATTTTGATGGTCTTGCTATTACTAATCTCGGCACTCTGGAATGTCAAAAGTTATCAGCGGTAACTACAGTCGAATGTCATACCCTGAAAGCTAATACGGTTGAGATTGGCACAACTTCAGCTTTAGCATGGTTTGATCCCGTTACTGGAAAACTCTTTTTTAAGGATGACAATGTTGAGGTCAATATTACTGATCTTGATATTGAGATTACTGGCAAGATGAATCAGGTTACGGGGCCAGTTCCCGGTAACTTTGTTGGACTTACCGCAGGTGGTGATGCTTCCGATTCAGGTTTTGGTGCTTCTGATTATTATACAAAGAGTGACCTTTACAATAGTGGTGAAGTTGATTCACTTCTTTCGGGTAAAGCAGATGTTGGTGTAGCTTATACCAAAGCAGAAACTGATGCAACCATTGAAGCATATGCTTATTCTGAATCTGAAATTGATTCGATTATTGATGTGGTAAAAGAAGCACACCGAGTTCTGTATGTACGGATAGACGGTAGTGATGCTGGAACAGGTTCTGAAATTGATCCTTTCCTTACTATCGCTCATGCTTATTCTGTCGCTGAAACAATGACACCTACAGCCATTGACCCGGTGGTTATTGATATTCTCGGAAAATTTACCGAACAGGTTACTGTGGACATGGCGGGGATTCATTTGATTGGATACGGTCAAGGTGTTTCTCAGTGGCATTATGCTGGTAATGCCCTTATCATAGCCGACAACGGTGTTGACCCAGAACCGTGGGATATGAAGATCAAGGGCTTTTCCATTCAGTCCACTGATGCCGGAGAATACGGTGTTCTTATTCAAGGTATAGCTGGAACAAGTCTGGGCGGTAATGAGCTTCAGTTTATGGACTGCCGCCTTGGGGGTTCAAAATCAATCCATTCCAATATTGTAAATGGAATTGATTACCAGAATACCTACATAACAGGCGATATGCTCTATGAGCAGACGGCTGGTATCTGGTATGAGGGTTCTGAATCTTCCGGTGACATTACTGTTGACTGGGATGATGCAGGATCAAAACCGAGTTGGGGGGCGCATTATGGTGTGAACTTTGTTCAGCACCTCCCCCGTGGCAGTCTGACCCTTTTGAACTCCGGCACACTGGGGGAAAACTACAGACCCCGTGAACTTGATGACAGTACTACTGATGTTGCAGAGGTCTGGTCATCCGATAAAATCAGCACTGAACTTTCCGGGAAACTGGATACATCAGCAGTCCTCGATGATCTGTCCGATGTCAATGCTGGTTCCCCCACAGATGGTCAGGCTCTTGTCTGGAATGATGGGGCGGGAGAATGGCAGAACAGTAGTGTAGCCAGCGGGACAAACACATCAGAGGTTGAAACAATCATTGATGATTATTCATACAACAGCACTGAGATATACACTCAGACTGAAACAGACAATTTGCTGGATGATAAAGCAGATATCATCAGTGGAGGCACTGAGAACAATGTAGTTACAATTGATGGTTCGGGTAACATCAAGGACAGTGGGGCTAGTATCGGTTCTATTCCTGATGCTTCCAAAACCAATGTAACAGTTACCTGTGCTTCTTCTGGTGCTGATTATTCCAATATCCACAATGCTATTGATTATGTTGCTTCTAAGGGCGGTGGAACAATAGTTTGTAGTGGACAGATTGCTTTTACTCCTGCTTCAAAGGATGTTTCAAACATTACTTTCAGAGGGGTATTAAGCGATACTGTAGTTGGAACTACTTTGTTCTGGTCTAATGGAGCCGGAGCATGGTATGGTGATAATGTTAAGTTTGAAAACCTCATTATCTACTGCCGTAATAGTACCTCTGGTTCTTTGTATACTGCATCAGGTGATAATTACATTGAATTAAGTAATGTAGGATATATCACAGGTGGTGCTAGTGCTAATGGTAATGCTATTTCTTGTGGTGGACATGAGTGTATAGTTGTTTGCCATAATGTCAAGAAATGGGGCGGTACAAAAGCACTGACTCTAAATGACGGAAGTGCTACAATCTATGGTTTTGACAAATCGGAGATTCACTGTACTACTCCGGCAAATCTCTATCTGGATGCAAGTTCTAGCCTGTCAGGTGGAACCCCCTCTGCTACAACCTATGTGGATGATGCTTCAAGGGTTGTATACAGTGGAACAGTTACCGGGGCCAATGTTAAAGCAGCAATCGACCAGCTTGATATTGATAAAGCCGATACAGCTGAGGTTCCTGTTAATCTGAATGATCTGGATGATGTTAATGTATCATCTCCTTCTGATGGGGAAAGCCTTGTTTGGAATGACTCCGAAAGTGAATGGACAAGTGAAGCTATCTCAATGGATACCAGCTTCTATAGGACATACTATATTGCTCCAAACGGGAACGATACAACTGGTGATGGTTCATTCTCTAATCCGTGGGCTACTCCGGGCAAGCTCTGGACTGAAATTGGACAGGCTGGATCAGCAGCAGAGTATCAGCAGAGGTTTAAGGCTATCTTTGCTCCGGGTGAATACACACTTACAGGTAGTGAGATAGTTCCTTATCGTTCTATTCAGCATATTGTAGGTGGGGTTACTTTCACTGGAAATGTTACGCAGGAGATAGCTGCTGAGTATGAGTACGGGGTATCCTCTGGAACCTTCCGGGCTGTTCCTTCTTTTAATGGGATAGCTTTTGGGAACGGAACTCATCCTTCTAAGCAGTCTGGTTTTACCATTGACGGTAATTTGCACTTACAGGTTGAATCAGGGAAAACAGGGTCGACAACCCATGATAGAATCTTAACCCATACAAGGATTACTGGAGATTTTTCAGAAGAGTCTGGTACTGGTACAAGTGTTATCTATATGAAAGATAGTTCAGTGTCTGGATCAGTAACGGGTTCATCTTTTTACTGGCAGCAGGTTAAGGGTTGTAGGTTCATGGGGCCGGATTTTGATGCCTCTACCATAGTTAGCATCCGTGATTGTCAGTTTAGTTCTGATGAGTGGGGAGCTAATAATACCGTGGAGATTGAGTGCAATAACTTTGATACAACTTATGCTGTAGGTAATTTCACTGATTGTTTCTTCCGAAAAACGGAAATTAATCTTTCAGCACCAAAAACCTGCACAATGGATGATGTATCTGCAAAGTGGTTCGCTGACAATGGGGCCATAACAGGAGCAGCACTTACCATTACAAAACTGGTTGATCTTGACCTGAATGATCTTGGTGATGTTTCATTTACCTCATTACAACAGGATCAGGTGATGTATTGGGATGCTGTAAGTTCTGAGTGGAAGAACACTGATATCAGTAACCTTATAACTGATACTTATGAGGTTACAAGGGTTCAGTGGGTTGATGGAAACCGTACCGATTCTTATACCGAGGATGGTTCAGAGAGATTCCCGTGGAAAACTATACAGGGAGCATTGAGTAATATCACACAACCTTCCAGTGGGGCCACAGAGCTTGCTCAAAGGGATGTTATCTTGATTTATGCTGGAAGGTATGATGAAAGCCTGTCAGTGGGTATAAATATCAGTGTGTCCTTGATTGGTATAGGCCCGGTTGTTCTCGGTGATGGTGTTGGAACATACTATGCCTCAACTACTCCGAGAGATATCACAATAAACTTTGATGATACTCAGGATTACGGGGAACGCAGACAAACTTTCTATATTGGAACGCTGACCCCTTCCACCACTTCTACAACTCACCCCTCATATGGTTGTGGATTCATAGTGTCTGGTGATATCAACTGGTCAGGTGGGGCTTCTTCCAGCAAAGAGTTCCATGCAAATCAGTTGAAGGTTATCGGGGATATGGATGGTTCTGGCAATGCTGGCAACCTTAATATGTTCCTGCGTGATTGTATGTTTGATGCTGCATTTGATATGGATGCCTCTGCTGGAAATCTTCTTGAGGCCCAGAACTGTGAATTTGATGAAACCATAGAGGTAGCTTCATATGGCAGACTGGTACAGTGTGAAATCAGTAATGGTATTGATGGAACATTCACCGATTACATTCCACCGGGCGGTCTAATTGACTGTAAGTGGAAGGGTGGAAATATTTCTGGAAGCGGTGGACATCCAATGGATTCCGAAACTTATTCATCATTCCTTGATAACGGTGGGACATTTACTGGTGGTGGTACTGTAACACTGCTTTCAAAGACTGCCATTGAAGCCGTTATTGCTGATGCAAGCATTGATGATCTCGGGGATGTCAATGTAGGCAGTGCTACAGATGGTCAGATGATGGCATGGAATGACAGTGCCTCTGAATGGGAAAATGTTGATGCTCCATCAGGAAAAACCACTTCTGAAATAGAAGGTATCATTGATGATTACTCGTATAACTCTACTGAGGTTTATACAAAAACAGAGATAGACAATCGGGTTCTCAATGACCTCTCTAATGTCAATGTTTCCACTCCCAGTGATGGTGAATCTTTAGTTTGGGATGATGGAGCAGGAGAATGGACATCGGAAACTGTCACAGGTGCTGGTGATATGCTCAAGGCTCAGTATGACAAAAACGACAACGGCATATCCGATTCCGCAGAGGTTGTGTATGATGGTGTGAATAACTCCACCGCTGCTGAAATCAGGACACATCTTGATAATGATGTGATACTGGATGCGAGTGATGTAGAAACGGTTATTGATGCCTACAGTTACAACAGCACAGAAATATATACAAAGTCTGAAACAGATTCAACTATTGAAGCATACACTTACTCTCAGGCTGTCATTGATGGCAAGATCAGAACGGATGCTGAAATAGAAGGTATCATTGACGATTATTCTTATAACAGCACAGAGGTTTACACCAAAGCGGAAACTGATTCCACTATTGAAACTTTCGCTGCTGCTATTACACTTGCCGATCTCAATGATGTAAGTATCTTGGGAGTTGCTTCTGATGAAATTCTTATCAGGAATAATTCTAATCAGTGGATAGCAAGAAAGATTCCAAAGATCGTCAACGGCTGGACACTGGAAGTAGGTGTTAATGGTGTAACCAATTATCCATGTGATGCTGATGCCTCAAGGAAGATGGAAGGTATTCCGTGGGTTACAGTTGATGACACCATTCAATATTATCCTTCTGATTTTACTATCAGCGGGGATAAACACAATGTTGTTATTACGGGTTTAAGTGGTGGTGAAGCCATTACCATTTATTACTCATACGATGAAAACCTGTAAAGGGGGATGAAATGAACGACAAGTACAAACGCTTAACACTCATTACATTAATTTTGCTGTCGCTGTGTCTTCCAGTATTGGGGTTGAGAAATCCCCCTGATGCCCCAGAAGATACAGTTGTAACTGATTCTATTCAGGATACAGCAGTTACACTGGACAAGTTGGCTCCAGAAGTAGATGAAAACTTCTTGGATACGGCAGAGGGGTATACTAGAACTCAGGTAGATGCTACAATCGAGGCTTACATTGATCCCTCAGATTATTATACTCAGACTGAAACCAATAATCTGTTGGATGATAAAGCTGATGTAATTACTACTTACACTAAGGTTGAGGTAGATGCAACAGTTGAAGCCTATGCTTATCCTAAAGCTGATGTCTATACTCAAACAGAAACAGACAATTTACTGGATGATAAGGCCAATGCAACAGATGTATATACCAAAGCAGAAACAGATTCTACAATAGAAACCTATGCTTATTCTGAAACAGAAACAGATAATCTGTTGGATGACAAAGCAGATATAGTTTCAGCAGGTACAGAGGACAACCTTGTATCTCTTGATGCCTCTGGCAATATCAAGGATAGTGGTTCCGCTGTATCAGATTTTGCTAGTGCCTCAGATGTGTATACAAAGGCTGAAACAGATTCAACCATTGAGGCTTATATTGACCCTGCTGATTACTACACACAGACAAATATGCAGACATCAGGACAGGCACAACTTCACTGGGATAATGTCACCAATAAACCTGCTATTGGTACAGGTGATATGGAGAAGTCTACTTATGATACTAATGATGACGGTATTGTAAATCAGGCTGACACCATTACTGATTTAGATTCTACTGTAGAAAATATCATTGATGCCTACTCCTACAATTCTACAGAGGTCTACACGCAAACAGAAACTGATAATTTGCTGGATGATAAGGCAGATACGACAACCACCTATACAAAAGCAGAAACGGACAGCACCATTGAAACCTATGCATACAGTAAATCTGAGATTGATACTGCACTTGCGAACTATGCATTAGGTGATCTTTCTGATGTTAATGTTTCTGCCCCCAGTGATAATGATGTTCTTACTTATGATACTGCTTCCGGTGAATGGACAAGTGAAGCTATAGCAAGTGGTACAAATACATCAGAAGTTGAAACTATCATTGATTCCTACAGCTACAACTCTACTGAGGTATACACCAAAGATGAACAGCAAATTATATATCCTGATGTCCTCAATGCTTGGGTTGCTGCTGGTATTCTTCCTATTGCACCATCCACAGGTGATCGTTATGCTTGTTTAGTTGCAGGTAACGGTTGGACTGCTGGAAATATCTATGAATATAATGGTGCATCATGGGATGAAACTATTACTACTGATAATAGTCAAGTATTGTTCACTGATGATACAAAAGGTGTACCAATGGCAGAAGGTTGGTATCAAAAGGACTCAACAACAGGAGTATATATCCCAACTGGTAATTACATACTCCAATCACTCGACAATCTATCAGATGTTGATGCAAGCACTTATCCCGGTTTTGACGATGCTTATTTAAGATATGCACATACACCCGGAGAGTGGACGGTTGAAGTTTGGAACAAAGATCTTGCAGGACTGTCTGATGTTAATGTTTCTGCTCCAAGTGACAATGATGTATTGACCTATGATGGCGGAACTGGTGAGTGGACATCAGAGGTTATTCCTGCTGTTGATGCTTATACTAAAGCTCAAACAGACAGTACCATCGAAGCATATACCTACTCTCAGGCTGTCATTGATGGCAAGATCAGAACGGATGCCGAGATTGAAGGTGTAATAGATTCTTACAGTTACAACTCTACAGAGGTTTACACGCAGACGGAACTTGACAATGGACAGTTGGACAATCGTTATTACACTGAATCAGAAACCTATACCAAAGCGGAAGCGGATTCCACAATCGAAACCGCTATTGCTGCTATTGATCTTGACTTGAATGATCTTGGTGATGTCAATGTTGCTTCCCCAGAGGACGGTGAGGCTCTTGTTTATGACTCTGGAACTGGAGAATGGACAAGTGAAGCAGTAGCAGGTACTACATATTGGGATGCTGATGGAGATGATATTGTCAATAATAATGTTGGCAATGTTAAGGTTGATTCTCTTGAAATTACTGGATATGCAAGTTTACCTACTACATCAGGGCAATATGTAGGAGTTATATCCCAGAATGGTGAAAGATTGCTTCATACTTACACAGGTTCTGGGTCTTCATTATTTCTTGGTGTTCAGGCTGGTAATTTTACTCAAACGGGTCAGAGCAATATAGGTATCGGAAGCTATACTCTACAAGATGTTACCAGTGGCTATAATAATACCGGAATAGGTGCTTATGCTGGAACGGAAATCACCGAGGGGTTCAGTAATGTTGGAGTAGGTTATAACTCATTAAATACTGTGACCACCGGAGATGAGAATACAGCTATAGGTTCATTAGCATTAGCTGATTGTAATAGTAATAAAAATACTGCAATCGGGTATAATAGCTTGACAAATATTACCTCTGGTAATGCTAATACAGCATTAGGTTATCGTGCTGGTTATACTAACACTACCGGATCAAATAATATCTTTCTTGGTAATGATGCAGGGTATTATGAAACGGGGAGTAATAAACTCTTTATTGACATTTATCCTCGTGATAGTGAATCAAACGCTCGTGATACTTCATTGATTTACGGTATTTTTGATAATAGTGTAGCAAATCAAAAACTTTATCTTAATGCCGGATCAGTCGAAGTCGAAGGTACTTTGAAAGCTGTTTATCTTGAGGGTCAGTATGTAGGTTTAACGGATGAGGTTAATACAATACTTTCATCAGTAACACTTGATGATCTATCTGATGTAGATGTATCAAATCCTTCTGATAATGATGTTTTAACCTATGATGATGCTTCTGGAGAATGGACAAGTGAAGCAGTAGCAGGTGGTGTCTTTGAGGAAGATTCAGATGTGGTCAGGGAATCAGATACAACCTACAATAATGACTTTGTGTTTGGTTCTCCAACACTTAACAGACAGATACACGCAACCAAAGACAGGCGGTTTTTCTTTGATGATAGTAAAGCTGCTTTCCGGGCTGGGTACTGTAACTCTGTGAATTGGGATGATGCTAACAGAGGATCATGGTCGGCTGCTTTCGGTGATGATTGTGCTGCCAGTGACAGTTATGCTTTTGCCGCTGGATATGCTTCTGATGCTACCGCTGATGCTGCTGTAGCTATGGGGTATCAGTCACAGGCTACAAACAATTATGCAACTGCTATCGGTTATCAGTGTGAGGTTGCAGGTTGGGGCGGTGTTGCTCTTGGTTATGGTAATAATGCCAACGGGGGTAATGGTGTTGCTTTGGGTTGTAATGCTACTGTTGATAGTAGTGCAGATAACTCAATGCTTATCAATCTTGCTGCTTCATCTTCAACTCTTTCTCAGGACAATACTTTAGCAATTATGAGAGGTAAGGTTGGTATTGCAGACCTGACTCCCTCATATGAGCTTTCTGTAGGTGGTACTGTTGAAGCAACAGCCTTGAGGTCAGATACAATCAACCCCCCATCTGGAACACTGGAAGTTTCAGGAACTATTGAAGCAACGGCATTTCATGGTGGTTCTGGCTCATTTGACCTATTCCAAGATGGCAGTGGAAATCTTGTACTATCAGACGGAGTTACAGGGGATAAAACCCTTGCTGAACTTGCTGCCGGTGGCGGTGGAACTTCATACTGGGAAAAAGCCGGTACTGTTGTCAGGGCAAACTCCAGTGAAGTAACATATTCAACTGATGATTTTGTATGGGGTTCACCGCAACTTGCCGATGATGGTGATTCTGACCATGACTATAGATTTTTCTTTGATAAGTCAAAAGGAGCTTTTAGAGCAGGTCGTAGTTCATCTACAGACTGGGATGATGCCAATATCGGCTTTCTTTCCAATGCGTTGGGATATAACACAAAAGCATCTGGCATATACTCATTTGCTGTTGGCAATCAGGCTGATGCTACTGGTGCTTATTCACTTTCAATTGGAAGCGGGTCAACTGCTTCTGGTGCAAATTCTGTAGCATTGGGAGCATCTAACACGGCTAGAAGTGCAAATTCTATAGCATTAGGAGCCGGAATAATTGTAGGTACTACGGATTCAGATGCTCAGTATTCAATTGGTTTCAGTTTAGACTATAATACAACACCGACACTTACACAAGCAAGCACTATGGCAATCATGGGGGGTAAGGTTGGTATCAATGATCTTGCACCTGCTGAAGTTCTTGATGTGGACGGTAATATCAACATTACTGGTGTATACAAGATTGATGATGTTGAACTTGTGATTCCTACTGTCAAGAGTGGAACAGATGAGATAAATGCCAGTATGGGTACATACACAACAACAGAAGTTTCTTTTAGCACTGCATTTGGTAGTGATGATGTTATAGTTACCATTACTCCCAAATCATATTACAGTGGTATGTCATGGATGTATATAGGTGGCTCATTTGGGGTTCAGGAAGCTGATAAAGATGGGTTCATTTACTATGTTGTTGACAATACTGGTGGTTCAAGAGAAATAACATGGACGGCAACAGAAGCAAGTAACCCGTAACGGAATGAATTACCAGGGGCCGGTCTAATGGGCTGGCCCCCCCCTTTACAACTACAGACGAAAGAAAAGGAGGATAGCTAGAATGCCAGGTGATCCTATTACAATACAAGATAAGATGAATCAATTCATGGGTCAGATGTCAGGGTTACCTGAAAGACTAGAAAAACTCCTTGAGGGGATTGAGGCTCTTAAAAATAAGATTCATCAGATGGAATTGCAGAGTAAAGATGACGAACTAGAGTTTACCAACATCAAGCACAACATTGAGATGTTTGAGAAATCTGTTCGTCAGGTTCTTAGAGACCTTGAAAAGAAACAGATGCATACCTGTATGACCGGACAATGTGCATTAATGGAAAAGATTAACGAGTTCGACCTGTTTCAGAAGGTACAAAAGAATACTGAAGCTAGAGAGACTAAGGAAGATAAGAAGCATCGTTTTAAGGAACACTTCTCCAAGTATCTTTGGGGTATCCTTGGTGCTGTCTCTCTACTTCTAATTAAGTATTTCATTGGAGTTTAAGGGGTGAAACTATGACAAAGGATGGAAAATATCGTATCCTATTCATGGAAGATGAACACATTATGAGAAGAATCTGGACAAGATATCTGGAGGAAATAGTACCAGATGATTATGCAAAGCTCCAGGTAGATTGGGCAATGGATGTTCTCACTGCAAGAGAGTGTATGAAAGTTCAGACACATGATCTTCTGGTGCTCGATATCCGAATCAATGGTAACAGTAGAGCTGGCTTGGATTTTCTCATTGAACTTCGTGACTCCGGAGTAACCACCCCAGTTGTTATTTACACTTGTGTTTCAGAAAGTTTCATACTCGAGGAACTACGAGGTAGAAATTGTATTACCATTATTCCTAAGAATGCTCATATGGGTGAGGTTCATAAAAGAATAATGAATGCTCTTGATCTAATCACTAACGGAGAACAGATGATGGACAAGGCCCAATCTATGGCTTCACGAATCGAGGCCTCCATTTCAGCAATTGAAAATGTTTTCCTACCGGATGATGAACAGATCTAAATGGTCGTTTTGCCTCCGATCAATGGTTTGGTTCGTTTGTCACCTACCGTATTGTGGATACCTGTGATGAATCGTTGGTTTTGAGCAGGTATCCTCTCTTTTTATTATGATCATTACATCCACATTACAGCATCGGAGGCAATATGAGTAATCTAGTATTAGCGGTAGATACTGGTTTGAATAACATGGGATTTGCGATATTCGATTGGGACACCAAGGAAATCGTTGACTTTGGTTATCTGAATCTTAAGAAACGGAAGAAAGATCGTAAACCATACTATGATCATTACACAATTCATTTCGAGAACCTAGAGATCGATAAAGAGGTTGAATTAGGAGTCTCGAGAATGACACCTGAGATTATCATCAGAATGATTCGCCGATGGATCTCTACAGTCAAAAAGCACTATGCTAATATCACAAGAGTATATATTGATGACTACATTTATACCTTAGGTAGGAAAGTTCTCTCACAACTAGCTGAACTCAATGGTCTCTACTTCTCACTCTTCCACCTCTACTTTCCAGGAGTGAAACTGATTAAGGTAGGACCATCAGCTAAGAGTAGACATATAGGAGCTATGATTCCCAAAGAGTTTTCATCCAAATCAAAGAAGTATCAGTTAAGGGATAAGAAACTCAGAAAAGAGATCATGGTTAAGCAGGTTGTTAAGATCATCCTTTCATCAGAGTATGACATAGACCCTGATGAATTTCCTCATGATACAGCAGATGCCATAGCCTTAGGTTACTATGCTGTACACAAGGATCCACCTGGTATCGGGGTTGGAAAGAAGAGAAAAAAGAAGAAGCGTAGGAAACGGCAGATAAAAATATAACCGCTATTCCTATCGCCCCAGAAATTCGGTAGGTATTAAAAATTACCATTATCATGGGGGTGATATGTTAAACATTATGAATGAAACATCCAATGGTTCTATCAGAACTGCTGTTTTTATTGAATCTGGTTATGATGATTTGTATGATGACTATGTAGACTACAAATTCTTTCTAAAACTTCTCAAAGTATGTTCCATCAATTGTAATCTACAGTTTGAGATTGAACGTTTTGATACAATATATGAAGCTACCGATTCCCACCCTAACCTATTAATTATCTCAACAGCTATGACCCATGAGATGAATTTTAGTAAGGATGAGGTTAAGGCAGATCTATTTATTCTAGATCAGTTTATCATGCTAAATCCCAGATCATTAGTGCTTATGTATTCCACCACACTTTATAATATGTATCTCCAATTATTTTCACACCATACGAATCTAGTGATGGGAATGCCTAATGAAAGTAATCAACTTACCTGGTCAAAAATCATAAAAGAATGGTTTACACCAGAATGAAACATAAAATGGAGGTGACACAATGAGAGGGAACGAAAAGAAATTTTGGCCGGTTCTAATGGAATTTGAGGGATACTGGAGTAATGATCCTGATGATCCAGGTGGCACAACAATGTATGGCGTTTCATCACGAGCGTATCCTCAGTATGCTGAACAGATTAAGAATAAAACCTTGAGGATGTCAACAGTATTCGAGGAGGTATACATGCCACGATGGCAAAAGGCCAAATGCTCAGAGTTACCATCAGGGTTAGATATCTGTGTAATGGACTTTGCCTACAATGCATCACCACATACATCCATTCGTCTCATGCAACAATGTCTCAACATTAAGTATGACCTTCAGCTAAGAATGGATGGACTCATAGGTCCCATTACACTTAAGGCGGTAGAAGATTGTTTGGGAGGAGAGGATCATTACAGCAATGTTGTTGTAGAAAGATTTGCAGCCTTCTTTAATGACATGAGAGATAAATACAACATTGCTCTCGTACGGAAGAGGATATGGACCTATAGTATCTACTACGGAGTTAGTAATCGAATCAACAAATTGAATCTTATCTATCTTCCCAAGTTCGTAAAGGAGGGGAAGGAATGAAATTTCTTAACAATAGACGAGGGCATGGAATCTTCATTAGTCCGAAGGATCTAGTTGTAGGAATTGTGAAAGCGCCATTTAGTTCTTTGAAGTGGGCCATTAAGAAAAGAGCTACCATGCGGAAATGCAACAATTGTGGCAAATGGAACTTTAGGAAAGGGTTAAAGGATAAACAGAAAGGAAGATGCATTAGATGCAAATATTACATGGGACGGAGGTGACACAAGGAATCATAAGTAAACCATTAGATTACATACATAAACGGAGGTGAACACAATGGAATGGCTATCATCAGAGGCCGTTAGTCTCGTACTGAACTGGTTGATCAAAACAGCTATTATTGTTCTTCTTCCCATGATCTCCTCAAAGGTGAAGAAATACGTTGATACCTATGAGAAAGATATGGAAGCGAAGAAAGCTGCCGCAGAGGCACAGGGTGAGAAGATACAGTACTACGAAACCAAGCTGGACCTGGCTGAACTAATCGAAACTTTGGTCATGTCAGCAGAACAAACATTGGTTAAGGAGTACAAGAAAGCCCAGGCACCTGATAGCGATGGTGGTGCTAAGGTAACCGATGCAGAGAAGAAGGTCATCAAACAGAATGTTATCAGCGAGGCCAAGAGAATTCTTGGTAAGGAAAAGATGGATCTCCTTGATAAGTTCATGGGTGATACCGGTGCATACATTGAGCATCTAGTGGAACAGAATGTGTTCAAGGTGAACAACATCGGTAACTGATTCAGGTCGTACATACGTTACGATATTTTGGAGCATGGTTATGGGATAGAGTTCATTCTCTATCCCATTTCCGTTGATAGGAGGTATGATGACAATAATTGAACTCGAATGGAGTCTCAAAACCATTGCTTACATTCTTATGGGTGGAACCATTCTTGTCTCAGCGATGGTAGTAATTCAAATGATCTCAATGTGGATGACCACCAGGAAATTAAAGAGAAGGAGAAAAGGGGATAAAATAAAGGGTCAAATTTTTCCCTATATGGGTCGTTGAGATTTAAGTTAAGGATTTCCACTGGTAAACCTAACAAATGAAATCTTGGTACTGTTTTGTCATTCTGGCAAGGGGGGTTTGAATGGAATTAATTGGTGATCTATTAAATGATGTACTTGTGAATTACTTCAATCTAATTGTACTACTGATATTTACACAATTCATAAGAGTAGCGACAAAAGCGATGAAGAGAGCAGATGAAAGTGGAGCTACTAAATACTATACTGCTACCGAACTTGTAATGTACAAAAGGTTAAAGCATTGGTGTAGTGCAACGGGTGATTATATTACGAACCATAGATACGAAATGAAGACAAGGGGATTAGGTGCCTTTGGAAAATATCTGAAGAGATCATTGAGACGTGAAATGAGTTTGGAGATGAGTGATCGTATTACATCACACCTTGAGAACAGAATCCTAACCAAACTACACAAAAAAGAAGGCTTACAACTTGGGAATGTCGTAAGCCCCTTTGGAACTGAATATGGAAAGAAGAGTGTTTCATTCACCTTTAGATTCTAATCATCATCACTAACTTCACATTTGGCCTGTAAGCTTTCTATCTCGAGCTGACTCTTGAGAAAATTCATTAACCCCCGGTGACTCAACTTTCCGTTACTTCTACGTGTTATTTCCTGGTACCTTGAGAAGTTGTCCACAATCAGATATACTTCACTCTTGAACTTCTCGAAATCAGCGGTGGAGACAACGTAGTAATCCAATTGTCTCTTAACATCTTCCAGGTTAATTTCCACCTCTCGAATCTTACCCTCTAAGTAAAAGACTCTTCGGGTAGTTAGAAAGATATGGAGAGCAAGAAGAATGTAAAGGATAGGGATCGCATTGTCCACCATGAAATGAAAACCTACCCGGATAAAGTTCATGATTCCTCCTACATGTACTCGAGATGAATATCTCGTGGGATTACTTCCATTAGCGCTCTCATGTCATTGTCTGTGAGATACCCCACGACTTTCAGTGCTAGGTCTGGTGCTGGAGAATATTCTATCCACTCTGTTTCTCCAGTTTTGGGATTGGGGATTCCGATCTTATCAGATTCTGCATTTCGTTCTAGTGGGGGATCTATTCCCTTGAAGGTCCCCTCCATATTTTCAACTGACATAATCATGATGATCGGAATCCCTTCCTTGTCTTTTGTTTTGTGAAAGTGAAAATTCCTGTTCAGTAGGTGTTCATTGTTCTCCATTATTCCTCCTTAACTTTTTGAATCGTTTAGAACATCGTACACAACGTTGGAGTAGATCCTGTAGTGAAGATTCAACATCAACCTTTGATTCCTGAACGAAGTAGCTATATTTTATCGTGACCATATCAGGAATTTCTTCGAGTGGAGAATAGTGATTATAACCACGACGAATCATTTCAGCAACAATTCGATCATGGCGTTTCTTGATGTCCCTAAACTGAAGACAATTATTACGGACATAGCCATCGAGACTGAGTCCTTTCATAATCATACCTCGTAGAGCATGCATCTCTCTATGCTCACCCAACAGATGTTGTCTACACATTATCTTTGGATCTACCATCCACATTCTCATGAGAACCTCCTTATATACTATAAAAAGGCTATTTTCTTCTATTCTCGACTAGAAGAGCAATACGTCTAAGGATCCTTAATTTCTCACTAACACTCCGTGCTTTGTTCAGATTAGCAAGTTCCTTTGCGGGGACTGCTATGGCTTCATTGGCTGGAATGCGTAGGGTGAATTCAAGGTCCTTACCTTTTGTTGTCCAGTGGAAGAAAATCCGACCTCTAACCTTCAAGGCAGATAGCCACATCATTACATTAGATAAAGCTTCTGGTATTCTACTCATGTTCATTAAAATTGTACAGCTTCGGCTACTTCGATATCAATTTTACACTTTTTATGAACCCGCTCTAATGCGATACTCACCATCTCTCCAGCGACCGTGACATCTTGAATACTGTCATAAACCCCGAATCCCATTCTGTCAATCTGTACTCCAGAAGGATGCTCATCCTGTTTTAAGTACAAGACCACGTAAGCAGAATATCTAACCTTTTTCTCAAGGTTATTGGGTTTCTTAAACGTTTCTACTCTAGTCATACATTTTCTGCCATCACCAAACTTCTGCTGAAACCTTTCGAACATCGAAATGATGTTTGGAATAATGGTCTTCTCCACAGACTCCTTGTCCATTTGATACCTTTTTAGCAATGCCTCTAGGGTATCCGAGATGGGTACAATAACTAGCGTATCCTCCTCAGGTGGAGGAACTACCTTAACTCCTTCCACATCTGACGTGGAGGGTGTAGTTACCATCTCTTCCATACTCTGTATCTTTTTCTCGATCATTTTCTTTACATCAACAGGAATGGAGTCTGACCTTTGTAGACTTTCCTTCAATGCTTCAAGAGTTGTATTTAATCTCGTCTGGATAAACTCTTGATCAATCTCTGGTTCATCATCGTCAATGATGTCATCGTTCTGAACCCCATTTTCTGCCATATGAATTCTGAAGTACTCTTCGAGATCAATGGTCATTCTGACACCATTCTTCTCATCTGTAGCCAGTGCCTTGAGGAGAATGGCATAGTTCATCTGGTCATCAACCCTTCCAAATAAACCTTCACTTTCTACCCTACCAGTATTGGTGAACTTAAGGATCGCAAGCATATGCTTCATAGCATAAACACCCCAGACCTTATAGGGAGAGATATTCAACAATGAAGCAATCAACTTAAAGTTTAGAAGAGCATCATACTCCTTCATACCTGCTGTGTAGTCAGCATTCTTTCGTTTCATAACATCAAGTGCACCACCGAATGTTTCCTCCGCCAATTGAATGAGTTGGGTATCATTCATCTTTCTTTTCCTCCTTAGCTCCTTTAATAGCACCTATGAATTTATCAATTCCTTCAGTGACTGACACATCAACATGCTCTACCTTGGTTTTCTTGTTCTTATCAAAGGGGTAGGGAATACGATGAACTGCCATTTCCACCTTTGTTTGGAATCCCATAAGAACCAATTTCTCTTCTAGCTCGCCGTTGATCATAGAAATATCAGAGTCCTGATCGGGGAGAACATAGCCCCTCTCTGCAGCTTTCTGTTTGAATATCTCTTGAACGATGGCCTTAAAGATGTTATCTTTATCGATCATCTGTAGACAAAGACCTAATTCTACTTTATCACGATCACCCTGAGACTTAACGATCGGTGGATTCTCAATTAGTGGTCTCTGAATCTCTACTCGGCAACAATGCTCTAACCTTTTGTACTTATCCTCCGTGGTATGCCCATCCCAATCATTCTCTCTGTACCCCAGATGGGAGAAGAGAAGCATTTCAGAATCATGGATGTGCCAACTCATTTGACCACCAGGACCATCAACCACAACAATGTTCATCCAGTCCTGTTCCCAGGAAAGATCATCTTCGGGGTGCTTAGTAAGATATGATGGGTAGATGAAGGTGAGGAATTGAACCATTAAATTCCTTTCCTTGTAGGCCTGGTTCTTTGAGGCCTCAAGATCTTTCACCTGGAATTCTAACTCGGAAACATGGCTGATTGTTGATTGGAGTCGTTGGAGAAGTTCATCTCTTATAGCATCTGATCCCACATCAAATTCATTGTTAGTAGACCCAAGCATCTTGACACCATTTTCATAGAATACATATGTGACATTACTCATTGAGACAGACCCCCCTTGCATCTTCGATTTGTTCTTCTGTGTATCCATAGGTATTCTGAAGTAGGCAGTTTACTACCGGATACCAGGCTGGTTTGTTTACTAGCTTATTCAATAGCATTGACATCAACTCTCTAAACTGAGGATGAGCTTTCTTGTTGAATAATCTCATGTGGAATAAATATGCCCATTCTCTAAGATTGGTTTTAACAGCTATCCTGGTAGCCAATGACATTGGTAGGATATCTCTTGCTTTCTGTGGTGGGATACCTTCGTTAACCATCTTCTTGTATGTATATGCTATGTCATCCAGAATCTTTAACATATACATTGGGTAATCCCCGCGGATAATAGGAATCTTACCCTTCATCTTCTTGTCGAAATTGATGTATCTCGTACTCTCTTGCAGGAAGGAACATAGGCGATGTCGGACAAGTTCATGGGATACTCCACGGTTCGTAGTAAACATTACGGTCATATCCATGAACTCAAAGGCTGCCTGGTGGTTCAAACGTGTCATTTTATCCATGAGAGCCACGTAAGAATCGTCGGAGATTCTTTCTTCCGAGCGGTGTGATAACCTAGCTACAAACTCCGAGTTTCTGATATTCTTTAGTACGGGCTGTTCGATGATCCTGACATCTTGCGGAATCATTTCTATATTTTCGTACATGATCAGCTATCCTCCTCTGAAACTTTGCGTAGGGATAAGTAGAACCTATCACCCAGTTTTAATGTTTTATTGAAGAATCCACCATCAAATTTACCCGAGCCTCCAAAACTTGCCCCATTGATAAATGTACACCCGTAAACAGTTCTCTGGTCTCCAGCCGGTGTTCTCTTCTCCCCCATCGTTTCAACTCTCAGATATACGAAGATTTCTGTATCACCAGGTTTCTCAAAACTTAAAACTACCTCAATCTGATCATTCATCTCCAGATACAGGCCTTTAATATCCTTCTGAACCATAGAGAGTTTATGGATTGGCTTAGTAACTGAACGGAGGTAATACGTTCTATGTGGTTTCTCAGGGTACTTCACTTTGGTTACTACAAAAACCTCAGCCTTTACTCTGAAACTCTGGCCAACTAATAAAAAGAAAATGAGCAGCAAAAAGTAAGTAAACTTTCTCATTGGTGACCCCCATTGGATGGAATCTCATTGGTACCATGAATACTGAGACCGGTTGTAGTTTTGTAGAACTGTTCAGTGGCCTTCTTAGAAACTTGATTGTTGGAAGAGATTACGAACCAGGAATTAATCTCCTGCGTGTGAGCTTCGTGTACCCACGGTACATAAGTCTTTTGAAAAGCTAGGTTTCCTCTGACCAAGACTGGGTTAGCCATCAACCTTACCATTGATCCCGTAATAATGAAGATTGAATTGAGCCCTTCCTTAGGTACCTTCCAGTACCCCTTGGCTAGAACTTCTTCCCCAGTCACCAGTTTCAGTGCCCAGAGTTCCTCATTACATTCCTTAGCTAGGTCTTCCTTTGTGAGAAGATCATCTGTGTTCTCTGTGTCATTAATGTCTTTGGGTTCCTTTACCTTAGTCATGTCATCCATAGTGTTCCTCCTGTTATTTTTTATAGTTTAATGGGTTACCACCCCTTTTGGGCCTCATCATATCCATCAATCCTGTGGTCTTTGACCTTCCTTGGTTTAGCATCATTCTGTAGAGATCCTTCCTAGCCTGTGGACTCATGTTCATTCTACTCTGTTTCTGTATTAAAAGATTTGCTACAGCTCCAGTTACTCCATCAGAAAGGTCCTTACTGCCTCCATCGGGATGATCAATCTTTGCATCTGTCATCAACTCTAGTAACTCTTTTTCCTCCTTCCATAGCATTCTATTCTTCACTTTCTTTACTAATCCCATATAGACCCATGTCCTGTAGATTGTATGATGTGACATCGTTCTATCCACGGATAACTCTCTGTTTGGAATATTAGCTACTGTTAACAACTGTCGTAGGTCACGAGATTGATAACCATCAGTAGTTACCTCGATGAAGTGTATTCCAATATCATCACGGAGGAAGAAGAGAAAGTCACGAATCTTAAATAGGGGAATCTCATCTTTAGCTTGAATACCTAGAGCAAAGGGAACTAGAACTATAGGTACATGTACTTCATTTGGTTTCTTCTCATCCACAGGACTATCGCTTTCTTGATCTAGAGTTGTTTTTAGTAATCTTAACTTCTCTTCCTCATCTGGAGAAACAGTTAGGTGCTTGAATGATTCCACCATAGCAGCACCAATGCCCAATCTATCCCCAGTCAAACCAACATCAATATGTACTGTCATAGCTTGTCCACGGAGTTTCATCAGTTCCTTAATATTAAAACATGATGCTACCTGAATTGCATCATAGAGAGAAAGTTCTAGAATATCTCTATTGATAGGACGTTCTGTGAAAGAAGCCTTGAGGAGTTTTCTATTTCTAAAGAATCTGGTCCTCATCCTGTTTACACTAACACCAGCTATCTCAGCAAGGGCGGATAGAGCATCTAGTTCAAATGCTGGAAGATACTCTACAGGGATTTCATATGATTTGATTCCATCAACATCAGGAATTTCTTTCTTCTTCTTTACTATCATGGGATCCATGAATGGAGAAACTGCTACATGGAATGTATCCCCACATAGTTTCTTTTTGGATCTTGCTACCCAAACTGGGAAATCAAAAACGATAACATGTTTCTTATCTTTTACCTTCTCGATATAATCCTCAAGGAAATTGTCTTTCTCTTGTCTGGATGAAATGAGAAAGAGCTTAATGTACCTAAGGAAGGGTTGATCAGGGTCATCAAAAAATCTTGATTTCATTCTCCGTATGATAGCTTTATACATTTTCAATGCCCGCTTCTGTGTGAAGAGAGCCTTTCTTTGTTTCTTGTCTGTATCAGATTCATTCACCTCATCCATCATTCCGCTAATGACATTCTTACCAACAGCCCCGAAACCTTTAGCAAACATAGAACCGGGAGCTAGTAGAATATTCTTAGGGAAGATGGGTTTTGGGTATTTCGTATTCTTCGAAAACCTAACCCCTAGATCCCTAAAAACAGGAGCTTCATGTATAAGGTTCCCTAGGGCCAGAATGTTTCCTTCTTCACTGGCATCCATTGTTACATTGAAGAATAGGTAGAAGATAGGTTGACCTCTGATCATATCAAAGGTATCATGTGGATCTTCTAATAATAAAAGTTTGTAGAGTATGAAAGATGATCCTATTATAGCTAGAGTGGACTTCCCCGAACCAATAGCTCCAGTAGCAATAACCTCAATGAGGTCTTTACCACGCTTTTTACTGAAGATAGTTTTCAAAGCTTTTCGCCAAACAGGAAATATATGTTTCCCTTGTTTGGTACTTCTACCTATGAAATAATCTTCCGAGAAGTATTCTTCAATTTCTACATTAGGGACCAATCTTTGGTAACCCTTCTTACTCTTGATTATATACATGTTATCATTCCTTATAAAAGTTTTCGTGGAGATTTAACCTTTTGGGATTCTACTATAATGGTAAACAAATTCAATAGCGGTACCAAATTTTCATCCTGGCACCTATGATTTAGTTAGAAATATATCCCCACTTATCTCTTTTCTTTGATTTGGTGAATAGATGGTCATATTCAAAATCATTGCGATGTGAGATAATGAAGAGTTGAGTTAAGTACTTTTTGGTAACATACTGGATGAGGTTCACCGCTCTAGGAAAAGTTTTCTTATCTAGGGTATTAAAGAGCTCATCCATTATAAGTACTCTGTTTCCTGTAATAATGTTCAGTGATGTAGCAAAGATAAAGATTACAATTTCTATCTCGCTATTGGCTCCACTCATCTCATCAAACTCAATCTTCTCTCCTCTGCTGTTTTCTAAATAGAGTTGACCATCAATAAGATGTATAGAGCTATTACCCTCATATGCTACCAACATGAATTCGTTCATCATATTAACGAGGTTGGCTTTCATTGTATCATTAATTACCTTGATGGTACTTGATAGCGATTGCACCGAGGTTTCAAGCTCATTGATGTTAGACTCCTCTATCCGACGTTGAATCTTTCTGTGGGCATATAACTCGTCCTTTATAGAACTAATTATGGCAGAGTTGGGACTCATTCTTTCGCGGAGCTTGGATCTTTTTTGACGAAGAGGAAGGGTATCAAGGTTCTTTTTAAGTTGTGTTTTCGTAATTTCTGGTAGGTCATCCCTTGTGATCATTTTCTTGAGAGCTTCATTAATTTGATCATTGACCTTTTCCCATTCTTCCTCCTTCTCCTCTAACTGTGCCAGATCTTGTTTAATTGCTTTTGCTACCTTCTTTAGGTTTACTGTTGAGTGACAAAGTGGACAGGTGTTCTCTGAGTCATAGGATTTTGTGAAATTCAGAATCTTACTCTTGGCTTTCATTAGGTGATTGATAGCGCCAATTTCTTTTTGGACATCTTCCAACTTATTTTCTAGCTCCTCGATCATTTCAGGTTTTACAACTTCTTTCCCTTCAGTTTGTTTTCGATAGAACTTAATCTTAGCCTGAAGTTTATCTAGTGTACTGATTTTCTGATCTAGTTTGTTTAGAGCCACAGTATACTTTTCTCTCTTTTCTTTTGCCTCATCTAGTTCAATTCGTTTTTCTTCAGGATCAAATTCAAAGTACCACTCTGGAATATCTTTTCTGAACTTCCGTATGTGGGATTCTCCCTCTTTAACAAATTGACTGATACAGTCCAGGTCAAAGAGTTCTAAAAGAAATTGATCTTTTTTCATTTTCTGTTCTACTAACCAGGTGTTAACCTTAGTATAGTAGATAAAGCCAAAGAGTTTGAAGAAGTGGAATCTTTGTTTAGCGAGACCATTGATTACTTTCGTACTGGATGAATAGGGCTCATCCATTGAATCGATCCATAAGGAAGCATCAGATGATTTTTTCCGGTTGTAGAATGTTCGTTGAATCTTGTAGTGATGGTGGTCATGTTCAAACTCTAGCATTAATTCACAGAGCTTTTGATCATGACGAATGAGATTTTTCTTCACACCACCATAGATTGCAAACATTATAGCCTGAAAAATTGATGTCTTCCCTATCTTGTTGTCACCTACAATCAATGTCACACCATCTTTCAATTTCATTGAGAGGGTTGAAATTGATTTCAGATTCTTTATCTTCAAACTCAATAGCTTCATTTATATGACCTTTTACTTTGCTACCTCGGGAAAGTACCCTTCCACCATGTAGCGTATGTAGTTAGGTAGATAACCTAGATACTGCTGGCGATACTCGTAGATGCACGTAAGAACTACCATCTCTGTAAGGGCATCTTGTTTTAGTACCTCTCTAATAAGAGCATTTTTCCACTTGGATTGAAAGGTAGTCTTACGGTTGGAGTTACCTGTTCTGGTTAGATCAAGCTTTATAATCTTACTCTTGTAGGTAACTCCAGGGTCAGCATTCTTATTCAGATCTCTGGCTGTTTTGATATTCTTCAAACCAAATTCTTCTAACAGCCTCTGGGGGAAGGTGTTGATTGAGATGTTAAATGAGGGAGCCAGCTCACCGAAGGCTTCACTCATACCCCTGAGAAAGAAGGAATGTGTGCTTTCTTTGATGTTATTAGGCACCAGGATATTACACCAATTTACCCAGGTGTTGCTTTCTTCTTCTGTCATAGCTCTCCAATTTTCATCCTGAGCTAATGCTTCCTGAGCTTCCTTTAGTCTCGTAATTGCTTCCTCTTGCTTTTCTTTGGTCAAGGCGGATGGATTATTCCCCTCTAGTTTTTCTTGATTAATGGTTTCATTTATAGCCCTATCAAGTAGTTGCTTTTGAAGTTTATCTGTGGACATGACGCCTTGGCCTCCTTTCTCTTAGTTTACAACTTCGTTTGAAAGTCTCGAATTTCTTGAATATCTTTTCACCCACCTCTGTTTCACAAAAGTCAGCTCGATGATCCTTCCCTATTCCGGTTGAGATTAAAACCTCTATTAACTCCAGACATGATTTCACTTTGGCATAGAAGGCATCTGAGAAGTTGTAGCGATCGTTCCTAACTATTTCAAGAAACTCGATAGGATTGTTATTGAATTGAATAGATCTAGCATACCAATCTATACACATTTCAATAACATCCAACTGGGTCATGTCTGTTTCATACCTGTTACCCGGAAAGTGTTCTGGATGATGTCGATTTCTTTGATAGTGGAGTCTCACGGCCTTTCGTTTTTCTGGACCCATTGCTTTCCAAGGATCGATCTTTACTCCCTTGTCATCATCACCCATCTGAGCAATGGTTCTGGTGTCAGAACACATTCCTAGGTATTCATCCTTTTCGAACTTACTTGCATCATGCTCTGCTGCTCTCTTCCCTATAGCTAGAGCTAGACCTACCTCGTTGTTATTAAGGTAGAAGTGAATAAGATGGTCTGCTACGTGCTGAACTGCTTTTCTGTGGGAAAGAATATCTTCCATCTGTGTAAGATGAGATACTCGTTGTTCAGTTAGTACGTTTTTTCTTCTTCTCTGTTGCAATCCTTCCCTCAATTCCTTGTTCATCTGGATACACCTCCTGGATTCTTTCTCTTAGTTTGTTTAAGATAACTATCTTTCTTTGCCTAATCGCCTCTTTGGTTACTCCATAAATATATGCTAACTCTTTAAGAGATTTGTTTTCAAAGAAGTATTTTTCTACTAGATATCTTTCACTCTTGGTTAGGATTGAGAATCCTACTCTTAACAAATTTTCCTGGTCTACTTTGGTTTCAATCTGTTCAAAACTGTCTGCTTCGTAGCTAGCGGGAAAGTTAATAAAATCAATTTCATCAAACTTCATGGGGATAATGGTTTTCTGATAAACTTTACTTCGTTTATAGTGTTCTTTACGACCATTCTGTTGAAGGAATCTTTTCATTTTCCTCCGAACATAGTAGTAGGCTATTGTGGTAAAAGCTCCCTTCTCGGGATTAAATTTCTCTAGGGCTAGTATAAGAGCTATTCTTCCCTCCTGCATAAAATCTTCTATAGACATAGCAGCATCTCCTTGAAATTTGTTAGCATAATATCGAGCCCATTTTAACAGAAAGAAATGATAGGCCTCAATCAATAGTTTTGAAACATGGTGGATATTCTTTCTCTCCTTATACTGCGATGCAATATCTGCCACCTGTTTTGGAGATAATCGTACTTTATACTTTTTAGCGTAGGGATCTCCCTTGATTCTCTCAGTCATCATCATTCTCATCCGGATCTACATATTGTTCTAATGAAGAAATCACAGCACTATAAAGACCTGGATTCACTTTCATTAAGAGGTCTTTGTCGACTAGAAATTTCTCGTATAATTCTTGTATGGTACCTTCTGGAAATATCTCAGCACTGGTATCAAACTCAATTCTAGAGCATCCATTCTCAGAAAGTAATCTACTAAGAGCATCATGAGAAACTGACTTAGAAGTAACTATCACCTTAACCAACTCACGGGGTGTTCTTTTTTCTCGCTTCTTTTGTTTCTTCTGCTCTTTTAGGAGATCCTTTACATCATCGTTATCATTAACCTCTACAATCTTCTGTTGTATCTGATGTTCAAATGAGCGGATCTTAATTTTGTTATCCGGTTTAATTACAGCGTAATAGTTCTTTCCTTCGTAGTCCCGATCAAATTCTATAGGAACATAACTACCAAGAATCATTCCTCCCTTGAACTTCTGGGGAGTATGGTAGTGTCCACTGATAATATACTTTGGTGACATCTTTCTAATTCTTCGAATTTGTTTAATATCAAAATGCCCTAGAACGATTCTACCCTTTACTTGCTTCTCTAGAAAGTTGTAGTCTAATTCTTTAGAAAATGGTATAATGTAAAGGTTATGGTTGGGGTGTGAGAATGTAGAACTAGGTGTAGTATGCCAGGTTAGAGTAGTGCTCATTTGGGGGAACAAGGTATGCATTACTTCAAAGATCGGTGTGAATTCTTTTGTTTTAGGTAGTTCGTGGTTACCCTGAATGAATGAGATATGGTCAACTACCCTACTCATCATCTTTATATAGTAGCTGAACATCTGGAGCGAATCGTTATTAAGTAGCCAGGAGTTGAAGAAATCTCCCAGACATATCACACTCTTACACTCATGTTCTTTAATCTTCTGCATCATTTCTACGATTCTACCCCTGAAAGCATATTGAGTAATCTCAACATGCATGTCTCCTACAATGAATACTCCTTGATTTTTTACCGAGTCCATAGAAATTAACTCCTATAATTTTGATACAATCTCTTTGAAGAGAAGGGTTGGTGATTTATACTTTAGGAAAAGCTCATCTGTTTTGAGTTTATCCCAATCTGTCCACCTAGACTCTAGAAGTTTTAACATAATGATCCTGGCTTTTCTCTGGTCAGGTGTTTGGTTTGTTGAGAGAAGGTAATCGATAGCAGCCACCTTAGACCAATCTTCTGCGATATCTCCACTTTCTGCAGCCTTCCCTTTCTTCTTAACTGCTCCTCTGTTAGCCTGTGAAATAGTCCAGAGCATGTAGTTGTAATAGTTAACTGAGTCTCTGAGCCCGTAGTAGAGCTGATTAATTCCAAATCTCTTATCACTCGAATTTCGAAGGGTAGTGAATAATCGATGAAACATAACCTCAATGTAATCTATACCAACCCAATGTGTGGGATTCCCTTTATCCTTATCATTCTGAAGATCCTGGTTAAGATTAGATAAACCAAAGGTGTATGATGGATAGTATTCGACCTTGAAGAAGTTGTTTCTTCCCTTATCTTTCTTTACCTTGGCTAACGCGATGGGATTAACAATGAGTTTGCTCTTCTCAAAGATATCTTCGAGAGACATCTCCAGGGTATAGAATCTAACATTGTATCCTTGGTGATAAGCTCTTAGGGCAGCATTGTACATGAGTGTTGTTTTGAAACGTTTAGCAATACCGAATAACAGTACGATCCTTCTACAAGCTAAGCCAAGATCTGTTCCATTAGAGAAGTATTGATCCAGAGTAGGCCACTTAGTTTTGATGCGGAAGTCTATCTCTTCTTTCCTACTCTTAAGTTCTTTTTCATAGGCTTTAACCTGCTCCATATCACTGAGGTCTAGAGATTGCCTAGCTCTTTTCTCATCACGAAATTCTTTGATTAAAGAATGTCCCTGCTCAAGGATTTGGAATCGTCTATCCAGATCATGACCTTCTAGCAATTGTTGGTTAGTATGGTTGATAATTAAAGATTGGAACTTTTCTTTTACGAAGGTAAGCAAGTAATCATCGGAATGTTTTCTGTACTTCTTGTACATCTTCCGCATTTTAACTATTACATAGTTCACTTCTAGTTCATCATCGTACCATTCCCAGGTTGAATAGTACTCCAGGAATTTTGTTTTGAGATCATGAAATTTCCTAGCATTACTCTTTCGAAGACTTTCTATGAACTCTGTTGTGAGAATTTCGGTTGGTAGTAATCTAATCTTGCTGATGTACTGACTGACCTTAATCTTTCTTCGCATCAGCAAAAATAGCACAACGATAAGTTTAACTTCTTCCATTGAGTTCTATTACTCCTTATTTTCGTTGAGGTATCTAAGTCTAGCTTGGGTTTCTTCAAGCTTCTTAGCAAATTGTTTTGGTGCTACTGATAGTTCTATGATTCTTCTGTAGGGTATAACAAGATGAATACCCTCTTCTCCTATCAGTTCTAATGTAAGACTATTGCTAGCTACTTGCATTAAAGCTCCTACATATTCTGCTTGATCATTTAATGTAATTAGAACGTGGCTCTTTAGGGGTATTTCTAGTGCTTTCATTACTACCTTAGGTAATATATTTGACTCTACTCCTGCACTAATAAGATGCATTGACCTAAACCAAATCTGGGCATGAGAGATATCTACCTTCCTCATCCGTTTGAGCTTAAAGTAAAACCCCCATTTCTCTTTTTGTTTTAGAATCTCATTTCTACCGACAGTTGAGTAGAAGTAAGGATAGGAATCTGAGTTAGCAATTATCAGCCCTATCTTTCTGAGTTTGATAGAGTAGATAAACTCATTAAACTTCTTTCGTGGTAGGTTTAGGATTCTATACAAGTATACTTTCATGTTTCACCCTCTCTAGGTTCGATTTAATGGATTTATTATTAAAAGGCTTAATATCACTATATTCTACCATAGTCTTAATTGGTTCATATCCTCCAAATTCATCTTCTCAATTTTCCAACCTTGTTGCTGGTAAATTCTTTTTCGTTTTATTCCATGGGTCCTGAAATGCTTATACTTGCTGTCATAAAAATCCACGATAAGCTTCTTAGAGATTGATTCATCGTCCCCCCTTATAATGCGCCCAGAGAATTGTATTACTGGAATTTTAGAACAGTATGGGGCGAAGAATACCAGGACATCTGCCTGATCAATATCTATACCGGCCTTGAGAACACCGGAAACTAAGGAGACCTGTACCTTATCATCTCTAAGGTCTTGCTGTCGTTTCATTCTTTCTTTGGGTTTCACTTTGCCATAGATGATATTAAGAGAGACGCCTTTCTTCGAAAGGTACTTTGCTACAGGCAGAAGGTGATTAGTTACTTTCTCAAAGATCACCACAAATTTCTTTTCTGGATACATTCTAATCAACCTGAGTAAACCTTTGTTTCGATGAGGATCCTTAGCCCAGAGGGTATACAATTTAGCGTATTTCATCCTAGGCATGTAATCGGGGTGAACCTTCTTATTTTCTATGATTAGAACCCTTGGGGGGTTTTCGTAGGCATCTGTGTATCGTAATTTGAAAACACTAGATGAAATATAAGACATGACCTGTAACAATTCTCCTCGATCATCAGGTAGGGTAGCTGTTGACCCTATGATTCCGCAGATTAGATATTTCACAGGCCACTTCATTACTGAACCTTTGATTTCTTCTAGGTGGACTTCATCTAGCAGTAAGAAGTGTATATCAATGGTAGTAATCTCTTCGAAATTCTTTCTGTAGAAGTCTACCATCGTTAGATTAACTTTTCCATGAACAACTCCAGTTGTGTTTAATTCTACTATCTCAGGGTACTCTAAATACTGTTCATACAGGGATCTACTCTCTACTACTAGAATCGATGTGGTTCCTGGAAAGATCTTTGTGAAATTAGCTAGGATGTAACTCTTGCCAATCCCTATGGGTATGTTTAGAACCTTTCGAGTCCAACCCCATTTTTCATGAAGAGCTAGAATCTTATTAACAGATTTCTTTTGTGCAGGCCTTAATGTTTTACAGAACTCTTTGTTCAACCTTAGTTTGTACTGACAGTGTTTAGGTAGTACAACATTAGTTTCAAATTCTGCTCCTGCTTTGTCTAGTGTTCTAACGATGAGATAGAATAAACCTGAGGGAAAGGTAGCATTCTTGAGCAAGGATCTCTTGCCATCCCAGTCTTCATACTTTTGTTTTCGCTTTGCAGCCTTTTCACGTGCTCTTTGATTAATGAAGTATAATCGATTCTTTGGTGTTTCTATGGTTAAAAGATTTTCAATAATAGTGTACCATTTCATGTCATCTAGAGATTCAATCTCAATGGCTGACCTTTCTTCACGAGGTCTATAGTGTATAATCATTAATCCCCCTGAGCCTGTTTTAATATGCTGTAGTATCGTTTCTTATTCTCTTCTTCAACATATTGCATAAAGTTAGCTACAGAACAGTATCTTGTGAAGTAGTATGCTTTACCTTGATACTCATTTGTAATAAACTCTGAGACAATATTGAGAAACAATTTATCAGCCTTGGGTATTCCAAATTCTTTTGAGAGTTGGATAATCTTCTTTACTAGTTCTACTCCTTGGGAGTCATGGTCTACGATAACATCTTGTGTCTGGAGATAGTCTATAGCTTTCGAATATTTTCGACTATACTTATAGTACTCTACGAAAGCAGTTTTGTTTACACTTGAGATAACCTGTGGGAGTCGTTTTGTTTTTCCTTTATATCTGCTCTTGATGAATTTAATAAAGGCTGTTAGAAGAACTTCGGTTTCTACATCTGGGAAATCCAACTGGAGCTCCCTTAGAAATTTAACTACGCGTCTACTACTATTCTTATTTAGAGCGTACAGGTGCCCATATAACTTTATAAAAAATTGAGCTATAAGGTGTCCACTGATATTTCCAGCTTTCAGGTTATGGCTTTTGGATTTGAAAGTAATGATAGCTTCATAGATCTCTTGGTCAGTATGTTCACTCTCTCCGGTGAGTCTCTTAATGAACCTACGGAGTTCACTTACAGTTAATAATACCTTGAAGTTTCTGAACTCGTTTTTCTTCTTGGAAGTACTCATCTGGATCTCCCCCTGGTAATCTAATACGTTTTATCTCATTACGGGGTAATAGATTTTGTAATTTCACCTTCAACTTCTTATCCTCATTATCTGTGATATCTCCGTCTAGCATAATGATGATACGCTTATCAGAGATGTATCGTTCAAATGTTAATAGACCCCGTGTTCCTAAACTCTTTCCTAACATAGCCATCGCATTGAAACCATTAACACATAGTCTAATAGCATCGAAAACACCTTCTACAAGGATAACATAGTTGACTCTGTTGTTGAATACAGCATTGAAGTTAAAGGGGAATTTGGATCCTGTTTGATTGAGGTATCCCTTCTTTCCCAGTATCTTTTTGAATAGGAAGATGGGTTTCTCACGGAAGAAGCTTGTGAAGTAGATTGCATCATCACACCAGTAGATTCCAAAGGCATTAACCATTCTGGTAATCTCTTGATTAGTAAACTTTCGATCTTTCTTTAAGTATGCAATCAACAGTGGATGAAAAAATGATTTCTCTGTGGTCCCAGAGTAGAAAGGTTTGGTTTCTTTTGTGTCGGTAGTCTTTTTCTTTGCATCCCAAGTTTTAGTATTCCACCTTATAAGTGCCTGGAGTGTAGGATAGTCTAAGATTCCTGAGGTATCACACTTGAAGCAATGAAACATGTACCTGTTTGATGGTAGCATCTTCTTTACTCGTAGTTTCTTATTCCGTTCTCTACAGAATGAGCAGTTAAGATAATAATTCTGGTTCTTCTTGCGAAGGATCTTATTTCGACGAAGCTCTTTCTCTAGGTCTCCAGTGTAGGCGGTGGGTGTGGTCATATTTAATTAACTCCAATGTAGGTTACATAAAAAAGAGGGGACTACTGAATGAGCCCCCTCCTTGTTCGTACTTGGTGTAGTATTATGGATTAGAGGTCATCGTCGTCGAGGTCGAGGTCATCATCATCATCTCCCTCTTCTTCTTCCTCTTCGTCCTCTTCTTCCTTGGCTTTCTTCTTTGACTTTTTGGATTTCTTTGACTTCTTCTTCTTGCTTTTCTTAGGTTTCTCCTCCTCCTCTTCCTCTTCGTCCTCCTCTTCATCTATATCGAGGTCATCATCATCTTCGTCTTCGTCCTCTTCTTCCTTGGCCTTCTTTTTGGATTTCTTGCTCTTCTTTGACTTCTTCTTGCTCTTGGGTTCATCTCCCTCTTCCATGTCTTCTGGGATCTCTCCGAGTCCGAGCTGTTCGATCAGTTTCTCGAGGTCTTCTTCGGAGTATTCCCTCTTCCGGATACTCTTGGTCCATTTGTATTTGATCCTGAGAACCGGTTCCCCCGTGGTGCGATGTTTGCCCACCTTGAGTTTCATGGTGCCGAGGGGTGCTGGGCACTCTGTCTCTTCGAGGATGTGCTTCAGGAGAACAGCTTCAACGATCTTGTAGGAACGGCGGATTTCACGTTTTGTCAGACCCTCGATATGGATATCCTTGAGTCTGGTCTTCTCGAACTTCTTCTTGTCCTTCTTCTTCTTGTCCTTTCCTTTGATCTTCTTGGCGTTCTCCTTCTTGCCCTTGGCCTTCTTTGCGGTTTCCTTCTTCTCTTTCTTCTTAGCCATTCTTTGCCTCCTGTTAAGGTAGTTTGTTTTGGTTCATATATGAACCTATTTAATTAAACTAATGCCTCCTTTCAATTTATTATTATATGCCTTCTATAGCCTTCTTATGTGGTGGTTTCATAAATTAAAAGGCTTGCTCATACGGTTAACACTCGAGGATTTTTTCAATTTTCTTTAGTTTAGCATCACTAACACCAGGCTCCATAAGTGCTTGTATTATCTTGGATTTCCTGAATGGTACTATGGTTGGATTACCATCGTATCCTAACAATCTGGGATCCCCAGGGAGTTGCCCCTGTTTCATTTGGGTACGTCTATCCAGTAGATTCATGACTTTGATAAGAGTCTCTAGAATAAGCTCGATTTCTTTCAAACGGGTTTTGGTTAGGCTACGATGATAGCGAAGTTTAGTAAGGTCATCAAGGTTATCAATAACCTGAAGGTTAATGGTTTTTTCTACCCTCTGGAGTAACTCGGTAGTTTTAGATTTGAATAACTGAGCCATGATGAGGGAGAAGAGTTGTACTGTTTTCTTCTTCCCCTTGGTGGCTACATCATCCATCTCAGATATTTCCTCAGGTTCCTCTTCATCTGCTAATGTGCAGAATGTTTGATAGAATTGATACGCCACCAATTTTATATCTTTGACTCCAAAGGTTTTCTCAATGAATTCCATTTTTCCTTCTAATTCAATGGATCCCTTTTCTAACTCACGAGTCATCTCTTCCTGAACCTTCTGAGTATGCCGCCGCTCTCTATACCTTCTGGCCCTCTTGGCTTTTTCTTTCTTCGTAGGTTTCTTTCTAACTCGTTTCTTCTTAGTCTTCTTTGGTTCTTCAGTTACCTCATCCTTCTTCTTCTTCCGCTTCGTAGATTTTTTCTTTTCCTTAGTTTTAGTTTTAGGCATGAGTTCCTCCTATGCTATCTCTTTATATTTCTGTTTTTCCTTAGCTACAAACTTCTTCAGATCACCGTACATCTCTCCCCAGACTGGGCCCACCTCAATACCATAGTCTAGCGGAACTGTAAATTCTGACTTAAAGTATTTCTTAAGTGGCGGATTAGGCATTACATGATCTACAATCTTATGTAGCTTAAGGATGTCATCAAGGTGTACATCATACAGGATAGAGTCATGGACGGTAGTAAACTCATGGGCTCTTAGTTTATACCGATGAATATACTTATCGATCAGGACCGCTGAGAACAAAGCAAAGTCACTGGCGGTAGCCTGTATCGGAGAATTAACAGCTTTTCTTTCAGATTCGGCAGCTAGGTTCTTAGCTTCACTATTAATGTTTGGTAGGTGTCTTCGTCTCCCAAGAACATTATCGATGTACTTATGTCGTCGTACAAATTTAATACAACGCTCAATGTAATCTCTGATCTCAGGGAATTTTCTGTAGAACATCTCAATGAACTCAATAGCTTCCTCTCTGGAAACAATTTCTCCAACATCAGGATCAGATAGGTTCTCAGCTAGTGTATCTGGACCAACTCCATAGACAATACCGAAAACTATCGTTTTAGCTCTCTTTCTCCACTTCTTCCATTTGATATGTAAATCAGTTCCTTCCAGGTCTTTATTATAGTAGATCTTTTCAGCTTCCTTAAATGGAACACCATACATCTCTGAAGCTACGAATAGATGGATGTCGAATCCCTGTGTGAAAGCTTCGATCAAAGTTTTGGATTGAGAGAAGTGGGCAAGGACCCTTAATTCAGCTTGAGAGTAGTCCACCTCAACAATGTACCATTTTTTATGACTGGGAATGAATAACTTCTTTATTTCGCTATTGGTTGTGGTCCTGGGAATATTCTGTAGATTTGGCCTAGCAGAACTCAATCTCCCAGTTACTGTTCCAACGAGCTTGAAGGTTCCATGTATTCTATTATTCTTGTCGAGAAGAACCTGAATGCCAATGACGAAGTTCTTGTGGAGATGTTTAACTCTACTATATTTGTTATAGAGCTTGATGAACTTTGCTGTATACTTCCTTTGGTCCTTCGTATACTTTCTATCACAACACTGAAATAGCTCTCCCTTGTTCAGAAGGATACCCCATTTTTCAAATGCATCCTTTCCTGTACTAGGACTTTTCTTTTTCTTTCCTCCACCTTTTTTCTTACTCTTCGTATAATGAACTATTGGTAGCTTCAGCTTCTCAAAGCAGAGGACCTTTTTCTGTGGAGACGAATTGAAGTTAATTCCTTTAGCATACTTCTTATCATCAAAAATACGATAAAGGTAACCTCGGAGTTTCTTTTCGTAGTCATCTCTTTCTGCACTCATCTTTTCATCTAATTCTAAGAGATAGTTTACATTTATCTTCGCTCCACGATACTCTACCCGAGTCATTAATTTCAACGCCGGTTCGTATAGTTTGAAGTATAATCTTCGTAGCTTCTTGTTCTTCTTTTCTTCGAACTCCTTAAGGAAGATCCTAGCTATCCGTCCAGTGTAGATAGCATCGTTCATACAGTAATCAGGGTCATCAAAGGGGTTTCCCTTATCCACATCAACCTTAGATTCCTTTTGTTTTTGTTTCTTCTCTTCCTTGCTGAGTTCTTTATTTCGTTTCTTTCGATCTTCTTTAGCTTCCTCACCTTTGGAAACCTTGTATTCTAACGCCTCTGGAAAGTAGAAACCCAATAGGTTCTCTAATGAATGCTTACCATACCTTCCGAATCTTTCTTCATTCAGGACATATGACATTATCATAGTATCTAAAATTTTGCTTTTGAGTCCACGTTTGGGGAAACCATAATTGAAGAGGTGTTTCATATCATACTTAAAATTTTGACCTATTAGATACTTACAGTATCCACCCATGCTATCTAACAGTACTGGTATGATTCTATCTGCTGTTAACCCTTTTCGAAACTTAAAACGTTTTATGTCAAGCATGAAATTATACTCTTCATCCAGTTCGCTATTGTAGAATGACATACCCAAGAGCATTACAGCTTTCCCAGATGCAAAATCAAATGAACTAGTTTCTACATCCCAGGATGATTGATCTGGTTGTTTTCTTTCAAGAAAGGTTATCATCTTGTTAAACGATTTCTTATTATCTACCATGGTGTAATCTAATTCCTCTTTTTCCAGATCACCATCTACATACCTCTTCATTAACTCGAGATCTTTGATAAACATCTGAAGTACATTTGGGTTTCTGAATACGTAGCTTTGGTGAAAAACAGGTACAAACTTATACTCTTTCTCGTTGATCTCTTGTGTATGAATCCTACCCCTTTTTGATTCTACCTTTGTAGCCCCACCTAGGATACCATTAAGAGCAGCTCTTCCTAGTAGAACAACTATCTTAGGATCAACTTCTTCTATCTCTTGTTTAGCGTAATCGCTACAAGAGACAGCAATGTCTTTTAGTTTTTTGTCCTCAACATCATATTTGTTGGGAATATAACATTTGACGATGTTTGTGAAGTAGAAGGGAGAATGTTTTGATTTGATATCCTCCACAGGGATAGAGAAGAGTTCTGAGAGGATCTCAAATAAGAATTGTGAAGAACGACCCGAAAAGATTTCATTCACAGCTTTCGCATCGTTCGAGGGAGTTTCAGCAATGAACATGATGTCTGCTTTAGGATTTCCTATACCACGAATAGGATTGAAGTTAGCAGGATACATTAAGCACTGCTTGCAGATGGATTTTTTGAATTTGTATTTAATCATGTTTATTCGATGTTAAACCTTCTTTTTCTTTCTATATCTTTTCTCATATCTATCTCGTCACGTAGTGCATCATGAATCTTCATGAACTCATTAGTTGGTTCAGGTAGGATCTCAAGGTCCTCATTACCACGTTCCAGAATCTGATATGAAATACCATGTGTGTCTGCCATATAGATGTACAGATTAAAGAGTCTTAGAGAGTCCTCAAAAGAAATATCTCTGAAGGAATCTCCGTCTTTGAAATTGTCAGGATGTGGTTTGCAAATGAAGTGATAAGATACTGAATTAAGCTTGATGATGAGGTTATAAGCTCTAGCAAGTAGATTGTTCATTATGTGAAGGATTTGAAGTCTACTGTTGGTATGTTCAATCAGACTGAGCTTGGATTGGATACGAATGTTGTAGTCGTGGAGGTATACCAGATTATCAAACAGGCCACGATCGAATACAACACGGTTTCGCTCATGTTCGTATGTTTCCCCCATGTATCGTTTGAAAATTCGATACCTTTCTTCCATGATTTCTTCCTGGATCTTCAGAAAATTTTCTGTATCTGAAATGATCATCTTCTGATACTGAGAAAGAGATATGATGTTGAATCTAGTTTTTAAGCAACCTCTGGTATCAAACTTTTCAACTCTGCACCCCTCAATCTGTTGGATCTTGTGTGTTTTTCCTGATCCACTTGGTCCGCTCCAAATAAGAAACATAACTTTAATCTCCTTCTAATAAATGGTGCAGAGAGGGGGAGTCGAACCCCCATTCCCAATGTGGGAGGCAGATCCTAAGTCTGCTGCGTATTCCAGTTCCACCATCTCTGCACAGTTTAATTTAATAGTTTGATCTGATTCTGAACTCGTTAACCTTCTGTTTCATGTAGATGAACTTCAGAATATCTACTCCCCCGAACAACCTTATGAAACCAAAGAAGGTTAGAATAGAATCTGCTAATAGAGTCAATGCTTTGCTTTCATCCGTTAGTACTTTTGTTTGTCTCCAGGGTCTGTTCTTCAATGCATTTCCAAACCTACCGAGGAGACTTAGCATTTCAAAAGCACTAGAAGAAAACTCACAGGTTGGGTCTACTGCCATATGATAGTAGTAACGCATAGACTCTACAAAATTCTCTGGAGTTATCTCTTCATCGTCAGGATCAGATTCATGCAGGTAAAATTCAGATCGCTTAGCGACTAACTCTACCAGACTCTCAGTGGTATTAAAACCAAGAATAACTAACATCTCCATGAAGAACAATGAGGCATCAGCTAGCTCTTCAGTAAATTTACCACTGTTTTCTTCTTCTGCGGTAGCTTCACATAATTCTTCGAAGACTCGATAGATGCATTCTTTCACAATCTTTTGTTTATGGTTGGATGATATTGACATCTTCTCCAAGGTCCTTGGCCACTTCTCAATTTGTTTGTAGTCCTCTAGCATTGCTACCGATCGTTGAAAAAGAAAGTCAAAGGTTAGTTTGAGTCCATCTCTAAGTTCCTTATCAACCACCTTGGTCATATCTCTGTAATCAATAATACACCTCCTTATTAGGCAAACAACACCCATGAGAGATGATCCCGCTAGAGCCAAGTTGAATCATCCCCCAGGATGCCGAATGCTTGGGTTATTTGTTCTTTGGTGCTGTGAATGTGATCACTGAGTAATCATACTTCTCAATGGGATCATCCTTAGACTCGTGGTGCTTATTCAGAGTGATGACAAACATTGTATCTCCACTCCTTAGTCGTACCTTTCGGCCTTTCTTTTGTATGACCTCATCATCTATTCCTAACTGTTCTGATAGGAACTGAAGTGTGTTCTCATGTCCTATAAAGAACTCGACCTCTATATCATTGTCGAGTAACTCTTTGATTCGATCCATAAACTCCATGCCTGTTAGCTTAGTTTTAGCATACTGGCCATCAATTGGCATGAGCTTAGCACTTACTACATAAGTACTGGGAGTGGATCTGGTATTGATCTTTTTGCTCTTTCCCATCTTATTATTTGCCTCCCCTTGTGTTGTCTTTAGTTTTACTCATATTGTATCAGCTCTGTTGTTGACCAATGAGTGTGTAGTATGCTTCTTGGAATCTTTCCACGTCCGTTTTGTAGATATGGAAAGATATGATCATGTGATGGAAGTAACCCACGGGAACCTGGAGTTGTTCAGCTACGAACTCTAACATCTTCCAGGCCATGTAAACATCATTCGCCCAGTGGGTCACAAAGTCACAACTTCTCTGCAGGTACGTGAGATGGAGTTTACCTTGCCTGATGTTAAACTGATAACCCAGAGAACATGGGATCCTTTGAGCACCACCAGTAAAGATCATATCTGTTTGCCAGAAGATGGGAAGGAATGCTTGTCTACTTCCAGAATCATTGCTCAATGTTCTGATGATATGACCCACTCTGGTACCACCGATTCTTTCAGAGTAGGTATAATCGAATCTGCCATTGAGACCATCAGCATTAAGGAATGGTTTCCAGACATCTGGACGAAGTTTGTATGACTCTCCCGGGTTGAGGCATTCACATAACCTGTCTTTGAACTCCTGCTCACAGTATGCTAGGTTTCTAGCATCAAAGAGAAAGATTTCTTTGATATCCTCAAAACTTAACAAGGAGTAGAAGTAGTTGAAGAGTTCCTTGGTTTCAAAAGACCCCACCTGGTTCTGGAAACTTTTAGTTATTACCTGGTCGTTGGTTGTTGCAATCTCATGGAAGTCTCGAAGGATTTCGCTAATGAGTTCATTAGTATTATCAAACAACCTCATGCTTAATCCTCCAAATCGATGTCATCATCGTCTTCATCATCGTCGTCATCCTCATCTACCTTGTTGCGTTTCTTCTTTTTTGACTTCTTCTTGTCCTTGGATTTCTTTGACTTCTTCCTCTTGCTTTTAGGCTTTTCCTCCTCTTCATCCTCGTCGTCATCATCATCCTCGTCTAGATCTTCTTCTTCATCCGGGTCGTCGTCATCATCACCCTCATCATCAACAAGATCATCGAGGTCCTCATCGTCGTCGTCCTCTTCATCTTTTACTTTCTTCTTTCCCTTCTTTGGTTTCTTCTTCGACTTTTTCTTCTTTCCCTCATCTTCATCGTCATCATCCTCTGTATCGTCATCAGTTACTCTATACAGAGCTTCGAGCTTTTCATCACTGTTATTGATCCATTCCTGGAGGAGTTCGATGGCTTCCTTGTCAAAGGTCTGCATCTTGTCGTCAATCGGTTTTACCGTATAGGTAGTATCGTTTTTCTTCTCTCCAACTCTAGTGATCTTAATGATCTTGCTCTTGCGTTCAGTATTGATGTACTCATCAAAGTCGTAGAGCTTGTCAAGATCATCGTCATCATCTTCCTCATCTCCACCGAAGAAAAGAGTGTTAAGCTGAACCATAGCTTTCTGAGTCAGGAGGACAAGCCTAGGTTTATCGAAATTCAAACCCAGCTTCTTGTTTTTCACTAGGGCAATCACAGCATACTTTGTTCTGGTATTAGTATTACCCTCTTCACACTGAACACATTCTTCTTCGAAAAAACTCTGACAGAGCTGAGGAAACTCTTTGGAACCTTGTTTTACTTGATGGAAAGGAAGGTACTCGTAGAAACCGCAGGATGCTTCATTCCAGTCTCCGATCTTCAGATAAGTAGACCCAACAGGAAGACTCTTCAGTACCTCTTTATATCTTCCCTTACCCTGCTCTCTGAGTTTCTGGTAAGCTCCCATTGCTCTTTCATAAGCGGAGTTTCCCTTCTTCTTTCCCTTCTTCTTCTTGCTCTTTGACATTCAATCCTCCTGTTTAATGTAGTAATGAAAGTAACACAAATAAGTCTAGATCATTGAAGACCTAGAGCTTTTAGAACCTTTGGTTTGTTCTTATCAGTTAAAAGCATCTGACACAGTTGATTCCAACGATACTTCTTATCCGGTTTATTTCGTAGAGAGTAAAGACCCTTCTGTCTAGAGATGATAACCCCAGCCTCTGTCAATAGTTCATCCAGTCCATGATGAGCATCTAGAAGAAGGTCCTCATTCACTTTCATGTAGAAGGTAGTTTTCCTTCCGAACTTGGTCTTCTCAATCTTAACTCTGATACCATGATATGAATCTACCTTCTTGCCAAATTCTTTTTTCATTTTTGATTTACTCATTGCTTTCAGGTAGAGTCTAAGTGAAGCATAGAATCTAATTGCTTTACCACCTGGGGTAACAATTCCATCCGGGTGTTCTTTGACGAACTTATTCATGGAAATCTCGGTACGAACCTGGTTAATAAGAATTAACCAACCGTGTCTGATATTCGTACCGATATTCTTCTTTAGGAACAACCCCATGAACTTTTGGAAATCAAAGTTTGCTTTCCTTTCATATTCCTCCATACCCATCTCTGCATCGGTAGCTAGTGCTGCTATGCTGTCAACAATAACGATGGGAATGAAACCCTTCTCTATATCCTTCTTCATATTTTTCTCAATCTCAGGGAGCACTTGTTCAGCTACATTATTCTGATGAAGAAAGAATCGATCCATATAGGGTTTGTTGATATGGGGTTTGATGAAATCATGAGTAAAAGCAAACTCACAATCATAAAAGCGAAGTATTGCTTTCTTATACTCTCGTAGACCCTGAACACCCAGGTCCAGTGCTACATAAGTTTTTCCAGATGCTTCCTGCCCGAATATCTCTATTACTCGGCCCTTAGGTGGTCCGCTATTAAGTTTGGCAGTCATGTAGAGTGATGAGGAATGAAGCCTGGGACTCTCTTGGTACTTCTCAAAGGACGATTTAATCGATTTCATTAATGTAACTCCTTAAACCCTGTAGTGCATGTTGAGAAGCTTCTCTCTCATGAACACAATGTTATTCAATGCTTCCAGCAAATTGTATTTATACTTGAGTTTATGTAGCTTCTCCAGAAGGGTTTGATAGTCTACATCTGCAATTAAAGCATTAGATAACATCTTCTCTGTAACATCAATCCCTTTCTTCTCCATCCTTAAACGTACCTTATGATACGCCTCAGCCCACCATTTACCTTTCTTTACCTCAACTCTGGCAATCTTCTGGTTGTAAATAGGAAGGAGCATCTTAACCATTGATCCGTAGTAATTCATTTGCTGAATGATCAATTCTTTATTGTGTATGTCAGTGATATCCATGTTGATGAAGATGTTGAAATCAATGATCTCACCACGAAACTTGAACTCGTAGTCATCTACCGAGTATTTAGCCAACTTGGCCACATCCTTCTTTCTCCCACGGTACTTTCCTGTTTTGGTATCATCAGCCATCAAACTTCTCCTCTATGATATTAATCTTATACCGCTTGCTCTTCTGGTTAACCCACAACTTGAGTTTCTCATTGTACTCGTAGTTAGGATACTCCTCAGCAATGTAAGCTTCAGCTGCCTCTCTGGTTTTCATGGTAGTAAGATACTTACCATTCTGCAGGAGAATGAACACAGAGAAATGAAACGGCCTCTGTTGTTCAGTGGACTGTTTGTCCGTCCCTTGTGGGTACTCTTTCTTTGGCCGGTATCCCTTGTTCCTCTGCTTCATGTTTACCTTTTCGACTACTGGGCACATCATTGTCCTCCTTTAATGTTATCTTTCCTTTTTCATCCTTTATCATTTCCAGGGCATCCTTTGTAATAAGCGTACCCTCAAACAGGTAGAAGATAACTACCGTACCCTCAATCCTGTTGACCCTGGTTCGTTTAGGTTCTCCATTGCTATCAGTTACTAAACTCATAATCTCAATCCATCCTTCCTTAGCATTTGCTTTCACAATATTGAGATAAATAAGTTGATCGCAGAGTATGATAACACTTGGAGAAACTAAGGATAGCTCATATTCATCTAATGTTACCAAAGACTCCTGGTGTGTTGTTAGGTACTCTAACATTGATTTTTCTCTGGGAATCTTCACTTTCTGCAAGATTGGTTTCTGTGTCATTTGAACTTTCTCCTCATGTCTTGTGGGGATACTTCAATGAGGTGATTATGTAATATAAAGGACATAAACTTTAATAATCCGAGCTTCTGCAAATCTCTGACTAATGAAAGGTGTTCCACCTTGGAAGATTGTAAGCAGAAGTTTTCATTAGGATCCATGTGAGAAATGAGTTGTTTGTTTAGTTTGAGTTGTGCTAGAACTTCTTCTTTGTGTAAATCAGGGTGGCACTTCTTCATCCTACCCTTTTCTTTCCACACAGCGATGATTTTCTTTGTGGTTCTTTTATCGAATAACTGCGGAATGTTATCTGACTCATCTCCATACAGCATTTTGAACCAGGGAATTAAACTGAGGTCATCCAACTTGTGTTTCTTATATACTCTATGTTGGGGATCAAACTCTCCACCAATCTTTTCATAGAACTTCAGCCGTTGATCAAGATTAGCTAGGTATATGATATCATAATCGTTGGTTATGATATTCACTCTCTTGACCTCGCGGTATTCTACAAGTGATTTTATCAAATAGGCAATGAGGTCATCTGCTTCTAACCCCTCTTCCTTTGCCCAGTAACATCCTGGAACGACAGAGATCATCTGTTCATACAGTTCCTGATTCAACCAGAACTTTGGAGTAGGCCTATCCTTCTTTCGTTGTACTCTCTTCTTACCTTTCTTGTACTTGGGGAATAGCTCTAGTCGTCTAGTTGCTTTAGTATCAAAGAGAATTATTCCAACAACCTTATCATTCTTTTGATACCTCTTGTAAAGATGCATGAGTAGTTGACCGAGTCCATAGATATGACCGGTACCTATACCATTGAATTGTAGCTCAGGCATCTTATAGAAGCTACGGTAGAAGTAGAAGGAACAATCAATCAACCACACTTCAGTACCCTTTGCTGGGACCCACTCTGTATCGAAGCCTTTGATTTTGATTGGGATGCCGGACATGATCAGCCCTTGATATTCTTACGCTCTTTGATAGACCTCAACTTCTTCTGAAGAATCTCGTGACTATCATTCTCTTCTAATACAGTCCACCCATGTTTGGTTCTCACCCACAGGGACCACTGAAGTTTCTCACCTTTCCGAATCTGATACTGTTCTGTCATTGTTAACTCCTTTTCTTTTTTACCTTATAGATCTCGTACTTAATACCCCACTTCTTAACATTCCTGCGTATATTTTCTTTTCTACTCAGTGCTGATTGCTTAATATCATAAAGGATAGCTTTCTTCCACTCAGGGTCTTTAAGTAAGATTCGTCGTAGCTTCTCTTGCCACTCTTTCCCTTCTTTTCCAGAAGATACGCAGAATAACTGCTTGTACTTATTGATATGGTAGTACAAACCGTATATCCTGTGTTTCTTATCGATTAGTTTGATGGTGAGTCGTATCTTAGGTTTTTCAAGAAGACGAACCTTTCTTTCCCTCCAAGCCATAATTTAATTCCTTTTTGTTAAAATAATTGGGGGTGCCAGAATGAAAATTTGATACCTAGATTTTATTTCGTGATCTCCCAAGTGGATTCCCACAGGATCGATTTTCCAATGGATCTCTATGGACAAATTTTTATTCTTCATCACCGGCTTTTCCTTGTTCCATTTCTCTCTGTCTTTTTCGTTCTAATCTTCTCTGCCTTCTCTTTTCTCTTTTAGCATCTGGATCTGTAGCCTTCCCCCTGAGCTTTCGAGTCTTTGCTCTCTGAACCCTTTCTTTATAATCTTCCTTGTCTGTCTTTACTTGTTCTTCAAACTTGAGTCTGGGCCTGAGAGAGTAGATGATAGTTCTGGTTGTTACTGAATCATTGTGTGGATCGGGTCTGTATTGTTTTATTTTGAAGTAACCGAAGTTACATCTTCTCCAGTAACTGATGGGTGATGTATTGATAGTTGGATATGAGATACCGAGGTGGACACGAAGATCTCTGGAGTGTTCTATATAATGGCCTGCAGTTAGAATAATGAGATATCTTTCTCCTACCTTAAGATACTCGTAGTCTAACTCTTTGATGATTCTGAGGTTCTGTTCTTTCGAGGCCTTTCGTTTTGAGACCTGTACATTAGTCCGAATATCTATTTCACTGGGGTGAAGTGACCTCCTTTTGGCTTCTGCTTCCTTTGCTTTCTTAATAGCTAACTTGTTCATCCTCTTCTGGTATTCACATTCAGCAGCATCTGGACATTTCTTACATTGTCTGTGGCCTTCCTTGTAGAACCAGCCGAAGCAATCTGTAATATAGACTGTGTTGGTTTGGTTCAGATGTCCCTGAGGATCCTGCTGTGCTTGAAGTAGAAGTGGGTGTTTCTTAGAGCGTTTGGTTTTCTTTCGCTTCTTCTTTGCCATTCAATCCTCCAATCTGTTTATTCAGTAATTAAAAGGCTTTCATTCCCTACCAACATCGATACATGTTAGGTTGGATTTTGTATTAAAAGAAAAATAAGAATGACATTCGAACGATGGATAGGTTACTGGAAAGGGAAGCTAAGTTGATCCTTGCAGATGTGTTTCTTCAGTACAAGTAGTTGGCCTGAGTGTCTCATATTAAACTCTACCTTCTTGTTATAGCTAACATTTGCTCCACATCTATTACAGTATACCTTTCCAGCTAACTTTACAAAGTTTCTGGAGATACCATCAAAGCACCTGACTAACATACCCTTTAACTCCTTTCTAATAATTTAATATAGGTTCTGAGAGCAATTGAGAAACTAACAATTAGTGTTGTTAATGCATCATAGCTATTTAACATTATACGTTTTACACTCCTTGAATGTGTACTCCTTTTTCTTAACATCTGATCTATTGTCCAGAGATTAACCTGGTTATACTGGATGTTGAGCAATAACAATTGAACTCTTTCTTGATCTGTCATAATTTAACATCACCTTCCCTTCATTTCTCAATCAATGTAAAGTAGAGCGGAAAAGATTGAAAACTAAATTTAGAAGAGAACTATGCATAGTGGAATGATAATGAAACTATGTATAGTTTAATATGATACTTTAGTATCATATACGCCCGTTCCGCGTGGGCTCGTATGCGCAAAGAAAATCAATAGTTACCTCCAGCTCTCTAGTTGGGTTTTGGTGTTCATTTTGATCCACCTCACCCGGTGGTCGGCCAACATAGCGAGTGATGAGATTTTGGTTTATTTTTAATTTGTAGGTCCAAACTTCCAAAACCTTAATCTTGTAGACTCGCTTGGGTATAGGTCAACCTGAAATCAATAGCCCCAAAACTCTTTCCTCGCGGGGTGCCGGGTTCACTTTGGAACAAATTCCCAGGGGTTCGGACTTACATCGCTGGTGAACAGATTTAAGAAAATCAGGTTTCGCTTGTCTCCTTTTCATCGATTTCAGGATTGGCATTTTGATTTTCGTCATATTCATACCAATACATGAAAGCACCTAGCGAGAGAGGATACTCCTGATCATCATCCTCAAATCGAAACATGACTATTGAGGCGTCATCATTAATGAATCTTCTCGCTTTCGCAGGTTCCGGAACTAATCTGGTGATCATAACTTTCTTTCCTTCCTCACCACGTTTAGTAAACCAATAACCAGGATAGTACTTTCCCTTAGTGCTATTAATATAAACCTGAACAAGTGAACGGAGAGACCTACCCCTTGGTCGAATTTCTGATACAACCACCTTACTTGTTTCCATAGATTGTACCAGACGTTCTGCTTCACTCGTACCAGCAGACGTGAGATAGACAAATGTTTGATTCCTCTTCGGGGATACCCTAGCTGTGATAAGATCGTGATCTACCATCATGTCTAGTGTATCTCGATATGTTCGCGGAAGAAAATCCTTAGCTCTCTCATTGAACACCTCCATTGATATTCTGTTATACTCTATGAGAGTGGTAAGGACCTCTATACGTGCAGAACGAAACATAGCCTGCGCTACGAATTTCTTTGCTTTGTCATCATTTAATGGGTTCATGCTTTTTCCTCCAGAAGAAATAGGGTGTTCCTTTGATGGTAATGTATACTTTCTCATAATATTTTTTCTTATCATCAGGGGGTTCACCTGGATAGATATCATCTTCATCTATCTTCTCGCCTCGATACACAATGATATCATCCTTCATACTCCAACCTTGTCTTAGTTGACAATATCGTTTAATCTGGTAAAGGATGTAGATTCCTACTACAACGAGAGCGATGTAAGTTAGTGCATTGAGTAAGTTCTGTGTTGCTTCTAGGGCCATCACAAACTCCTCCTAAGGAAGTGTTGGAGCATCTCATACTGGGTTTCAAAGATGTACACTTCTTGTTCAGAAGCACCATCATCTAGGTAGGTTCTCATGTTGTAGATAGCATCTTCATAGCTAAGAGCTGAGTCTATCTCTTCTTCACCAATATCAGAACTCTTCAGAGAGACCCATAACCAGTGGGCTCCAACATCCTTTAAGAGGAAGATGGTTCCATCTGCTTTTTGAGCTACTGTGATATGTTGTTCGGGTGCTACATCTGTGATGTCCATAATAACCGGGACAGTACTGATTTCACCAACAATTCTAATTTCACCACCTTCACTTTGTGTTCGTAGCATTTCTTATCTCCTCCTGGTATCGTTGTGATTGTATATCAATGTAATCCTCTAACCATTTCTGTATCTTCTGTCCACAATCTCTACAGAAGATGTAGCCCCCTATCTCTACAGCATCTCTAATCGCTAGTGAATCAAAGGTGTGTAGGAGTAGTGGTCTCTTACAGATACAACAATGATCATCTATCATCACTTCATCTGTTCGTGGGTGTAGGACCATTAGTAGTTTTTGGATATCCTTCAAGCGTTTATCACCTAGCCTTTGTCTACATTCTGAGCACATCATAACTCCAGTGACCCTGAAGAAAACGTAGGCATCGAGATCGATGAATTGTCTAGTTCCTGTAAGGTCATTTACTCTGTAGAGCTCGAAGCAGTTACCGCAGATGTTACAACTTCCATAGGTGAATATCCAATGATCATCATCTTCTTTTTCAGTGTTAGCTATCAATGCTAGACAGAAGCAGAAGATGATGACCAAGGTGAGAACAGTTAAATTCCTTTGAGACACTTTGATTGGCCTCCGTCAATTACTGTGAATCGTTTCATCACATGTTTGCTGAACTTGTTGTTCATGAAGAAGAACCATTCCATCCTTGACATATAGTTCTTTTTGCTGCGCTTGGGTGTAAACCTGGATCTACTCTTTTCTTTTATGTACTCATCGATGTGGGCCTGTGTTCCATCAAGTTTCGTGATAGTATAGTTCTGATCTCTCCAGTCTTTTGCTGACATAGTTTTACTCCTCTTCTTTCTTTAGGTCGAATTTTTCACAAGCAGGTTCCTCTGCTAACCTACTGACAGGATCTCCGTCACCCTCAGTACAGATCCCAGTTTGAGATTCTGCATGGTGCTTACACTCTGCACAGATGTGATTCTTGTAGTCAAGATTCTTTCCATAGAGAACACTGAATGATGCCTTCTTCACCTCCTTTAGTTGTTTTCTCAGTGCTCCATAGAGTTTCCAGTCATGTGCTTCTCGGGCTACTGTTAGTTTCTCTTGAATCTGCCTCCTTTGTTTAAGATACTCATCAAATGTAGAATCCAGCTTGTCTCGTACCTTGTTCAGTGCCTGGAAGTAATCTGCCATCGATTGTTGTAATCCCTTTGATTGCTTCTTGGTTGCAGCAATATTCTTACTCAGTTTACTCATCCCAGTGTCACCTTAACCTTTCTTTCAGCAATTCTTTTAGCATGTATTCTACAGTACAATCCCTTAGGTCCTTTACCTCGAAGATGCTGACACTGTCTGAATCTCTTTATCCTCCTGTCATAGAGTTCCACAACACATTTCGTTTCATCCTGTGGATCACCTTCTGGGTTTTTATCGCAGACATCATATCTGTAATTTGGATTCTCTACTCGATGACCCCACTCCCACTTATTAGCTTTTCTAGATAGTTCGGATGGTTTCTTCCTTGGGCGATTCAATCTTCATCCTCCTCTTCTTCCTCGTCATCATCATTATCATTGGGATTACGATGGAGTAACTCCAATCGATCCTTAAGTTGTTTCATTCCAAAAGTTGCTGTGTCATGTGCTCTCTCCTGCTTTTCTAACTCTATGCAGATGGCATCAACTTCCTCATTAGTGAGGCCAAGCTCATGTGCAGCACGTGGGTTGTGATACAGGACATGGATGATTTCATCCGGATCCATCTCGATGAAGTTTTTGTGGTGAGCTACGTATCCTATGACGTAGGATTTTTCCTGGGTAATGAAACTGATAAACAGACCAGCAGCTTCTTTACCTAGAGACCTCTTGACCTGAACTATACCGAAGAATTTCATGTCACCCAGAGAGCGTAGGTGCTGGGGTGTTGTGAATTCTACATGATAATGAAAGACCCTGACCATCTGTTCCTTGTCAATAATATCATATGAGCGGCGACCTTTTGATTTCGTCCTCTGTTTCTTTTTTGGCATCATAGTTTGTTCAATCTGATTGTTCGGCATTGATTACCTCCTCTTTCCCTTTGTCCGAATTCTTTTAACGAGAACATCAGAGGGACGGAACCTAGGATGTTTCCTCCGGCCTATTGTTCTCATTCTGGGTTTGGCAGAGTTGAGATCGAAGTACTTCTGTTCCCCCAATGTTTTAATCTCGAAGGTACCGAATCCTGGTATCACAACCTTTTCACCCATCCGAAGACATTTCATAATACCCTTGAAGAATCTGTCAACCACCTCCTTTCTGTGCTTGTACTCCTTCTCAAATCCATCAGTCAAAAGAATCCTACCAGCTCTGAGATCATTGTTGATCATCATTCTGATCATCTGTGCCTGCGTCATTCCTCTTCCTCCTTAGTTGTTTTAAGCATGGTCACTTCATAATTCTCTGGTGTACGAAGTGACCAGAGCTCATCTCGAAGGTTTTGTTCCACCCCGGCCATATGTTCCTGCTTGGCAACTGCCTCATCTATCTGTACCCATAGATTTTCGAATTCTGTGGAACCAATGTTCAGAGCATTAATGATTTCGAAGTTATCTACCAGGTCTGTGAGTACCTCTTCAGGTGGCATCTCTGGTCCACCTGTAGGACTGGTATTGACTCCTACTACATAAATGCTCGTGGGATTAACTACATCATCCTCAGGTGCCCCACCTTTGAATGACATGAAGAAACCTCTGTGACTCTGCCAGAATCCAAGAAGAAGATGTCCTCCAGCCCTGAAATTACTCAGCGTGGTGATTGTCAGGTTGTCCCGAAATAGTGTAGCTTTCTTTTCCTCGCCCATTCTGTTCCTCCTGTTCATAAAATTTTATTAGGATCATTGCATCCTGGAGAGCAATGGTATCCATCATTCATTCATCCCCCTTTTCCTGTTTGAATAGCTGCCGTATTCTAATAATAGTTTGTTCATTGCCGAGAATGATGATGGTGTCGTCAGGTAGGTAATTGTTTTGTACGATATTCATTTTGGCACCACAGATGGTGATCTGCTCCCCACCATTACCCATTCCATGGGCCAACATCCTACGTTCCAGTTCTGCGTAATCAAAGTTTTTTAGACCCGGTGGAATATCGGGAACAAAGGCCTCACCACCTAATTCTGTCATTCTAATTTTATCCTTTGAGGTTAACCATTCCAACGATTCCTTTGCCGATGTATTCAACATCCTTCTACCCTTCTCAATTAATTTTTTATCAATCTCAACCAACCTCCTGTCAATATCAATTAGTTCCTTATTGATTTCATTCATCCCATCCCCCAAGGGTGATTCTGTTAGGAGTCTCCCCGTTTCTGTACCTTTGATTTCCAGTTCTGCATCACAGGTTTCCGCGGAACAGCGATGGTCACAGCCAAAGCAATTAAATAAATTACATGCGTATACGTGCATTGCTATATCCCGTTCCTCAACATTCGTTATCTCTATCCCCTTAATGGCCAGACGATCGAGTACATGGATGAGGGGGAATTCTAAACTACTCCATTTTTCTGCACAACGAAATGTTATACTGGTTTCAGATTCATTCAATTCCCAGGTGCGATGATAGCATGATACCGTTTCTTTTCTGAACATATCCTTCCTAACATCATTCTGGGTCCTATCCTTGTTTTCCATAGCATTGCCTCCCCTTCGTTTTTTGTAGGTTAAAATTAAAAACGATCATGTATAATCAAGAACCTAAAACACCAGATCAAAAACCATCATAGGGAACCACAAAATCAAATCGTAGGTTTTATAACATTTAGGGTTAATGTATCAGAGATACATTAAAGGTCATTAACATTTCAAAACCATCGATAAACCAAACCAGGAAATACCATCTCGGTGAAAACTATTCCCTGTAGTCATTATAATATTTTCCATGAATCATGGGATCACACGAAATAATGTTTCCAACAAACATCATCCAGGCAGGAACCTACTATCCCTCGGACATATTGATATCTCACTCTGGGTAGGTAGGCAACAAAGGTACAATAGGTTTTCCATACATACTATTCATACAATTATATATACTACCTAACCATCTAACCATAAGGGTCTAATAAGCTTCCAAGAAAAGGGCCATGTTATCCTAAGGTATTCTGGTCGATATTTCTCGGGTAATAATAATTTAGCTTTCCATCAATACCTGGCATGGAAATTCATCAAGGATTGGAAGGAGCATGCTACGAGATTGAAAACGCATGCCAACTTTATATGGTTTTATCTATACGAAAGAGATATTTTGAAAACAGTGTCAGCCACAGCCTTATCCTCGCTAGGGAATAGTTACCCAAATGACTCCCGAAACTGTCTACGTTTTACACAGTGGGATATGCTGTCAACCGCAATGATACTGGTGAGTTGGTGCTGTTTGGTAACTGGTCGATCTGTAATAACTACCCATTTGGCATGATGAAAGCTTTTAATTTACTTCCATGCCAAAGTATGATATAATATTAGAAAACCACGATTACGCTGTCAACAGCAGGGGGAACATCATGAAACTGGTACCTACCTCACTACCGAACCGATCTTGGCATGGTTATTCCTACTATATAATTGAAACCAACCAAAAACCAAAAGGAGGTACCCATCAATGAATAAGAAAAAGCAAAAGAAACAATCAAAAGTCTCTAAAAGATCCACTCAGTATTCATATAAGAGACAGCAGAGAATACACCAGATACAAGATATTCTCAATAAGGGCTACTATCTCGATCCCAGTAATGTACTCACAGAGGAGAAGAAGATCAGGTATATAGAAGAACTCGAAAGACTTGAATCATTCGAGATCAGGTAGGGGGCAACTAATGAAAACACTCAAAGAATATAGATACAACTATAAGGGATCAGATCAAGGTCATTACACGACCAACATGGAAGCACTATTCAATACCATTACTAAAGCCATCGACGAAGGAAAGACAGTAGAAGTCAGACACTGGAAGAACCATACCGAAGACTTCTCCCAATCAGAACCATCAGGCAAGAGGCATATCATTCACATCTACTCACCAGAAGGTATTGATCTCATCAATGAAGAGGAGAAGAGAATAATTCTCTACGAGGAGACCATGAAGAGAGCACCGCTAGACATCTCTCCAGACATGATTCAGGATCACTTTGATACATGTCCCACCAACCACACGACACCAGAAGAAGTTTACCAATGTATCAGAGCTCACGACTACCAGGAGGTGACACAATGAAAATGGAATACCACGGAGACGGTGGCAAGATACAAGTCTTCGATGACAACAGCATTACCATCACCGGAGACGACGACGAATACAACTTCGATGACTTCTACGAATTACTGGCAGCACTGGGAAAGGCTTGGAGTTAACTAATGGTAGGACCAGCAGCAACACACGGTAGGAATATCACACCAGCACTGGAGGCACATCTCAGAAAACTCGGAGAAGTATTAGGGATGACCCAAAAGGAGGTACAGGAATACATTGACTACTATCTCGAAGGTGAATCTACACCACCATACCTGAAAGAGAAAATAGCAAAGGGATACAAATCAAAACGCTACAAGCAATGGTGCAAGGATCAGGACAAACGTTTACAAACAGATAAGGAAACTGATAAAATAAACCAAACAAAGAAGGAGGTACGAAGAAAGAGAAGGGCAGAACGGAAGGCATTACTCAAAGAGCAGATGAAAGACTCAGAACCCAAAAACCAAATTGAATCGGAGGACAACATGGCCAAAAACAAAAACCGCAAGAAGGAAGAAGCCAAGGCAGCAAAGAAGAGTACGAAGGTAACCAAGTTTTCCAACAAGGCAGAACTCAAGGCACTGAAGGAGAAGGTACTCGAACAGGGAGTCACAGCAGATCAGTTCAAGCACCTCTACCTCCTGTCAAAGGAAAAGGATGACTCAGTCAAGTACCTGAAGAAGAGGCTCAGAAGGCTTCTCAGGAAGATCAAGGCCAAGGAAGGAAAGGGCAAGAAGGAGACCACGAAGAAGAGGCAAAAGAGAAACGCAGAGAAGCAGAAGAAGGAAACCAAGAAGAACAAGAAAAAGAACAGGAGGTCACTTCGGCGAACCGGAACAGAAGGCAAAACAGAAAAAGGAAAAGAAAGCAAAGGCAGCATGACCAACTCAAAGAAAACCACCAACAGGAACGGGGGCCCGAAAGGGTCCTCGTCCTTTTCATCTTTAACCAAGGCAAAGGTGAACAAGAACATGACCATTGAAGAACGCAACCGTACCAACGAAGCATTACTCAACTCACTCTACCAGAAACTCTACACCTACAGCAGAGTCCATCTCAGGTATGTCAATGAAGAGATCATCCATGAGTTCATCACCTTAAAGGTTCTCGCCAGAAAGAACCCTAAGGTATTCGCTGAACTTCTCAACAGCGAAGATTACCTATTCATCAGCTTCAAGAAATACATCTTTAAGTATTTGAAGCAAGAGGGGGAACGAACCAGAAGGTATAATCCAACAGAAGATTTTGACATCATTCCCACAGAGTTCATTACCACCAGCAACATCAATGAATCCATTCGTCTCTCCAACCTGATTGATAACATTGAAGGAATGGATACCACCGAACGTATCAACGCTGGACTGGAGCTCATGGGGACAACCTGGTTCAAGACAATAAAGGATACTGCCAAAGCCTGTAAGATAAACAAGAGAACCCTGAAGAGGCATTTCATTAAATCAATTGGGAGGTAACCAATGGGAAGTCTAACTAAGACAGAGGAACTCAAGGATTACCGGGTAGAGATGAAGGTAACCGTATTCGTCAATATCAAAGCTAGCAGTAAGAAGAAAGCCAAACAGATGGCCAAGGATATTGCTACCTCAGCAGAACATAGTTATTATGCTTTTGTCTCAGGGGCACCATCATCAATCGTTAATGTAGAGGAAGGATAGGAGGTAACCAATGAGTAAGAAGGAAGTCTATGTTTGTGATCTCTGTCAAAGGGAGTTTCAAACTCCTCTCAGCAATCATCACTACGGAACTATCGATGAACTGATCAAACCAGAGGCGGAGGCTAACGGTTCACCGAACATCATGCTCGCAGATGTTGAAGATGAGATCAACAGTGAAGGTCATCTCCACATCTGTATCCACTGCCGGCTGACCTTAGCTCAATCCATTATCGACGATCTGACACTGACGCCAGAGCTGAGGAAGAGGCTCAACGCAGCAATCAAGAAGACCTGGGCTAAGGCTTTCAATGAGGAGGACCAGGAAGAGGGAGGTAACTAATGACCACCAGAAAAAGACTCATAGCAGGACAACATGAAATCCACAATCCAATCACAACAGCCACACTCCAGGTACTGATTGATATGATGGAAACCAGACTCAAGGGATTTCCCAATGATCGGAGGCGTCTCCTCTTCTGTCTTAACGATCCCGGATACAGAAAGGAGAAACTCAGGTTCATTGCTAACAACTGGCCAACAGCATAGGGAGGATCAATGACTCATAAAGAGATTACCTGGTCAGAGGGAAAGTATGGTACCTTCACAGGCAAGATTGCTAGTATAACACTGTTCGATATAGAATGGTCATCAACCGGTGGTGGGTATCTTCTACGATCACATCTACCAATTAAGATGAAGCCACATGTCCGCTTCAGTGACCCAGATAAGGCTAAGATGAAGGCCAATGAACTTCTCATGTTCTTCCTTACAAAAGTAACAGCATAGATTCAAACACAGAGGGTAATGCTTAGGGGTGGTACATTATCACCCCTTCTTTTGTGTATATACCATTCTGTATTCCCCTATACTCTATCATATACATATAGCCTAGTCATATCCCACCCGCTAGGAGCTCAAATTTAGCTGCTATGGAACTTTTAACCCAACAGCTAGGGTAACCCTTAGGTGGGATAAAACAAATCTCCTATACGGCCAAATAACCACCTTAAACAGGTCCGTTTACTTTAACCCCCTTTTATATTATAATATACCTATAAAACCAAATCGGGGAGGTACTGCTATGCCCAAGGTAAACCAAACCATTGACAGGGAAAGGTTGGAATCACTATACAGTGCACTTCACCTTTCTGCCACCGGGAACAAAGAGTTTCAGGGTTACTTAACCGGGGCCATTAAGGTTATGTTCCCAACCTTTGATCCACTGAAACCAGAGAATGAAAGTTTGGTAGCTGAGATAGAGATGGCCTTTATCAAAGCTATGTTCAGGGAGGATAAGGAGGTACTGGATAGAATGGAACAGATTCCAGGTAAGTTTGAAAGAAGAAAATAAAGGAGGTAGGAAATGGGAGTTGATGAAAGAATGATCGAAGCGGACCTAAAGAGGAAACTCTTTGAACCTGTAGCTCATCTGACACTGGGTGTTCTGGTATCATTGGTCAGGGGTGCTCTGAAATATCGTTATGAGGTACGATACTCTCAGATCGATGATAACTATCAGGAGCCGATCAAGGCTTTAGCGAAAGGAGAGAAACTCAATGGAAAGGATATCTGGTTAACAGATTGCTTTGCTGCACTATGGCATGAGATGTTCTCCTTCTGTGATCCTGCATTGTATCAGAAGGTAAAGGACGAGATATTCGAATAGGAGGAATGATGTCAGCACTTCGATCCCTATATGTAGCCAGAGAGCCAGATGGTGGTTTATACCTTTACCCCAGAAAGCCAGTAAAGAGTATCACTAGGGAAACATGGGTTCTCAGGAAAGAGCATCAGGAGTTTGAGGATCAGATCATCTATCTCGGATGTAGTAAGAAAATATTCTCAGATGTGAAATGGACCGATCCAGAGGCTAGGAGAATTACTGGATTGGAATATACTGCATTTCAGAAACCGTGGAAACCAACCAAACAGCTTTTCCAGGAAACAACCTAGGAGGTAAACAATGGATAGAGAATTTTATGAGGCATTGTTTAAGAGCTTACAACAGGTAGTGAAAGCAAGGCACAAAGTCGAGCTGCTGGAGCTTACCACACGCTACACAGCCGTTAGTGCATCACTGGCATTCCGTGCTGAACCTGAATCGTCACTTTGCCAGACTGACGTACAAGCGTGCATCAGCAATTTCATTGCTGGGTACCTCTGTGCAAAGGTGAGTATTTATGGTTGTCAGTTTGAGAATACCCTTACTTTCCCCGCTCACCATAACAGCATCAGGCAATGGGCATCCGTGGAAATTAGCAGGGGGGCATGAATGATAAGGCTACTCAGGGTGAACAAACAATGTACCTGCCCACTCTGCGGAAAGCTATGTAATCAGAAGATTGGGTGTAAGCATTTGCATGGAATTATAAAGGTTCGTGATATGGTAATTCCACCATCATTCATTGGAGACAAGAATGCAAAGTACAGGTACCTAAATGAGTTTCATTTTAAGAGGGAGGCTGAGGTATGGAAGTAATTGAGATCAAGAAGGATAACCTACATCTACTGGAAGGTTCGAAGATTGACAGATGTAGTGTAACAACCTTTACTGGTATTCCCTGTATAGAGATGTTATCAGAGAAGGGAAATAAACGTTTCGTACTTCTCATTGGGTTAGGTTTCACTTTTCTCAGTGAACAGAAATTGAAGGAGGGTAAGGAATGAGAAACTGTGAAAATTGTAATTCATTCAAAACGGGTCTATGCCCAGGTGGAAGAGAGGGCCATAGTGGGGAGCTCCCTTTCTGTGACCAGTGGGAACCATTCGGTGTACAGGCCAGAGCAGACTTTAATATGTACGTACATGTTCTTGAAAAAACATGTCGGAAATACGAGGAAAGATTGGGTATTCTTCCAGTAGATTCCAAGATAAGGAGTGAATGAATGGGACCACAGAAACCGAGTTTCGAAGCTCAAACACTCTATGATGTCCTGGGAGTAGAGAAGGATGCTACAGAGGAAGAGATCAAGAAAGCATATAAGAAACGATCGAAAGAAACACACCCTGATGTGGAAGGGGGTAGTCACGAACAACAGGTCGCTGTAGTTGAGGCATACCATACTCTCATCCATCCAGAAACTAGGTTGGTGTATGATGAGACAATGAACAAGGGTGGTGGAAAGAGCATTGTAGACCACGCAATCAATATACTCGAGATGATGATACAAGAGTGCATTGATGATTACATGAAACAGGGTATCTCTGCTGATGATAATATTCTTTGGGATATTAAGAAGGCCTGCGTTGAGGCTGATAAGAAGTCTAACGAACAGATCCAGAAGTTAGAGAAGAAAATAAAGGTAACATCGATTATAAAGAGTAGTGTGAAAACCAATGACGGAAATGATGAGCAGCAAGAGGATGATATTGTAACCAGAACCTTTAATCAGAGACTCAATAAACTGAAATCCCAGCGTGACCAATTGAAGTTCTCTCTTGTGGTATCTGCCTTTCTGGTACAACAGTTAGAGCGTTATGAGATGCATGCCATTGAGGAATCTCTGGTCAAGCGTTATATTAATCCTGCTGGTTTTGTGTCGGTGAAGAGTTTCCTCAACAGAATATAATATCTCGTTTTCCATAGTCAGTTTATGCTACCCATTTCTCTTTCTATATTAAATAACATATTGGAGGTTGACAATGCCACGTAGGAAACAGAGAAACGAAGAAACCAAGTAGGAGGAGGAAAAATGCCACGACCAAAACCAAAAGTACCTAAACCGAAACGGACACCACCAAAGGGGGGATCAGCAATCACCTCAGCACCGCAGGTAAGGTCAGAGTTCCCAACTGTTAGTATGCCGCTGATGGTAGCGGTGAACAGGATTGAGGAGGTACAGATAGGTGGAAGAGAAGGAAAATCAGAATTCTGGGTCAGGAGATGCTTCATCAACCTTCACAAAATCCAGTACCTTGAGATACAGACTCACAGACACATCCCAATCAAGGTACCCAGGGGTGAGACCAGTGTTAAGAACATGACCCTCACTAGCTGTACCAAGGTTGTCTTCTCTGATGCCTGGGATTCTGGAGAGGATTCAATTCTCATACTAGAGGATCTCTCTAACATACTTCCCATACTCTGGGACTGAGGAGGTACCATGAAGGAAATAGTTTACAAATGTGATCTTTGTTCGAACACCAGTGAGGGTGGTGTAATCTGGGCTTTGCAGAAGATCATTGGTGATGGCGGTGAGAAAATGTTCAGGTTCTTTCAGCCTTCTGAAATGAAGGATCTAGAGCACCACCTATGTGCATCTTGTCTCGAACGACTGGAAGCTACCTTCACAGTAGGAGCATCTGAAGAGATAGACGATGATGACGAGGAGGATGATGATGAGTAATGAAAAACAGAACTACGATTACAAAACAGATGTCGAATGGATGTTGGATAACTTACATAGTGTCATGAAGGATTTCTTCAATGACGAGATGGGAGGTATCACATTCACCGCCTCAGATGACAGTTGGTTCATTCCAGGTGACCAACTCTATAACAGCAATGATGTTGAGGACCTGATGGACGTAATGTCAGATCTCACCGACAACATCGGAAGTGCTCCAGAGCCCACGGCTATGAATATCAAGGAAGTTGAGAAGTTGATTGCTGTAGCCATCCTTCTCAGACGACAACTGGTATACCAGAAGTCACTGAAGGATGAAGGGGAGAAAGAGGAGACAGGGCTCCAGGAGTTAAAGAAAAAGAGGAGGGACTGGTTGGCAAGAAAGGTATCTGATAGCAATAGAATTACCAGGTGCAAGAATGGATTCATAAAACCTGCACGACCAAAAGGTTCCAGGAAACCATCGAAACCAAATCCTAGGTAGGCGGGTATCATGGGGGAGAATGAAATTACATCTGACTACCTAAGAGAACATCCAGACCACATCTTTGTCTTCGGTGATAATAGACTACGGCAAGGTCATGGCGGTGCTGCAGCATTGAGAGACCATCCCAACACCTACGGTTTCATAACAAAGAAGTTACCCAACAATGAGGATAGCTCATTCTACACTGTTGAGGAGTATCTCCCAGTTCTCTTGGCAGAACTATGGAACTTAAACAGGTTCATCGAATTGAATCCAGATAAAACCTTTTTAATATCGAAGCTGGGTTCAGGTTTGGCTAATAAATATGGAATCTGGGAGAAGCTAATATGTAAGAGATTAAAGTCCCGCTTCTCAGGATTACCAAATGTGCGATTCCTATGGTAGGAGGTTAACTATGCCTTTTGAAACACCACGAGAGAAAACAGTTAAAAAGCTTCAGGCGATTCTTTCAGACCTAAATGAGATCTCGAAGAAGCTGGATAAACTATCTCAAGAACTAAAAGAACCATTGACAAAAGATTTTGATGGAGACGATCATGGTTGCGGTGTAGGATTTGGAAGGGGGTGAGGAACATGCAGAAGGAAACCAAGCTTTCACGCGGTTGGATAAGGTGTTTCAGTGATTTCAAGGGTATCATTACGAGGACATCACATTTCATTCTTGAGGATGGATTATCTGTTTGTGATAGGTTCCGACAAGAACGACTAAAAGAATATCAACATCCCACATCCAGTAAATTGGAAGAAAAGGAACCAATAGATTGGAAGGGTGATCCTAATTATACTGAATTGGAACTTAGCCCTGAGGCGATACAAGAAATCAATACATCTGCGTATATCCCTTGCAAACTCTGTAGGTTTGCAGCAGAACATAACTGGACAATTGAGCAGGCAACCGAATTTGTAAGCAAGTATAACTACGACAATGTGATAAAGAATAGAGCCGCAGATGAAGCTCTCGAAAAATTGATTAAGGGGTCATCTCATGGTAACAATCAATGAACAATTTCTGAAGAGGGTTATGATTCAGTTGGATGATGCTATCCCATTCCTCATGGGTGCTATGTTAACGGCAAGAGGTAGGAATGAGCTGGAACATGAGGCGAACATCAGAGCATTGATGGACAGGATCAATAAATCAAGATATGAGTTCAGAAAGGGAACACATCTTCTGGAGGATTGAATGGAAAGTAACATTGATCAAAAAGGGTTTGGGCAAAAACATTTTCAAAAAAAAGTACCTTTGTCTGAAGTACAATGTGGTCTTCCGGCCGGGACTGATTATCTTCATTTTACGCCGGAAATGCGCGATACCTGCCTTAAAGACTTGTCTAACTATTGTGAACCTACTATGCTTGGTGTGTTGACCCACCCGAATCTGCAACGGTTTGATTTCATGTATGGTACACTGTATATGGCCCTAGTTACCATTCCTGGATTATTCTTGGATAAGTGGCAACTTCGACGTTTCGCTTTTGATTGTATGCAATGGTACATGGAGGACCAGGGGAAAGCATTTGAGGCATACCTCCCATTGTTACCATTAATACATGCATATGTCTATCAGCAATCATACTCTGAACTACCCCTACGAGAAGCCTGTGCAAAAGTTCGGGCTTATGGTAAAAAATACCATTTCCCCTGGGTAGCTTTACGTATGGATGGTATTGAACTTTTCTATAGTGAAGATATAGTAAGATTAGTGATACACCATTATAAAAAGCTTCGTGACTATGTCCCTGCTGCTACTGTATATCACTCCACAGAACACGAGAGAGCATATAAGTTAATGATGTCTAAAGTAGAAAATTGGGTCCAGGATAAACTTCTAGAGTTAGCTGACGAATGAGATCAGAGGAGGATTGAATGGGATATCGAATCAAAGAGATTGAGTGGAAAACTACATCTTCATCAACCAGAGGTTTCGTTGGTGGTGATTGTTTGTTCATACTCTACTGGGATGCAGCCGCACCAAAGGGTTATAAAGGACCTCACATTAAAATGAATTGTGCCCTACCCGGGTTTACATATTCTGTAACTGACAAACGATATGAGACCTATGAGGATGCTAAAGAGGAGGCAAGAAAGATACTCAGAAAGCATGTTAAGAAACTCTTATACAAAAGAAGAGGTAATAATGTACTATGATACAAATTGTCCCCATCTTGAGATAGCAGCATGTTGTATTCCAGTTTGTATTAGATACAGTAGTGGAAGTGGTAAGCAGGTACTTAAATATGATACAAGACAAGGGGTAGCTCGTATCTATAAGTGTAAGCAATGTATTGAAGATAGGAAGAAGGCAGAAGAGATAGCCAGGTTGAAGAAGAAAGAAGAGAATGAATTCCTACGCAGAGAAAATGGATTCGTAGCGAAGGATAGAGAGAAGGCAAATAAACCATCACCTAACATAAATAAGAGGAAGAAAGCAAAGAGGAAGGCAGTACGATTGGCCAGGAGGAGGGCTAGGTGACAGAACAAGAAATTGCTTTTTATGAATTGCAAAGGATCAAATGTGAATGTGGTGGATTCTTCATCTGCACCTATGAAACAAAGTATACAGGTGAGGTTGAATGTCAAGAGTGTCATAAAAGAAGGAGAATAGATAATGCATCCAGTAGCAAAGAAACTTAGGGAATATGGAAAGAATCCCTGTAACTACTGCAGTAACAGCGGTAAGCTATGTGGACATTGTGAATATCTCGATTGCTTCTCTCCTGCCCAGAATCCCGATATTCATAGATCACCTAAAAACAAAAAGAAGATTAAATCATAGGTGCCTGAATGACTCTTTGCTGGGTACATTTAATTTCTAGACTTGACTAGTAGGAAACCTTAACAATAAAACTCAACGATCAATTAGGAGGAGGCATAAATGAGCTGGGGAGAAAGAACATGTAAAGGCCCATTCGAGTGGTGTAATCCAGAGATGCATACATGTAATGTACATTGTCCACATTACATTTCTAAGGATTCAGATCAGGTTCCAGAACCACCACCTAAGGGGGATCCAGCATCAAAAACAAATAGGAAACAGGCACTGGCTCTAATGTCTGCATTGGCAGGTATGGGTCAACATAGGAACCTGAGAGAGGAACAGGCACTAGGGAAGATGTCAGAGTTCATGGGTGGATTGGGATATAGCATGAACGACCAGCCTAACGAAAGGGGTATAGTTGGAAAGGGTAGGTGTGGGGATAAGAAGAAGAAAGCAAAGAGGAAGGCAGCAAAGAAAGCACGAAAAAGAAATAGGAGGTGATGATGGAACTGGAACATTACTACATCTGTACAACTTGCGAATGGTTCTGTGGGATGTGTGCAAAGCATAAGGATCTACTACCGGTCAACTGTCCTATCTTTCCAGATAGAAAAACAGAGTTTGGAATTCTTCCAATAGGATCTGATCCTGTTATCTGGGCAAGAAAGAGATTCCTGGAAAAGGTTACAAAGGCAAGAGCGATGAAGGATGGGGGAGTTAATGACTGACGGTGAAAGACTAGAAGTTTATAAGACCATACTGGATGCTATGGTTGAGATTAGAAAAGCTTCAGTTTCCCGGTATGCCATTGAAAGACCCGACCTAGTGTCCTATGGTTCGTTAGCTAAAACTGCCTATGGTAAATTTTGTGACTGGACTAGGTACTATGAAAGAATAAAGGATGGTGACTAATGGGAGTAGCATACGTAACCTGGGAGAATCATTTGAAGGCGGTAGGACAAGTATTCGTACAAGGATTCCTAAGTGGAATCATAGCTACATGTATAATTTTGGTATCATACTGGTTCTTCAGGAGGAAACAATGAAACGGAATAAGGTCTGGTTGTATATGGAGATAGGGTTCATTCCATTAGGAGTGGTGATTCTAATTCTCTTTTTACTAATACAACACTGACACATGGGGGTGTCGCCAAGTGGTTAAGGCACAGGACTTTGACTCCTGCATCGTAGGTTCGACTCCTGCCACCCCTGCCATATTATACTAGGAGGACACAATGAGCATTGATAAGAAGGGTGATAGAATCTGTGATCTATGTGGGGATGAGATCGCGAAATCTGTAGGTTCTGATAACAACGGGGTGATGGTACTTGTGGAACTCAGGGATGCTAAAACTGGTGATCTCATCAAGGGATCCAAATGTTTGCATGATGATATCTGTGACCATTGTCGTGATAAGATCATGACAGATTGTAAGAAGGCAATGCTGTGGCAGGAAGCACATAATAACTATTACAAGAAACTGGACAAATCACAATGTTGCTTCGGAGTAGCACAGTTTGGTAAGGAATCAACAACGGCCGAAAGCGGATTTGATCCATGTATGGGTTTATTCCTACCACCTGAGGAGAAAACAAGAGAACCATTAACGATTGAAGAGTACAGTAACACAATGAGAGACCTCGCTGACTACCCAATAGTTTTCAGAGAATACCCGATGATTGGGTTGGTTGGTGAGTTCGGTGAGTTACTCAATCAGTATAAGAAGATATACAGGGACGACAACAATACTCTAACAGAAGAACGAAAGAATAAGATGATCACAGAGATGGGTGGTATGCTATGGTACATAAATGAAATCCTCTGGAATCAAGGATTAAAATTATGGCAATTCTCCCAGTATCACTCTACTCCTGATGGTGAGGAAAATACAGTATACCTCAGTACTACCTTTGAGAGATATGAAGAACAACTGAAGCTTACCAGAACCTGGAAGATATCAAGTAACCTAGATTTTACTGGGCTATTGAAAGAAATACATACATTGCTTCATAGGCTCTGGGAGGAATATGATGATAGGGAGTTTACAGGGTGGGCATGTCTTGGTCTTCTACATAAGATGGCTGTATTCTGTGATCACTTTGATTTCTCGATAGCAGAGGTAGCAAGAGCGAATTATGACCAACTAATATCCAGAAGGAAGAAGGGTACACTACACGGTGATCAGAGAGGAGATGATTAGTAGTATGAACAAGGGATTTATTGATATTGGTGAATACTTCGATTCCGTGAAACAATTACAAGAGGCTTACACACAACAACGACTCCTACTCCAGAATCTGTATAAATCATCTAATAATGTAAGATCAATGATAGCCCAGGAAAAGATCGGTTGTCCTGGTTGGTCGAGAACGGTGAAAGACTGGAAGGAGTCACTGAAAGCTGTTAAGGATTATGCAAATGAGCAGAAGAATAAATCTGTACAGAGTTCATAATAAATGTACCTGTCCATTCTGCCATCTGAAGATGGTGGCCGTCTTTGGTAAGTTTGATAAACTAGTGGGTCGTTATGGCCCTCCGTGTAAACATTTTGATTATGTGATCAAAGGAAAACACTTGTTTAGGTCGGGCTTCAGAACTGGGTACAAATTTGTCTTTTCAAATATAATCGAATATGAATCAGCAGATGACCTAATAGCATAGGAGGAAATGGTGGGTGATACGAATTACTGTAAAGAATTGGGTGGTATCTTCATTAAACCATACGTGATCATTTCAGCTAGAAAGTTTACAGATGTTGAGAAGGTTGTGAACTTTGGTATCGAAAAAGGATATGTACCCCAGGGTGGTGTATCTCTTTCTGGTTCTGGTTGGTATACGCAGGCAATGTATAAATACTCTGGTGAATCATTTGGTAATCCGGAGTTCTCAGTAGAGACCGCAACAGGTCCTGATCGAACGATAGAAACTATAACCTTCTCAATAGAATTGCATCATGATAAGGATTTCAAGTATGATGATCAACCCGGTTTTGAAAAGACATTGCAGAAGGCCCTGGACAAAGCTGGAACAACAATGATGAGAATCTATAAGAAAAGAAAGAAGGAAAGAGAGGAGTCATAGGAAGAATGGATATTAAAGAGAGAGCACTTATTCTGGGAGTGGATTTCGACGGAACACTATGTAGTAATGAATGGCCAAACATTGGAGAACCGAATAGACCGTTAATCAGTCAACTGAAGGTGTTGAAGCGGAGAGGAACCCAACTCATTCTATTTACATGTAGAGAAGGGCAGTCTCTTGTTGATGCAGTAATGTGGTGTAAGAATCAGGGTCTCACTTTTGATGCAGTGAATGAGAACACACAACATATCAAGGATCTGTTTGCTGGAGATGAAGGTAGAAAACCATACGCTGATATCTACATTGATGATAGAGCGATGTCACCAGACCAGGCTATCAATACGTTTGGTTCATTGATACAATTTCATTCTGATGATGATACGGAAGCTACCTAGTTTTAATTCAGTTGGTACCTGGTGAAAAATTTCTTATATGGAGGTGTTCATAGGATAGTTCCATTCGGTCCCTGGTAATTTTCAAACTGTTTAAGTCATTCTTTATATATGGTATAATATATATGATAATACCATAGATTCATTGGATTTCAGTAAAACACAGAATAAGCAGATTCTTCATTCGAAGTTCTGTTATACCTGTGTCTATCACCTTGTTAGTATTGAGGTGTGCATAAGATCATAAGCTGTTGTTGTAGCTACGGTTTCCCTGAAGGTTGATTCCTCAAGGTGGCTCCTGAGCATGGCATTGTCAACCATTCGCTATTAACCCTCAGGTTTTAGCTTCAATAGCCAACCCGCTGGTATTCCCCAGAGTACCCGGATAAGTCATAAACCTCCTTAATTATGACGACCTCCCCGGTCAAATCTATGCACATCTCCATACTAACAAGGTCCTTTCATTACATTCATTGGGCATTCGCCCACATTAAATCCCCATTAAACATTTTCCGAACATTAATTGAGGTGTAAAATAATGAGTAGAGGTAGAGGTTTTTCAGGCTTCTTCCGAGGCCTAAAAGAGAAGTTGTTCGTGGATAGAGCTCCTAAGAAAGAGGATCAACATCCACAGGGTCCACCACCGTCCATTCCAAAATTTGACAATATCATGCAACAGGTTCAGTCCTACCTTGGAATTGAGTATGGACGTGAACACCTCTACAAAGAGTATGATAGGATGTTGGAAGATTCTATTATCTCCTCAGCGTTAGAGTTATATGCAGAGGAAGCAACACAGATTAGTTATGAAACTGGCAAATCCTTTTGGATCGTGTCAGATAACGAATTTCTCTGTGGAGAGTTTGAACAATTCTGTAGACGCCTCAATTTATATGAAGTTCTCCCAGATGTTTGTTATAATGGTTGTCTCTACGGGGATATGTTCGTTGAGATCTTTTACGGAGATGACAATAGAGGAATCGAATTCATCGATACTCAAATTCATCCAGGCGATGTTTCGAAAGCATCCATAGGTAACTATGTTCTGGGTTATCACTACGATGGTCAGTTCTATGCTGCCAGAGACTTCTATCACTACAAACTTCCATTCTCAAAACCTAAGAAGAAAGATTACTGGAACTTTGTGCAGTTTGATTGGAGGGGAAAGAAGTACAAGGTAAAGGCTGACTATGGTGTATCTGTTCTTGATAATGCTAGGAAGATATACAAAGTATTGAATCTCCTCGAGATCATAATGGTGATTGCACGTATTACACGATCACCAATGAAAGAGGTCATCGGTGTTAACTGTACAGGTTTAACTCCTACGGACGCTAAAGATTTAGTAGCAGAGATGAAAGAAGCTTTTGCTACAGATGACTTCATAAATCTTAATGATCCTAAAACCTTTGATCAGCAGTCGAAACAATTCGATATGATCAGAAGGGTATTTGTTCCCATCTTTGAAGAGAAGGGAAACCTCAATGTAACCACCCTTGGTGGTGAAGCAGATGTTCGTGAAATCGTTGACATTGAATACTTCAGAAGTAAACTATACGGAGCACTTCGTACACCGAAGGCTTTCCTAGGTCTTGAAGAAACTCTACCTGGTGGTATTGGAGAATCATCACTTACTAGGTTAGAGATCAGATTTGCTAAGGCTGTCAAAAGAGTTCAATCCTGCAATCGCAAATTCCTACGTGATCTATTTGTTCTCCATCTTTATGCTATTGGTAAAGGTCATCTCAGAAATGATTTTGATATCCAGATGGCTACCATATCTACCGCTGAGGATGAGGAAAGGAAGTCTGCACTTATTAGTTCTCTAGAAGCAGCATCATCAACATTAGGACTCCTTACAGAGTTGGGATTGGTAGATGAAGAAACTGCTGAGGTAAAGAAGGTTGATCTCATTAAGGTCATCAATGCTATGTTCCTTAAGATTCCAGGTTTTGATGAACTGTTGAAATCCATAGAGAAGACGAGGACTGAATTGGAACAGGAGAAGGCTGAGGCAGAAGCTGAGGGTGGAAGTGAACCTGTTGAATCTAGGAAACCTAAATCTAAACTACATGAACGTAGGGAAAGGGAGAAGCAGATTGATACTGCCATCGAGGAAGTTATCTTTCATTGGAATCGTAGGGATCAATACATAGGTGAGACGAAATTTGTTTTGAAGAAGAGTGAGCTGGGTCTCATTGATAAATATATAGCGATGGGGGTTGTTACTGAAGTAACTGCAGATGATCACCAGAAAGCAAAGGCTGCCTCTCACGGTGGTAGATTACGCCAACTTCGTGAACAACGCGATGCAAAGAAATCTCAAATAATATAATAAGGAGAGGAGTAAAACAATGTCAGGTCTCAACGCAGTTCGAACAATGAAGTATACTGATTCCTTTACTATGAACCAGAAGGTGAGGGAGGCAAGGAACTCCATTAAAGAGGAGCTGATTAAAATAGAAAGAGTCAGTAGGAATCTACGGGGTCTCAATATTCATAAGCTTGCTAGATCTATCTCTGAGATGGAAATGAACCTCCAGAAACTGAAGATGATAGAGAGAACAGCCAGAAAGAAGAATCTCGGTGAATCACGATCTAATGTGAAGAAGACCCAGGATGCCATTGAACTAACTGTAACGAAGATGACCAATGAACTCCAGAATGCATATGGTGATATCAGCTTCGATAAGAACCAGGATGCTGAGTCCCATCTAAACCAAGCAATTAAAGCCTGTGATGCATTGAAGGCATATATAAATAACTTGAAGAGGTTGGTGAGATGAGTAATCTACTGAAAGAATGTCTGAGCAACACTGGAGCAATCAATGAAGCAGAAGATAATATCCGTGGCGGGTCAGTTTTAATGTTGGATGTTAAGGATTTCATTGAGACCGAGATTGCACCTAAGTATAAGCTTCGGAGTGAGGGTGAGAATCTCTTTGCCGGTGGTCCTTCATTTGCTAATCAAAAGTATAGGAGTATTAAAGATGCTCAATACGTGGTAGATGAGATAGTTGCTGATCTTACTGATGAGTTTGGTTCTGAAATAGTTGATACCCGGGTTGAGGAAGAGGATGGATATTATACCATTATCTTAGATTTTGGGGAGGCTGAGCAACACAGATCTGGATCTAAAGGCAAACAAATTAAAGTGCAAGCTGGGAGTATGACTAGACCTAGCTATTCCAAAAGTATGAAACCCGTTAGGAGGGGTAGGAAGGGATACTACTTTGTACGTATACTAGTATCGTTGTCCCCAGAGGATTTTAATGCCTGATCCCACTATTTTAATAGATGGTGAAGAAAAGAACTTCGTTGAAGTGGTTGATAATGCATTGAAGAGAATAGGTTGCTCATATGAGGTCCAAGGTGAATTTGAATCCACTGAAATGGAGGATGATCAGGAATCGCTAACAGATGAACAGATTGAGAACAAGGAAAAGATTCGTCCAGCTATACTGGATGGGATCTTATAAACAATAAGGAGGATAACAATGTCTGATCTTTTAAGGGAATCTGTAGAGAACACAAGATTTATGAGGGAACGGAAACAGAGTCAGGTTAACGAGGGTGAGTACAAGAATCTAAAACGACCCTTCCCCCCTGAAGTGGAAACTTTCATGGATGCTTTCTATTCTGACAGCTCATGGGGGTCTGATAATGATTGGGGAGAAGAAGAAGATCTGAAATTCATAAATGGTGAGGAATCTCCTTTTGCTGAAGCTGGCCTAGAGATTAAGAGCTGGGAGAAGATTTTTTCTAAGCGTTTCAGTGTATCTGATGAATATGATGACGAGCTTTCTACCAGTGGGGTTCTTTTAGAGGTTGAGGGAGATGGAAAGACTTTTTCAATAGCTATAGTGTACGTAATGCAAGAGGGTGATGAAAGAATTGATGGAGAATGGTTACCATATGAAGTGACATCATCAGTACAATCAGCTAAGGCCGACCTACAGAAAATGGGAAATGCTAAGACCGAAGAGGCCTACTGGGATGCTTGGAGTAAGTTCGTAGATAAGAATACAAATAGCAAAACGCTGGGAATCTAAGAGTATAACAATGTCTGATCTTTTAAGAGAATCTGTAGAGAACACGGGGTTCATGAAGAAAAGGAAACAGAGTCAGGTTAATGAGGCTATGGATGATCCCAATACTATCGGCGTATCATTTGGTACAGATGAGAAAGCTATGAAAGCTTATCTAACCACGCTGAACAAAGTATTAAATTTAGGTGTTCCGCCTGAGAACATAAGTTCAAGTGTTGCATCCGCTGATGATATAGATACCTGGTTGGAAATGGATCCATGGGGATCTGCTGACGATGTCATTGAAGCAGCCAAAAAGTTGGACGTAGCAAGGAGTTTTTCATTCCTTGACGGAAATCATGCTGATATCGCTGAAACACCCGTAGAGGATCTGGATCTAACGGATATTCAGTTCTATGTAGCCTTTGATGCTCCATTCATGAAGGGTTTTATGGTATGGTTAGCGAAACAGTTCGGAGGAATGAACCTATCAGATTCTCCAAGTCTCTTTACTGTATCAAGCTACGGTGGATATGATGATCCATTCGTGATGGATGTATCGGTGAAGGGTGATGAGCAGAGAGCACAGATTATAGACGCTATTGAGGCAGCATCAAAGGCCGGGTTTCCAGTATCAGTAGAGAATATGGGCCTCATGAAGGAAAGGAAACGAAGACCAGTGAGAGAGAAGTATGATCCCGATGATGAGATAGGTGCACTGGGCTCATGTCAGTATAATGATATCGCTGATGAACTAACTTTCTTGCTCCAAACTGATCCTGATCCTAAGAAACCGGTCACAGATGTTGAGTATGATGAGGCAGGAGCCTTCAAACCCCCTAAACAAAAAGCTTCTCTGCAGGATGCTTTGAAGACCATCGGTGAGATCTTGTTGGAACAATACAATGAGGAAGACTACGATGAAGAGGACGTTGAGGCTGCCCGTGAATTTGTGCCTAAGATGAAGATCCTGGATGACTACTTCGAATTCTGTAGAAATGACGCCTGGGATCTTTGGTCAGCGTTACCAGATGCAATCGAAGCCTGTTACCCGAGTGTTACTGATCCGCCAGAAGGTGGTTCAGAGGCAGGTTACTTTTGCTGGCTTATGCTGAAGGACGGTTTTGTAAAGAGTCCTGATGCATTTGCTGATTTTGATACCTAATTCCAAAGAATGATTTTCGATTATATTAAATATTTTGTTCCCACAACTTCATCAGGAGGAAAAGATGTCGAAAACAAAGAAGAAATCCAACACCAGAAGAAAGAACCGTCAGGCCGAAAGGAAGACGAGGGTGCTGGAACAGAAGCAGGAACGTAGGAAAAAACGTTCATTGAAGGAACAATCCGAGGAGGATCTCGGTGGGATCATGAAACAAAAGGTTCTATCCTTTCTACGGAAGAATCCCAAACCTTCTGATGAAACTGTTCATACCTGGGCTACGAGTCAAGGGTATGAGTACGAAGAGGTTGAAGAAATTATCTACTCCATAGCATCCACAATGGTTCAGAAGGTGGATCAACTTGAGGCCGAGAAGGCAGAATCTGAGAAGGCCACGAAGTCACAGGAGAAGGAACCTGAAAAGAAGAAAGAGAAGGAACCTGAAAAGAAGAAAGAGAAGGAACCTGAAAAGAAGAAAGAGAAGGAAAAGGTAGACAAGGAACCACAACCCGAACCCGATGCTGATGAGGATG